ATGTATACCCGCTACAGCCTCAGCCCGTCCCTCGGACGTACGTATGTCTATGATAACAAATATTACAAAAATTTAGGTCATGTCATCAAAAATGCCAAGCGTAAGCACGACCTGATCGAACGCGAGGCTGACGAGAGGGAACTCGATCACCTCGACAAGTACCTCGTGGCCGAGGATCCGTTCATGGGTCCGGGCAAAAACCAAAAGTTGACCCTCTTCAAAGAAATCCGTAATGTCAAACCCGACACCATGAAACTGATCGTCAACTGGAACGGCAGGGAGTTTCTGCGCGAAACTTGGACCCGTTTCATGGAGGACAGCTTCCCCATCGTCAACGATCAGGAGGTGATGGATGTGTTCCTCGTGGTTAACATGCGACCAACCCGTCCCAACCGTTGTTTCAGATTCCTCGCCCAGCACGCGCTCCGCTGCGATCCCGACTACGTGCCCCACGATGTGATCCGCATCGTTGAGCCTTCGTACGTCGGCACCAACAACGAGTACCGCATCAGTCTGGCCAAGAAGGGAGGCGGCTGTCCCGTGATGAACTTGCACGCCGAGTACACCACCTCGTTCGAGAGCTTCATCGACAAAGTCATCTGGTACAACTTCTACAAACCGATCGTGTACGTTGGAACCGATTCGGCCGAAGAGGAGGAAATCCTGCTTGAAGTCTCTCTCGTGTTCAAGATCAAAGAGTTCGCGCCCGACGCGCCTCTGTACACCGGCCCCGCGTACTAATTGATCGTTTTCCTCTATTATTCCACAGCTCAGGCTTGCGACACTGCGCCGCGCTGTCTTCTCAGCTCGAGCAGTTCGTCCAAGTAGTTGGTCAGTTCGGCGATCCGTTTGTCGTACTTTGTCGCCGGATCAATGTTGTCTAAGAATGCCTTGGCCCTGTCCAGGTCCTTGTCTTCGACGATGAAATATTCGAGAGCGCGAACGGTTTGATCTCGATCGGCCGCTGCGCCCGTTGCGATCGCGTTCGCAGTTTCGACGTCGGTGAAGATCATACTGTTCGTTGTGAAAAGGTGTTCGGCCTCTTCGATGGCCGTCGAAGCGCGTAGAAAGTGTTTGTTTCGAATGTATTTTTTTGCGTTTTTTAATTTTTGTAGTATCTCGCGCGAAACGTTCTCCACCGTTGGACTAATGGCGGCCAGTTGGCTCGTTCGTAAGACTTGAGCTTTAATGTTCACGCTATTGAAGCGATTGTTCACCTCTCGAACGGTCGCATCGCCGACCCTGTCCTCTTCGTCGGTGTCGGTCCAGCCGTCGTCGTCGACATCGTACCGGGTGGCCTCCGAGTCCGAGGACATGTGAACGGCCTGGTACCGTTTCTCTATGATGGATTTCATCGAAAGATCGTCCGAAGTCGATTCGATGGGTTTCTTCTTGCGAACCGGTTCGGTGAAGCGCAGTTTGGGTTTGTTTCGTATCGCTTCTAGGAGGGCTTCGCGTGGCGTTGAAACTCTTTCCGTCTGCACCGTTTTGGTTGGGGTTTTTTTGAGTTTGGGTTTCGCTCTAATTTCTTGCATCATCGCATCGACGTTGCTCTTTATAGGAGGCGGCGTAGGAGCCTGATCGGCGACGGATCGAAGTTTCGGTTTCGATCTGATCTCTTCCAGTAGTTTATTCTTCACGTTGACCGTCGTGATGTCGTACCGGTTATCGTCGGGTTCGTTCAGCACTAAAACTGGCGGCGGTGGAGGAGGCGGAGGCGGCGGTGGCGGTGGAGGCGGCGGAGACCCGCTTTCGACAGGCATCGGAGGAGGCGGCGGAGGCGGTGGAATCGGCTGCGGTGGTGGCGCTGGTATTTCGCTGGTCGTATACAACGAACCGGTTTGATCGGAAATCGTGTCGGAATAATAATTTTCCATCGTCGTCTCGACGACAGGCGACACTAGACGAACCGGTTCGATGGGTGTGATCCTGTTCGATTCGGGTTCGGCGGCATCGTCGAGCGTTTTGTCGAGACGCTTCATGACCTGTTCGACGGCCATCTCCTCCGCTCGCGATCGGTCCGCGTCGGACCGGATGATCTCGTCGACGGTCCTGTCGATCGTGGAAGCGGGCGGTTGAGATTTGAGCATGGCTAATATTTTTTCCAGATTGAAATTGATTTGGGAGACGTCGTGTTTGTTTAGAGCTATATTCGCCAGATCGATGTGTTTGCGCATGGCAAGTTGGTAGTCGGCATCGGATACATTATTAATAATCCTCTCGACCGTGTTTATCTTGCGTTGCAGGTTCGTGTCGATCGGCGGCGGAGGTGCCGGTGTTTGAGCGGCGACGGGTTCGTTCGAAACCAGCGCTCGATTGTCGTAGATCGCGTTCGACAATTGGAGCAGTTGCAGACAATCGGAAATGTCCAAATCGATCCTGACGCCGGCCCCGGCTGATGCGGTCAGCAGTTTGCGTTTCACTATCGGTACGGACGGTGTTAACAAACGTTGAAGCAACGACTCCAAGTGAACGGAATAATTATTTTTTTTTAAAAATTCATTTACAGTTTCGAAATTATTATAATTTTCATCGACCATCTCGAACGCGATGGACAACCACTTTGTCGAAGATTTCACAAACTTTTGCACAAATCTCAAACTGTACGACGATGTCAAACTGATCAGCGGAAAGTTCGGTAAAGTGTGTGTGGTCAAACACACGCCCACCAACAAACTGTTGGTGCGCAAAATTATCGATCAAAAGAACTATCGTCCTATCGAACCGATGGTTCATCACCTTATGAAGAACAACCAATACTTTGTCAACCTGTTCTATGCGGTGAGCACGCTGAAAGGCACCACTCTGATCCTGGACTACATTCCCGAGGGCGATCTGTTCGAGTACGTCAAGACCAACGGTTCGCTGAGCGAGGCGGAAACTCGTAGTATTGTTCGTCAAACGGCATCCGCCCTGAACAGTCTGCACGCGTACAACATCATCCATAACGACATCAAGCTCGAGAACATTCTCTACACGCGTCTGAAGAGGATCGTCGTGTGCGACTACGGCCTGTGCAAGATCCGCGGCACCGAGTCCGAACAGGACGGAACAGTCGACTACTATTCGCCCGAGAAGATTAAAATGTACGACTACGAAGAGAGCATGGACTGGTGGGCTCTGGGCATAATGACATACGAACTGGCCACCGCTCACCATCCGTTCAAAGTGGACAAGGACGAGATCCTCGACGTGGAAGTGTTGAATAAACGCATAGCGAAACGGTTCGTGGCGATCCGTAAAGCCAGCGACAGGATCAATAGTTTTGTCAATCAAATGCTTGAACCTGCCTATAAACATCGATTGCGCCGATACTCGGACGTTATCAACCATCCTTTCGTGAATCAAAGTACTTTTGACTAGATTTTTCTTTGTGTGTAAAGTTGTGTGTGTGTGTATGTGTGTGCCTATAGTTGTTAGGATTTTGAGGGATAAAGTCAAATAAAAACCAAATGCTCAATTAAAATGGTATATTGTATTTTTAATCTTTAATGACAAGTTTAGACATTTTTGTCTCGATGTCCTCTCGTATCACAGTCAAACGTTTAATTTCAGTCGATACATCATCATTGTACGTGTCCAATACTAAATGGTGTCTATCCAAATTTAAGTCGAAATAATGAATTAAAGCCCTAATATAACGTTCGTGTTCGGCAAGTTCTTCTGGTTGATCCATCAGCGTGATATAACTATTGATCATTCTTTTAAATTGCTTTATATTATGAGTATCTTTAAAGTATTTGAACAGACCGAACATGAACCAATTACAAACTTCTAATTTCAATACATTGTCTTGAACGTAGTCTTTGATGACGTTGCCCGCGTTGATCTTCATCTTCTCCGGAACCGACTCGTACAGTCTGGGTTCGATCTCGCTCCGACGAACTAGACCGAAGTAGCATTGTTCGATGTCGTCCAGCTGACCCGCCAACGCTTGCATCTTTGAATGGAGCTCGGAGGACACGGTGCTGAACGGCTGTGCGGTCGCAGTTAGAAACTGTTCCGCACTCAGATTGTTAAACTGACTAAGCGCACAGTATGTGCGGTAGCGCAACCAATCTGTATATATTATCTTCTCAACAAAGTTCATGGCTGTGTGTGTGCTTGCGTGTAGAGCAGTTGAATGTTAGTGATGTGATGTGTTATCGTGTCGTGAATTATATACTTTAAATCTATTGACCTCGACTTGATATCTAATTAATTTGTGTGTTTGTGTGTTATCAGTGTACGTTAGAGAGAGATTGTGTAGGTTTTAGGTTAAGAGATAAGATAAGAAAACACAATTGTTTTATAAATTTATAATTTTAATTAAAATATATACAATACAACAGACAGTATTTTATTCAGCAACTGCAGCATCAGATGATGTGTCGATGACACCGGATAAAGGCCATGTCTTCCATTTCGTTGTGCTACGTATCGAAGGAAGTGGAAGACACGTCCCGACCCAGTGTCGTCTTTTTTCTTCGGGAAACAAGAGGAGACTGAGAAGGCGGCGCGGCATTTTTTTTTAACTTCTTAACTGATAGTAATAAATTACTTATACATACTCATACAGTACAAATTAAACATATATATTTATTTACATAACACATTCAATAGAAAGGTAAGAGACAACACAATGAGACAAAGAAAACCACTCATAAAATAATACACACAATTTTATTAGAGTTTAAAACAAAGGATTACATGGTTAATTATACAAGTTTATTAAACAACTTAGACTAAACAGGTTACAAAGGTTAAACTTTATTGAATACAATTTAAAGGTTACAAGGGTTAAAGTTTATTGAATACAAGATTAATTTTATTGGTTAACAATATAATTGGGTATACATGTTATATATTACACATTTTTATTACATTTGATTATCGAATACATGGCAAGAGTCCTGTGGACCAAGTCTAATAAAGGGTTTGTTGACGTCACCACCCGTGGGCGAAGTAATGACGGTAGTTGAAATGGGAGACATGGCACTGGCGCCAGTGGTTGAAATGGGAGACATGGCAGCAGGAGCCGAAGCCGGTGGAGGAGGACTCAAGTCATTAAGTAGATTGTCAATGAACTCGGCATCTATAGATGGGTCAGCTGGTGGAGCGTCAGCTGGTGGAGCGTCAGCTGGAGGAGTGTCAGCTGGAGGAGCGTCAACTGGAGGAGTATCAGCAACTGGAGCAGGGTTCTCATCCTCTTTAGGAGGCAACAATTGCTCAAGTTTAATACTGTTACGTAACTTACAGACGCGTGAGCCATACAAAGGCAGAGAATTGGTCTGAATGAAAGTGGCCATTTTAATAATGTTGGGATCGGTAAACTCGGTCTTAATACCGACCTTTTCAATGCACTGCTGCTCAACGTTGGCCACATAGAGGAAGCCCTTGGGGATTAGGACGTCTTTAACGTCTATATCTTTATTACCACGTTTGCAACTAACAAATACTACGTCATCATCGTCTTCAGCGACGGGTGTCACAATAGCTTTAGTAATGCCCTTTTCGTCAACATTAACATTCTCATCGTTAGCGTCCCTATTGGCTTTAGCTAGATAATAGTTGTTGACAATTTCGGTGTTATGAACCATCTCCTGTTTGATGGCTAAATTCTCAAAGAACTCAGGATTGCAAGGCAAGCTAACGTTAGGCTCATCGTTAAACTGTACATTAGAATCAATGACTGGTGCTGGAATAGCATCGGCCGGAGGAGCATCAACAGTCAAGGGAGCAGGTGGCTGAGTGTCAGCGGTAGTTGGGAGCGGAGTATTTGGCCGAGTGTCTGCATTATAGACAGAGTCGGGAGTAGGGGGCTGAGTCTCGGCCTCAAATATATTACCAGGGAACAAGTCAACAGTCTGAACTATATCAACTTCAGCCCTACACACTGCAACGTTAAGGTCGCCATGATACGGATCGTATTCATCATCGCTATCGCTATGATCAGAGTTCTCATCGTCGTCTGAATCGCCAATGTTAATAACACAAGTGGAATCGATGGGAACGTCTTTAAATTTGGCTATACGCTCAGAGTCCCAAACGGGCTCAACTTTAATAGTTTTAACGGGAGGCACAACTTCCTCCTCGTCGCTACTGCTAAGTACTCTACGCTTGCGAAGATTAGAAGACTGATCATTAGCGGTAGCGCTAGACACAACAGTTTCAGACTTATTGCTAGTACTCTTGTCAGACGGTTTGAAGGACAATTTTGACTGTTTGGACTTGGACGATGCTGAGGCTTTGGTCGGAGTCTTGGGCTCAGGAGTCTTGGACTTAGACTTAGTGACGTCAGAGGACTTGGATGAGTCAGAGTCTTTGGACTTTTTAAATTTCTTAGAAGGATGATTTTTAGACTTTGCAATAAAAACAGGCTTGTTAGAAGGCTTGGAATTAGAGGCGTGGGCAACAACGCTAACAGACGGTGGAGTTGGTGGTGCTGCAACTACAGCAGAAGAAGTAGAAGGAGTAGTCAACTCACACACAGGCTCAAACACAGGTGGTGACGTCACAGAGGACGATGGAAGCTCAGTCATAGAGTTGGAACGCTTGATCAGAGACATGTTACGAGTCATGACGTAGTTAATGTTGATGACGTTAGCGTCGGGCACAAACATCTGGTCCTCTTTGCAAACGGGACACTGATAGGGAACTTTAAGATACTCGGCAGTGTGCATGGCATCATAGATACAATCGACACAGAAGGTGTGAGAGCAGCTCATGAGATGGGTGCTCTGAGCACCACCACACTTGCTGCAAGTCTTGAATTTAACGTCAATGTTGTGCATGCGCAAAAACTGCATGTTAGCCTCGAGCCAGATGGAAACCTTGGCATTGAGATCGGTCAATTGGGTGGCAAGGGCGGGGATCAAAAGATGCTCAAAGATATAGGTGTCGTTACGCAAAGCCTCATCGTCGCGAAAGTCGCGAAAGTAGTCACAGTCACTGGTCAATTGGCTCTGTTTAATCTGATAGCCTAGCTGGAGTGCCAAAGCGCAAATGTCCTGTTCGGACCTACGATTCTGACTAATTTCCATCAAAAACTGTTTGACAAGAGTATAGTACACGTTATTGCCTAGCTTACGGTTATTATCGTTAACGGTCTCGTGCATCTTCATCAAGACGAGTTCAGCAACACGCTGCTTGGTATACAGAGTGAGGATCTCCTCGCACAGTTTAACTTCGGTCGTGTTCATACGGTGCATGTCAATGCTCCGCTTAAACTCGACCAGCAATTCACTGAAGAATGCATGCTCGCTCTTGTTGTAATTGATGCGCAAGACTTTGGTCTTGTTATTATAATTGCCAATCATATGGTTATGGTAAAAGTTATTCTTATGACGCAAATACAGCTCGATGCGTTTGGTGGTGTCGCTGCCCTCAAAGCGCAAAGTAAAGTCTTTGATCAACATGATGATGACGTCAGCAACACAGCGTTACAGCAAACACTGTTAAAATTTTACTTGTGTTAAAATAATGAAAAAAAACACAAGTCCAGCTACGTCACAGATAGGCCAACACAAATTAAATACAAGTGTATCGAAACACGGCCAAAAAAAAACACAAGTCTAAACACAAATTAAATGCAAGTGTATCGAAACACTCGATAATACGGGCGCAGAGTATAAGCACAGTATAAAACACAAGTTAAAACACAAGTCTAAAAGCCAATAAACTGAAAAAAAAAACACAAGTCCAGATACGTCACAAGTGTATCGAAACACTCGACAATAATACAAGTCAATAGAATAGTCAATAGAATAGCTGAAAAAAAAACACAAGTCCAGATACGTCATACAAGTGTATCGAAACACTTGGAAATACACACACATATATACAAGGCAATATACAAGTCAAAAATCAATACAAAAGCTGAAAAAAACACAAGTCCAGATACGTCACAATGACGTCACACATGTACGAGTGTATCGAAACACAAGTCCTGGACACAGCTGTAAAAAAAAAACACAAGTCCAATGGAAATATGTGAAAAAAATACAAGTCCATAAGTGTATCGAAACACTTGTAAAAAAATAGACACCAATCAATTAAGGGACTTGCAAAAAAAATAAAAGACTTACCAATAAAACGATGACTCAGCACACAGCACAGCAGCAGCACAGCACTGAAGCAACAGGATGGAGCGGTGTCGACACAGGGCACAGCAATGAGTCCGCGTACGAACGGTTCGTCTTTATATACCGGGCCAGATCGTATCGAACTTTGCGGTGGGGGAACAAACATTGCTATCGGCATCCTCGCGCTAAGCCCCTCATAATCCGATAAGCACTCGCCGATAAAACAATAACAGTGTTATCTGCGTCCGCCTAATAACCCGATAACGACCTGATAAAACAATAACAGTGTTATCTGCGTCCGCCTAATAACCCGATAAAATAATAACACTATAAGCCGATAAGCAGGGCCGGCGACATGCCTAGTCTCACGTCCACTGGGTATCACGTGACCTTGACGTGCTCATGGGCTGCAATCGAGCTCGACTTTTTTTGCAGTGCAAAAATGTGCTCTGTGTCGTAGTATATAGGTAGCATATCGTACAGTGTAGACTTTGCTAGTTAAAAAGTCTTCGAATCGAACTATTCCACTGTATATAGGCTCTGATTTTTTATCGTCTTTTTTTGCACTACAAAAAAGTTCAATCATCGTTGTGACGTCACGATACGTCATGACTTTTGATAAGTAACTATATAAGTTTAGAACTGCTTGCAGATAAGCCCTTATCAGTGTGTGACAAATCCCCTCCACGATAACGCGCGCAATTAAGATAACAGTAGTATAAAATTACACGGACCGTTGGCTGTGACACATATCATGATTGTCTCGACACGACCTGTTTCCGGTCATTGTCAACTGTCTGATAGTGAGTGTTTTTTTTTAATTTTTTTAAAATTTTGATTTTTGATTTTTGATTTTTTTTTGATTTTTTTTGATTTTTTCTAAAAATTTTGATTTTTTTTACAGATAAACAATTGGAGTTTGCGGTTGAACCGGCAACGTCAACAAAGTGAGTGTTTTGCAATTGTTATTGTTGTAACTAACACCAGTAATTAGTAAATATTATTGTTACGTATTATTTATATTTATTTATGTTATTTATTTTTGTTGTAGTATCATGGCTTTTCCTTCCTCTTCTGCTGTGCACGATTCTTCCTCTGGGGCGGCCGTGGGACTTCAACCGACATGGTCGCAAATGAAGCAATATGTTTTGGCCGATATGCGCAAGCCACGCTATTACAAATTGGTCACAAACTCTGACAAATATCTGGGTCCGATCATTTTTCACTATTTGTACAAGTATCACTTCTATAACGTCGATTGGTTCTTCGAAGAGTACGAAAGCGTTCTGTTAGAGGCGAGACCTGTGAGCTCGACGCGTTTCTTTATCGACTACGGCCGAAATAACTATGTGAAACTATGCAATAGCTCGGGCACTCCTTTTATACGTCATATTTTGCAAGTTTTGAGTTTTAAAATGTACGAATGTCTAGTTCATCTGTCCAATAACCACGTAATAGGCTTGGAAGACTACATGTTTTTCTACGATGAGTACAATTTTAAGGAATTAGAATCCAGACTAAACGTTTTTATGCCCAAGTTGTTTAAAAGTGGAGAAGTTTTCAGCATTGCTTTGTGGTACGCCAAAAGAAATTTTAAAGCTTCGAACAATTACGGCGGATTCGCTATGCCCACACAAACCGTCACCAGACTTGAACCCCTCAAAATACCCGAACCTGTTGTTCTCGAACCCGTGCGGTCGCCTCTGTCGATGCCCTCGCTCGAAACGATGCCCCTGCCTATTAAAGTGCCTAGTAAAACGAACTACGACACCACCGTTTCCCTTGTACCGGTCGCCAATGATCCTCCCGAACCAAATTTCAAGCCTGTTGTCGCTAATAATGTTTTGAAGCCAAAGTCTCGTTTGATCAACAAATACTATGGCAACGGTTGTCGTTTCGATACAACGGTCACCGTCTCTTGTCCTTCTACTTCCAACTTCTCCGATTTTAAAGTGCCCAAGCCTCCTGTGCCCAAACTAAAAAATATTGAGCCTAAGCCTCCTGTGCCTAAATTGAAAATTATTAAGCCTAAACCTTCTGTGTCCAAATGTCCTGTTGCCAATACTGTTAAAGTACCGCTAGTTTTGTTGCAAAGATGCGACTCTATTGTTAAAGACTCCTCGGCCACGACTTCCATTTCCGACATAGCGAGCAGGCGACTCGACAAGTATAAACGCTACTTTAATGCGGTACAGAAATCCAAGTTCGTAGAACACATTCAAACGTACATTAAAATGTACAACGAGTATTTGGCCTGTCAGGATGTGGAGATGCGTGTTCGACTTGTCAAGTTGGTCTACGTCAGTTGTCGTCAATACGTGAATGTTATAGAATATGCTTTGAAAAATGGCGTAAATTTGTGCTCTAACCAATGTAACCACTAATAAATACTAACTCTCTACTAACTTTGCATGTTTTCTTTTACACACACACTAACCCTATTAACCATATACTTGCTCATACAGACCGATTATTTGAAAGGAACGTCTGTCCTAACACACACAAGTATAAGATTCAAATTGACTAAACTTTGAAATGCTTTACATATAGATGTCGAGCGTTGCTTCGATCAAGCTGTCGCAAGTGCTCAAAGACATACGAGAAATGGAAGAATATGACGCGTATCACACTGCAACGAAACGGTCGCGGACCGATCACGATGTGAGTAACGAAACATCTATAGTGCATGATAAAGCATCCTCGAAACAGCATGCCGACGACCAACGCATTCTATCGAATTTCCTCTTCGCCCAAATGCACAGCGACGACATCAGAACGAACTCGAAGGCTCAGGCCACTGTCAAAACGGCCGCCTTCAAAATAGTCGAGCAGAACTACTGCAAAAAATACAATTGCGAACCGTTCGCCGACAAATCGCCATTGCGCTATAGTAGCGACTTTGACGAAAACGTTCTATTGGGCGAGGACGCTTGCCATCATCATTTGATCAAAGACATCAATAGGCTGTCGCGAGTCATGGAGAACCTGTACCAAATAGAACTCTACAAATTAAACTATTTCGTTTTCATTCCGTACTTGAAACAATTGCTAGCCATACTGAACTTGTTCGTTAACGATGCGTGCTGCAAAAAATACACACGAATCGCCAAAGACATTCTAGAGGTCAGTTTGAAACGCAGCCAAGAACAATTGGATTGCGTGCAACGCATAACTAAAACCGTTCAAGTCATGAACGTTTTCCTCGAAACGCCTCTGTACGAGTGCGGCATATGTACCGAAGCGTCCACCGAGGCGACATTCCTCAAACCGAACGAATGTTGCGGCTTTAAAATCTGCAACGTTTGCTACGCCAACATGTGGAAGTTCTCCAAGAGTGCCGTCCATCCTGTTTGCCCGGTGTGCAAGACCAGTTACCGATCCGACAACAAACCGTTCAGCCAACCCATCCTGTTCAACAGTTAACATAAGCAAGCTCCGCGAATCGCGGACCTTGATGAGTCATCCTAAAAATAACACAATCTCAAGGATTGAACACTCACAAAAGCCTAATCTCAACCTAATTACGTGATAAAGGCACTTCATCAAGCTTAAAAAGAGTTGATAAAAAGCTGTCATACAAGCGACACAAAGATAACGTAATCCGGTGTATTTTTTTTATCAAATTAGATAACAATTTCCGTTGATGATAACACACGCTCAGTGTATTTTTTTTTCGTACCGTTCGCATCGGTCAGTATCAGTTCGAACACGTTCCGGCACAGTTCGTTGCGTGTCACAAACTACATAAAACGAGTAAAGTGTGCGCCTGTTACTAACTGACCGCTGTGTGTGTGTGTAGTCGTGAGTTCCTGCGTTTGCGCTTTCGATGACCGACATCATTACTAGGGTGAGTAAAAACAAAGTATTGCATCACTCTATTGCATCACTATAATTGTATTATGCGCGTTGTGTGGATAGTTCTGGCCGTGTTCGTAGTTTTGGTAGCAGTTTTGGTCGCGATTCTGCTGGTAGACTATTTCGTCAACAGACCGTATACAAAGCTGTCGGTACTGAGGGCTATGATAGCGTCTAACTTATAAGTCGCAAAAATTTACGATGAGTACCAATCCTGATAATTTATTGTCGTTGGAACGGAACCAACTGAAATATCTATTCCTCGCCACCTATTTCGATCTGGCCGACACGCAACGTCTGGCCGACGAAACTAAACCGTTTATTAGGGAATTCGTTTTGAACAACTTTCGCGTGATCAACGACGACACCCTACTAAAGTATCTCGATTATCTGCACGAAATTCGCTTGAAGCATCTCGTCACCGACCGTTCGCCCAATGTCTTCAAATACATTAAACCGCAATTCAAATTTATCTGCACGCGCCATCATCTTAGCATCATGAAAATCAGCCGCGGCGTATTCCTCAAACCCAACACCACCATTTACGCCACCAACTTTTTCGTCACCGACGATCGAGAATTCTCGGTGGTCATGTACAAACTGTTCACGGGCGTCTTCAAGAACAATCGGCAATTCATCAACAACGAAATGCGCCACGTCGTGCTGGGCGGCCAGGACGGTTACGTATTCGCGCCCGCCTACATCGATTGGTCCGGCCATCAGATGTGCCAGGTGGATAACTATCATGCGAACCGAACATTCCCCTATCGTTTGTATTTGATCGGCGAACAGATGGCTCAACTGTTCATCAAGGAGAACATCATGTTCGCCGACGAACCCAACAAACGGTTCCTACTAAAGAATTTCCACAAGGGCCTGCCGATGTACAAGTGTAACTTTGAAATAATCAATAGTCGTAATTTTGTCACGCGCAAACCCAACGAACTGTTCGACCAGATGCAACTGGAACTGAACAAGTATTCGCCGTACATCAAGTTCATTCAGCGCGACTACATCTACGATGCCGACTTTAACGATGATCTGCTCGAACTTCTCAACGAACACATGACATACACGTCCGTGTGTAAGCATATCGAAACGTTTTCAGACGGTAAAGAGCTGAAAGTCAACGAAACCGAGATTGTTTTCGACAGGGTCTCGATCGATCGGTATCGTAAAATGATCATACGCCTCTACGACAAAACCATTTACCCGCGTGACATCTCGCCAGCGTACCTGTTCGTTCGCCCCGAGATCATTCAAATTAAAGACGTACCGAACGCGTTCTACGCGCCCAAGGAACGGTTTTTGGGCATCATACCGAACAATCTTTTATTCGGAGCCAAAGAGACTATAGATTTCGATTTCAAAAACTTGGTGCCCTACCAACAGTCGGCGCCGCCGATTCGCGTAGAGCAATTATACTTGATTGCCAAAAAACAAAAAATTTTTATATCAAGTCATAAATTCATTAACGGTTCCTCTGTGTATCTTTTAATAAGAGGTGATTACGAAAGTATTTCGGACATTAAACTATTAAAAGATCTCACACCGTTGGTGCAGAACGCAGTGTTCCAACTTGTCATAAACGAAATACTCAAACTGAACCAGTAGTATGGATGATTTAAGAACCGGTTCGTCTTCTGGAGCTAATCGTTTCAATCCCACCACCATGAATCCCAGCACGTTGATGACGGTACTGATCGGTCTGGTAATAGTGATCCTGTTGATTATGCTCTTCCAATGGAGCAGTCCGAACAGTTCCGACAAGGATCCTAACAAAGCGTTCTACACGAATCCGCTAAATAACACTATGCGAACTAATCCGTTGATGACGACACCGCAACGAACTATGCTCTAACAGTTGCGCCCGAACCTCGCCTTGCGACGATCGTGTTCGCGCGCGCCTAGAATATAATAATGCACATACAAAATAAGCGAAAATATATCGTTGCGCGTTATTGTATTAGTGTATAAATAACTGTATTAGTGTGAGTTGTTAAAATGAAGACTCGTAACAAAGTACGAACGGTCACCGAGATCGTCAACGGTCACGACAAGCTGACCAAAGAGTTTGAACTGGACGAACTCAACGACAAAAACCTAAACAGTCTGGTGAGTTATGACAATTTCAACACGAGAATGGTGCTCGCCAAATACATTGCCATGCTGCACATGCTCGAAACTTCGCAATCGCTGATTGCCACCTTTCGCGACCGCAACGCCGCGCGAGAGATCGTCCAGATCGTGCACAACTCGCTCGCCTTCGTCCACCAGCGCGCCAATCCGATGGTGAACAGTTTTAATCGGATGGAGTATGTCGTGACGAACGAGATCAATCATAGCATACCGGGCGAACCGTTTTTTTTCGCCACCACCGTTTCGGACGATACCGACGAGGAGACGATCCGCTGCTACATCGATCGGCCCACAATAGCCAAAACGCTCGAGAAACAAATCGACACGCACGTTCACGTGTCCGAACTGGACGCCACCCGGATCGGCCAGAACAAGTTGGCCAACGCTTTTCGCGGAAGCGCCGAGAAACGCAGACGAACCGACGACTACTACTACGACGACAACTTTGCCGACATCAAACTGTCGGAGGTCGACGTGACCCGCTACCTCACGCTGCTGCTCATGATCGAACACGCGTACATACACTACAACGTGCTGCGCAACTACGACGTGAACAACTACACGCGAACCCTGTCGGACCATTCGATCTTTGGCCAAAAGGCTGCCAATTTTCACAGCACATTCAACAATCTGCTCATGAGTAAATTTAAGTTCACCATCGAAGACCACGACAATCTACGATTGAGCAAACACCATCGCGGAGGCGTTCTAACGATCTAGTTCGTTCCATTGTTGTACGAGGAGACGCGCAAGAAGAAAAAGTAATAATATCCTAGTATAATTAGTGGTATAATATAGTAATATATCCTATACATAGAATGTGGTTTTTATTGTTGATTTTCATCCTTTTAAAAATTATGGTATTTCACAAGTTGAACAAAATGATGAACATGGGACCCAACGACCACAGAGTGTGTCCCGCTGGCTATCACGGTTTCAACGCTGACCCGTTCGACTGCAACGGCTACTACATGTGTCCGCACGCCATTCACTTTTTGTGTCAGCCGCAGGAACAATTCGATCTGGACACGCAAACATGCCAACCGGTCGATCTGTTTCTAGAAACCGGTTGCGTCGGTCGACTGAATCGAAATCTTTTATTGTAGTAACTACTACCTTTGCTCTAACCTCTGGGAAGGTCTCATGTAAAACTAGTTGGTAAGAAATAAAAGAAACAAACTCTGTGTGTAATACAAGTAAATTTTTATTTATAATGTGACCCAATACAATTAGTCGACACGAACCGGTCCCAAACCGTTCGTTACGATCTGTGTCGTTTCGAGTAGTACGGGCGAATTGTTGACGGCCAGTTGCGGCTCCGCCACCAGTAGCGCATCGATGTCGTTCACGTTCGTACCGTTCTTGGACATGTACTGCACGAAACGGGACGGCACGTTGCCCGACACGCAGAACAATAGCTTGCCGTACGAGTCGAGCATGTCGGTCGTCTCGTCTCGAGCGAACGAGATGGCTCGGATGCTACGCATCGAAGCGCTTTCCGAACTTTTGCGCATACACAACACGTGCCACACTTGCACAGCTCGGGCATCGTTCCGAACGACGACCACGTTGATGGATCGGTTGAAGGATTTATGCTGAACCAGGCCGAGAGACACGAACGGTAGCACGAAACAACTGATCACATAGTTGCCCACACATTCCTTGACGTTGTGCACTTGTCTAATGTTCATTAGTATAGGACGTTTCGTCTTCTCGTATCCGCTGACGAGTCGAGTTGTCGTCTTATAATCCTGGCACGGAGCCGATTCGCCGCACTCGTATCTGAACATCATTCGAACGATACAATTGGGAGCGTCCGCTATCGTAAAGCTGATTAGATTAGCCTGACGAAACGGTTCATATAAATTGATATCCATCTTTTTTATTGTTTCAGTGTATCAACTTGGCGCTTTGCGACGAACCGGAACCAATGGACGAGTTATATTCACAACCGTACCACCACCATTCGATGCAACGGTTCGACCAGCAAAACTATTCACAGCACTATGTGAATCCCGACTACGCGGCGGCGAACCAGGCCAACGATTATTATACGTATAAAAACCAGAGTTTGAACACGCCTCCGCCTGTCGCCGACCAATCGACAGAGTACGGCACTAACAACACGTACATTGACAAGACCGTTGCTCACAGTACGCCAAATCACGATCTAGTGTCGAGCATTATGGATGTGCAGCCTTTTAATTTTAACGCCGCCGGGTTGACCGACTCGCCCAGCAACGTTGTGAACAATCTGGAAGCCATCAACACTATCGTGACCAACGATCGCGTCAACAACCCGATCGAGACCCTGCCCAAGGATCTGGACAAGTTGGTCGACGAGGTTTGCGAGAAGCACGAGAAGAGTATCACTGCCTCTGTCGCCGCCGCTGCGATTTCCGGCGAGACAAACGGCGGCGGCGCCGAACAGACCCAGTCGCACGCATTGATCGTCGAACCGCCGCCGCAGCCGGCGTCCAAGCCTGCTACCAAGCCTGCTATTAAACCTGCTACCAAGCCTGCCACTAAAGTTGAACCGCTTCTCGTTAAGTTGTCCAAGCCCATTCCGATAATTAAAGTGGAAAAAAAGAAGCCGCTTCTCGTCAAATTGTCCAAGCCCGTCCCGATCGTTAAATCGGAAAAGAGACCCAAGAAGAAATATCAAAATATGGTCGCGAAAAAGATCACCGCGGCTCGTCCGCGCAGCATCGGCAAGACACATTTGAACTTTAAAAGAAACGACAGCAGCGACAGCAGCAGCAGCAGCAGCGAATCGGAATTCGAAGAGGAAAGACCGAAAAAACTAATCAAGACCGCCAAGGTGGCGATCAAGCGTAAATCCACCTCGAACCCTAGCCCAAACAACTCTACCTCGAGTCGTAAGACTCCTCCGGTGGCGGTGAAGAAAATCAAGATGTCCGACGAACATGATCGTTGTGAAAATGACGACGACAACGACGACGACGGTGAACAAAACACGTCCAATTTTATGTCAGACAACGAGAGCGATGGCGAAGAAAAACAAGAGCAGGACAAGGAGGAGGAGGAGGAGCGACCGAACCCGATCGTTGTGCGAACCGGCGGCTATGATGACGTCTCTTCGTGTCCGGCCAGTCCCCGATCGGACAATGGCGACGAACCCGTTCCTGAGGATTCGCGAAACGACGACTACACCGAGGACCATCGCGAACCGGCCAAACGGTTGGAGTACAAAACCATTGACAATCGACAGAATCGCAAAGTGAGCGGCAAGTACAATATAGAAGCGCGAGCATCGATCGTCACCGTCGACCCGACCGATCGCGACGATCAAGAAGACGAGGAGCACAGGGAGCACACGCGAAAGGTGAACGAGATCCTCAGCACCGATCGCAGGGTTTTCGATGGAAAGTACGACATGTCGCGTCGTTTTGTCGAATTCTACACTTCGAAACTGTGGCACATGTTCCTGATTACACCTTGCGCGAACCGGGACGGCGAGTTCGAGTTGCGCTACATCAATACCGTTCATTCGGTCGTGCACGAGTACAAAACGTATCACAGTTTGAACGGTAACACCGTCGTCGTAGTCACCCTCAATCGTTACAAGTTTCTGATTGTCGAACGCCTGCTCGACTCGATGAACATCGCCGTGCCGCTGGCGGAACGGGTCGACGATGGACCCAAGGAGAATCAAGTTTCCTTCATCGACATCAAGGATGTTAAATTTTCCAGTTTGCTCGTGAAACGGTTCGATCTGGACACCGTGATCGCGCAGACCGAGCTGATGTTTTTGTACAGCGCCATGGACAGGAACAAAGGCAAATACGTTCACGCCAAACTGACCAGTCTCGTTGAGGACAATACGCTCTTTACGCTGCCGGTGAACGTGTCGCGCAAGGACGGTGCCGACACCGAGGAAACCGTTCAGGCGATGGCCAACAACCAACAGTCCAAGTACGTCACGGACATTGTGTTTCACGCGCAAACCGTTCGATTCAATCGCGTCGACAATCATCAGTATCGTTTCCAGCCGCCCTACTACTACAAATTCATTGCCAAGCTCAAGGAGGAACTGTCCATATGGCTGCCGATCGCGCTGGTCAAGTACAAGGACGACATTAAGCTGAAACGCGACCTCACCTACAAGTACGGCAGCGTGGCGCGTGTGTTCTACTCGGCTCGCGACACGGACCTCTTGAAACAGGTTCGCAAGGAGAAGGGCGGTCGATTCTTGGTCGAAAACTATTTGGAGTGCAACCGGGACGACACCACCGACAGCTTCATTCTCATAGACACGAAGAAAGACGAACGGTTGACGATCGTCAAGAAGGGATCGGTCTACGTCTGGATCAATTGCGTTCACATGGAGATTGTGCCCAAGGAAATTATAGAGAAATTCAAGTACGGCACACACCACTTGCTGTCGTTGAACAGGAACACGCGCAAGGAGATCAACGCCAGACACAATGGACTCATCAAACTCATCGGTCACTACACGTCGGGCGAGGTGAAGATCAATCATGCCGTCATGCTAGCCATGGAATACTTCAAGGCGCAGCACACTCTGTTCGAGTTTAAGGACGGCAAATTACAGCCGCAACGTCCCGATATAGTGGTCGAGGAACAGTTTGAGTTTGTCGACGTATTCTCCGAAGAGTACCAAAGATCTAAGCGGCAGCAATCAAAGGAGAATCTAAAACTTAAAATCAAAGTACCACCCAAAAAGAAGTAACCGTTTAGCTTTAGTTTTTTTTACTTTCTATATTCCTAGTTATATCGCTAGTCACGTAAATCTAGTTTGTACACACACACACACACCAGATGTTATTAGGTTTAGTCAATGTGATATCGACTTTTATATTTTTGTATTCGACACTTTTATATCCACTAGAATATCCAATAGACTATGTAATCGGTTAGTATTAGGTTAGAACTAGTAGTACATGTGTACAGTTTATAAACTGTTGTTTAACCATATTAAAGACATTTTATTGTGTCTAATAGACTTTAACATGTTAATAGATTTTTATGAAATAAACTTTTTCACTTTATTACAAATAAGATTGTTTTCTTTATACATCCTTTAGAAATATGAGTCTGTTCAGGGGCCTGAGACGTGTTAACAAAACTTATCCCAATCAGAGTAGCTTCATATCAGACAATATCAATCTAGTTGCCAACCAGACTCCGCCTGGTTTTCAGAGCGTCATCAATGCGCCCAGTTCTAGGCCCATTCCGGGCACCAATCAAGTCACGCCAGGCTATGATCTGCCCAACAATAGGTTCGTCAGTACGGCGGAGGTTAACACGACAATGCGCAGCGGCAACAGTCGAGAGGTGAGGGATGTCTTCGGTAACGTATCCGACAGCCAGATCGGCGGCCTCGACCCGATCCGTCGCTACGACAATCTGCCCGATCCCTCGATTAGGCGCCAGGCCGACGTGAAGGATAACATACGCGATACGCATCCCAAGTCGAGGGCCCGCACGCCCGAAGACGTGGACGACTTTCTCAAATCTCAGCCGCGGCTCACGAATCATTTGCAAACGCTGAAAACGGGCGGCACCCTGGTCCTCATAGGCGCGGGCGTCGTGCTCACTTTCAACGCAGTCAGTCTAGTTCAGGACGTGATGAACGCGTTGAACACGACGGGCGGCAGCTTTCATTACAGGGGCTCGAACAACGGAGACGAAATCGAGCAATGCTGGCTACAGTACCGTTCGTGTGGTGTGAACATTGTCGACGTGCCCGTCAACATGCGATGCGCCACCGATCCGCTGCTGAACGACGTTGAACAGCTGCGAGCCATCTGCCACAATTACAACTACGAAGCGGAGAAGACGGTGTGTAGGCAGAGCGATCCCAACGCGGACCCCACGACGCCTCAGTACGTGGACATTTCCGAGTTGGTTGTCAATCACACCCTGCTCTGCGTCGAACCGTACGATATGGCCGATCTGATCGGCGATCTGGGTCTAGATTGGCTACTCAACGAGGACGGCTTTGCGGCAAAACTCAAGGGCAGCTCGAAAAGTATAGGCGAAGCGCTGTTGCCGTTGATCATCGCGATCGGTGTGATCCTGTTCATTGTGTTCATCGGTTTCGTGATCTTCAAACGTATCACGGCGCCCAAGATTCAAATGCAAGCGCCGCCTCCGGCGCCGGCCACAGGTTAAACTAAGTCGATACGAAACAAAATGTCCGAATTCGACGAAGACATCGAACGGTTGACCGACGAGATCGAGGCGAACCTGACGCTGCCTCATCGGATCGAACCTCGCCTGGGCGACGTGATCCAACAGTTGGGGCGGAAAAAATTGTTGCTCGCCGCCAAGAAGGACGAAAACTTCGACATTGAACCCGTTCACGAACTGTCCGACAGCACCAGGCGATACTTGAACGTTTTGCAAGTGGAGAAACTGTACAAGTGCCGGGCGTGCTATGGACACGATCAAACGAAACGGTGCTGGTTCCATCAGAAGTACCTCTTCACCAAAGACATGAAACAGCACGCCGACGAGTATTCGCAGTTTCTGAACACGCAAATGGGCATAGTTTCGTTTGTCGAATTGTACTACACGTATCTCGCCGTTCCCGACTGGGTGCTGGTGGGCCGGTTCGTTCTGCACGATCTGACCGGCTGTTTCACGATCGCCGAACTGCTCGGCCACTACGGACACGAATTCGAGCCCGACGTAGACAAGTGCTCCGTCGAAATCATGGACCAGGACTAGTCGCAGCGCGAACCTGATCGATCGGGTCGGTTTTGTATGAACCGTTTCGTACCCAACCAACCGGATCGATCGAGTTAATTGTATATGAACAGTTTCGTACCCAGTTTGATACCCAATCGACCACAACCAACCCGATCGATGGTAACGAACCGTTTCGTACCCAACCAACCGGATCGATCCCAATAACCAATAAATGAATGAATACTCTAGCGTAAAACGTGTTACAAGTAGAACATAACTAAAGTACAGACATGTCGATCTATGAGCACCGTACGAACCGGATCGTTGAAGCTGGCCATTTCGGAAAACAAAATCCACCCAAAATTTCTAAAGTTTATGTGGCGTGCTCGAACCCGCACGATCAGGCTCGTCGAGGTCGGGCACCGTATGAACCGGATCGTCGAAAACGGGCACCGTATGAACGTGTTCGTTGTGATCGAACCGGATCGATATGTTCATCTAATGCTACCAAATAAAAAAAAATAAAGTTAAACTTAAAGAAAAGTTGTTAAAATCCAACCACCGTCACCCCGCACGAACCGGATCGACGAGTCCGGCCGGATCGAATCGAACGGGATCGAACCGAACGCCACGCTCAGTGATCGCTTCGACGAAATGTAATAATAATAGCAATTCATTTGATTTTTAAAAATGCTTAAAAGTGCGCAAATGACCATCACAATCGCCGATGACCTCGGACGCGATGACATCAACATCCTGCCAATGCGAAAACAAATGACGCAATCGCGGATCACGCCACACTACAGTGATTGCGCATAAATTTGCGCGCACACACAAACACGTTACGCCGGCCCGACTCGACGGTTGTCGCGCTGCGCGCCGAATCATGGACAACCTGTTGCTATGCCACAGCGATCGGTCGATGCGAATTCTCAAGACCGCCGACCTGAACATTAGAATATTCTCTCCGCTCAGCTCGAACCTGATCGACGCCAACGACGACGACGACGACAAAACGGACGATGACGAACTGGATCGGTTGCATCATTTTCCCGGAGTGGCGAGCACCATTGTCTTTCCGTTCGTCGAGATCGATCAGATTCTGTACGTTATGCTGTCGGACCTGACGCTTCAGAGGGTGCACATCGTCAACGACGACCACGAGCCGCTGTTCAACTTTCACGTGTACAAGAATCGCGTCGTCTACGGCCAGCTGCGATCGTTCGAGGCGCCCGATCGAAACGTGGCGAACAAGATCTACGTGGGCGCGCCCATTTTCAGCGACGCGTCCAAACGAAACGTGGTCTCGGTGGTGACGGCGAGATGCGCCCTGCCCGATTTGCGGTTCCCCGTGAGCGGCGTTCGATCGGAGGGGCTGGTGTCGGGCCAGATCGAGATCGACGGCGAGTACGTGATACAGAGACAGCGAACGGCCGACACTTCGGTGTACGGCAGAAAAGTCGCGACCTACGCCGACATCAAAAAGTTCGCCATCGATTGCAACGTGAACAAGAGTGCGCACCGGAACGAACCTCGCGCCTTCATCGTGACCGAGGGCGACGGTAACAACACGATCACGATCGCTCTGGTCGAGAATCAGTTTGAAATTTTTCGAGTCAGAATGAGCGGTTCGTTGGTGGCGCAGAACGGTGGTTAAACATTTTTTTCACCACTTTTTTTCGATGGTCATACAGTATATATGGAGGTGTAATAACATAAGTCTTTTTAGAAAATCGTGTTCACCCAAGAACCATATCCCCTAAAAACATATCTCTACAAGATACGTCTAAAATACATTAATACAATATAATCTATATTAAATCTCTATCTCTATCACTAATATAACATTCTTTCAACATATAACACATAATGAGTCAAAACATTCTATTGGTGATCCGTCAGGACATTAAGAATCTGAGCGATCAGGTTTCCGTGCTACAGGACAGCGTGACGGATGTGCGCGATAATTTGCCCAACATCGAAGAGCTGAATACTAAATTAGATGCTCAGTCGGCGCAGCTGGCCAGTCTAGAGACGTCTACGGGCGACATCAACACGATTCTCGGCACGGTCACCGAAACGCTGGAAAACATAACAAACATTCTCAACCCGGACATTCCTGATCTGCCCGACATACCGAACATACTCAACACCAAATCCGTGTCCGTCGTCAACAAACACAGCAAGAAGCATTAAACGTTGTGCCATACTTTAATTTAGACTACCAACACCACCATAACCTCCAACACCAGCAACATTATTTGATGACCTCCCCATAACATCCAAGATTAGTGAGACATGTCGTCGAAGAGAAAACCCGTCAACATGTACATTATGTACAGGAGGGACTACGACTATGGCATGTTGAGCGTCAAGTCTATCCTCAAGACCATGCAGCTTTTCGTGAAGATTCTACCCGACAACGGTTTGGACATATCGACGAACCGGCATCATCTCATCACCGACTGCGACGAGGGCAAAGTGGAAGAGTTGCAATACTTTATGAACCGTTTCGAGTTTCCCAGTGTCAACAACAAGAAAAATACCCGGCGCCGCAACAAAACCTACATACTGGACAGTAAACTGTACGACTACTGCTCGAACATTATCGATAAGCCGCTGCTCGAGTCGGACGAGTACCGAGTCGTCGACTACCTCCAACATTGGGCGCTAACGTACGAGCTGAGGGGCTACGAATCGACTTCGGCGGTCGAACGTGACCACGACACGAACGATCAGAATATCAGTCCTGTCGCGGCCTTCGTTCGACAGATTCTCGTCTGTCATCATCTCATATGCGACGACGACTGCCCGTACAAGTTCGATCGTGCCGACTACTGTAACGACTTTGACGACAACTACTTTGATTCCGACGAAGACGTGGACACGCCATCTGCGTCGCCTCCTCCTCCTCGAACCGGTTCGTCCGTTGCCAATCGATACGCCGCCGACGAGATTCGAGAGGCGATCCGCCGATCGCCCAACCACCTGCTCGTCGAGTACGAACGCATCGAACGTGTTCCCGCCGCTCTGGTAGCGCGACGGCTCGTCGTCGACGAACGCTACGAACACCATCTGTACAGCGACGAGTCCGCGAGCGAACCGTTCGCATCGTTGTACGATCTGACGACCTCGCCGCTGCGGAACGTGCTGGGCGACGGTTCGAACGACTACGTCGGCTTCTACAAACGAGCGGGCGGCGGCAAGGGAATCGTGATGGGCAGCGATCACAGAGACGAGAGCCTCAACCGGGACGCGGCCATCGATCACAACGTGCTCATACCGGATCTCATCTACAAACACAGTCTGTCGTGTAACGAAACGGCTCTAGAATAAACTATACTGAATGTGCTTGCTATATGTTTCTCTACTTCTTCGACATGTCTCTTTGATAGTATTATTTTTATATTATTATAACAAAAAAAGTGTATTACATTATAGAAAAAATATATTAAATTCATATACATTTATTGACTATTTTTTTTTACTCCATCTCCTTTTTGTTTGTGTGTGCTAAAAGTTGAGGTAAAGTTGGGATTATTTGTACAAGAACTTGTACCATACGATGGGATCCAGTTTGGCGTATTCGTGCATACCGAGGAAATAGATCATGGGCTCGCTTATCATGAGGTAGACGGCGATCAGAATGAACACGATCACCAAACTGCTGAGGGCGTATTGCGACGGCACCAGCCAAGTCACTCCGGCGCACGCCAACAGCAGAAAGACGAGCACGGAGTTTGTCAACTTGCTGCGGCCCTGTTCGGCGGCCGTCAAGATGGCCCTGTGCCGTTCGGTGTAGGCGTAGAACTGGACGCGCGTGTACATCGCGTTCGATGCTAGCGCGGCGCCGACCAGCGTCACCTCGTCAAAGTCGTCGACGGGATCCTCTTCGTGCCAGAGCAGCTCCTGGCCGTCGGAGTTTATGGTCAGGTAGTTGGTGTACTCCCACACGAACGCGGCCGAGATCATTTCGAAAAAATCGTGCTCGTCGAGGATGTCGGTGAAGAAGACGGGCAGGAACTCGATCAGATCGCGTCCCTCGCCCATCGAATCGTAGAACGAGCTGAGAAACGTGTCGGCCATGTCGACGGGAAACTCGGGAGGAAACATGTTGTTGTAGCCGAACGGGTCCCAGAACATGAAAACGAAATCGATGATGCTGAACACGATCAACACGATGCCCACTATGGACGACGCCAACATGGCCATGCGCACGAGCGCCTTCGCCATAGCGGTCACCGTCTTCATCGCCACATAGTTGAGCATGCTCACCACGTTTCCCTTCCAGACGGACGTCAAAAAGCGTTTGCCGACCTTTATCGAAGTGTTCAAGAGCATGGTCTTTAGACGAGGCAATAGCGTCGTGTTCAATTGTTTGAGTAGGTTGTCGAAGTTGTTCTGCAGATAATCGAAACCCAGATTGACGAAGATGTCGAACAGAAAATTGTGGTCCTGTATGAACTGGGCGAGGATGTCGTCGAGATCGCTAGTGTTGAAGGTGGACCTGTCGTTGATGTTCTTCTTGCCGGCGGCCGCCGCGGGGTTGGGCACGCGAGCGGTGTACGTCTTGAACGGCAAACGTTCGTACGTGAAACCCTCCTCGGCTTTGTACACGATCTTAGTGTCCAGCTCGAGACCGATGTCGGAGAGGCATTGGAACGTTAGCAGTTTCTGCTCGAACTCCTCGTCGACCATCGGGTCGCGCACGTTTCGCCACTCCTCCAGAATGCGATTCGAATCGGCCGTCGGCGGCGCGGGCAGGATCGGAGACGGCCGCCTATAGTCGAAGTTGCCCAGTTCGTTCAGGACGTTGTTGATGAGGAGCTTGAACGTAATGTAAATCGTATCGCCCAGAATGAACCCGATTATGCTCTCCCACCAGCGCGTTTGGCACGAATCGTTGATGAGGTCGCGACCGAATCGACGGCAGTAGGCCTCGTTGAACGTGCCCACGTACTTTTCCGGCAGCACCGGATCGGGATTCCTGATCACGTTCAGGCCGGGCACGTCGTCGACGCCTTTGATCAGGTGCTCCTCGGTTCGCAGGTAGGGCGTGTTCATGTACATTTTCGTGAACGTGTCCATCATGAAGCAACGGTTCGAAGCGTAGCGCAACTCGACCGATTGCACCTCGTTCTCGGCGCCTTCGCGCGTCGCCGCCGCTCTGTCCAAATGGTAGCAGGCCGGGTGGGCGTAGGAGTGCGCAATGTCCGAGGTCTGCGTGTAGCCGTAAGGCGTGGTGGCGGTGATCGGGCCCGTTTCGTGGAACGGGTAACAGTTCATGCTTTCGCATCCTCGCTTGCTAAACTTGATGTTGACAAAGATGGCCCTCTCCCTCAGTTTGGGCGGCACGTAATAGTCGTCCGTGGTGGCGGCTCGTATGTCGTAGTCGATCAGGATGTGCGGGAACCGTCGTCGCCAACGTGGAATCAGTCGTACGAGGTACTGATGGTACGCAAACTTTGCCGCGTTCATCAAGTCGATCCCCGTGGGCGCGTTAATGCTCGTCATGGTGAAGCGTCGAACCGAACCTTAACTTGTTGTTACTCTTCTCTGCATGAATAGCGCATGTATCGGAATCGTTGAGGCGGAATAAGGTTGATCCGACATGAAATAAGTCATGTTTAAAAATTACACGTAATCATGAAATAAAGTCTATACAAAACCCGAGTGATCATGATCGTTAGGCATGCAACAAAATTTTTTACGAAATTCAAATAGAGTAAATTTTACAAAAGAAAAGAATGATTTTTCTACTAGTCTTGACCAAAATTATAATTCTTTCGACCATCATAATTATAATACTGTATCGAATGTCTTAGCAACTTCTCGAACAAGAACCAAACATACACACAAACAGTTTCGATGTGGTCCGCACCGAACGAACCGGTTCGATCTATTCAATCCTTTAACCAACATCTCGGACCCAAACGAACAGGTTCGTTAGGTTCGAACCGGTTCATTCAATTCTTTAACCAACATCTCGGACCCGAACGAACCGGTTCATTCAATCCTTTAACCAACATCTCGGACCTGAACGAACCGTTTCGATCTGGATATCGGACCCGAACGAACCGTTTCAATGTGTATCTTTGACTCGATTGTTGGTAACATCCGACCCGAACTCAATCTTGCGACCCGAATTTTTAGGCCAAAGTTTTAGAATTATCAGTGGTAGTTGAAATTTCCAACCCGAACGAACAGTTTCGCTTTGGTCAACCGGAACGAACCCGTTGAAATACCGGTTTGATGTGAACGGTTCGTATCGAACTTTGCTTATAACCCGCACGAACTAGTTCGATCCGCGATCAGGGCGACGCGTTCGGCCCAACGTAGCTTTTAGTTCGTGGCTGGTTAATGAAATAGTGTTGGTAGAAAAGTTTCCATCCTACAAAGTATATTACAAAGTAGATGAGCTACCGCATCTTTGCGTATCGACGAACCGTTAGTATCGGTACATCGCCAAGTTCGATACGAACGGTTCGCAACTGACAGGATCGACTTTAACAATTTTTTGGTTTTTTTTCACACCTCAAATTCGACCGTCCCCAACGAACATGTTCGATACGATCGATGTCGGGTTCGATACGATCGGTTAGCTTCGAGTTCGTTTAGGTCGACCAAATTTAAAACGCGTCTAAGCTTTAGATGCTTTGGGACTTGTGTGGTTTAGTTAGCTAAAACTTTAAGTGTTCAATTGATCCGATCGACCGTTTAAAACGGTTCATGTGACGGATCGCTACTCGATCCGGGCGACACGTTGGGTCGAACGTTGCTTTTAGTTGGAGCAGAATCGATGATGATATCATTACTTGTTTTTATTGCATCATATTTTTCCATCGGACGATCGCTGATATCATCGCGGATGTGGCCAAGGTTATCCTGTTTACGACAATTAACACGATAACAACTGATGTCACCGGATGCGGCCACTTGTTTACGACAATTTTAACACGATAACAACTGATGTCATCGCGTGATCACCGCGTGCGTTGAACTCGTGTCCGAACTAAAAGCCGCGTTCGACCCAACGCGTCGCCAAGATCGTAAACCGAGAAATCCTAAAGAGTCGGAACGAACCGATCGAATTTGTACTGATTGGGGCCGAACTAAAAGCAACGTTGGGCCCAACGTGGCGCCGAGATCGCAAGCGAACTACGTTGAACCTGTTTGATCTGTCCCGCCGTATGTCCCGTGTTTGGTTCGAGTTAGATTGTTCGTTCGTTTGATTGAGTATTTTTGATTGAGATTTGTATTAGGGTTTTGATTCTACGCATTACTTGTGTGTTTCGATAAGCGTCCCGTCGTAGGCATGGATGATTATTTTTATCGTGTGAAGCATGCGTATAATATGAGAGAATATCTGGCTGCTCTGATTTCACTGTCACTGGCGCTTCTGCGTGAACGCTCATCATGATAGTCGTAGTTTTCGAGTGCTGCGGCATCGAACTCGTTCCCAGGGACATGTACACCGAGCAGTACATCAAGCTGTGCAACTGCTGGCCCGGCTCCGTGCAGATCGTGATCGGAACGGAGGACAACATCGACGAACTGTTCGATGTCCATCTGATGACCATGATGATGGGCAACACGAACGACCGCAACGTTTTCCTGTCGCTGTACCGTCAAACGGGCGTCTTCACGCACACGTTTCGAGACAGTTTTCTGTGCGATGTGCTGGTGGTGGCGGTGAACCGATCGCTCATGTACGGCCTCGATTCGCGCCGAACGGACATTTCGGCCGGCGTGGAGATAATCGAAAAGGTGTCTCAATGCGACCCGTACACGATTTTTGCAAAACTGTACGAGGACTCGTGCTACGAACGGCGGATGCAGCTGAACCAGCGTCGCGTGTCGCGCTCCCGACACATGGCCAACCTGTTGCAAGCCATGACGGACGACGAACACGTCTTTCGCGCGTGGCCCGGTTCGTTGTATCCGACGCGAATCCACATCACGTCCGCCATCGAACGGTTCATCGACAGATTGCGCATGTTCGAGCTGGACAACGAGACGATCGATTGCATCATGGGCTCGCGTGTCACGTGCGATCTCCACCGACTGATGGCGCATCGTTCGATGAAGTTTCATCTGCTGTTCAAGAGCCGCGGAACCGTCCTGGGATTCATCCGAGCGATCGAATACGATTTCTGTCTCAACGATCACTACAACGACTTCGTTCACAACACAGAGTTTGAAAACGTACAGAGGATCATCGGCGAACGCGAATCTCGTCTCTTCATTTGAGCATTTTTACCATTTACTAACCAGTTACTAATTGACTCGTTTTTACCATTTACCAATCTCGTTATATTATTATGCCATTTTACTCATGTTTTATGTAAAAGGTATGTGTGTTAAGTGTTTTATTTTTTTTGGTATGTTAAATAAATTATACACAATGTTTAGTTTACTTGTTTTATTTCTCTCTCTCGACACATAAAAGCATTACAACATGTAAATCATAAAGAAATAATGATAGAGTTACAATAGTAGATTACAAGCGTTCCCTATACAATTTTGTCCGTAGCACATATAGAGATGTAACATTTTTTGTTCTCATCGACTCTGATGCGCTTGGCGCCCACAGGTTCGTCTGGATCGTGCGAACAATAGTCTGTTCTGTAGCTCTTGTCGTCGCTGGTTTCTTCTATAATCTTTTGGTCGTCGTCTGCGTCCTTTTTAAATTGCCAAACTCGACCGCATTCGGAGATGAGCGAGATTGCGGCGACTGCGCTGTCGCTGTTTTCGATGGCGTCGTGTGTCATAGCGTTTCCGGCGTCGTCTCGAAACACCAATCGGCGAGGTTTGAACTTTTTCGTCGTCGTCGTCGTCTCGGCTGCGGCGCTGGGTTCGTGCTGAACTTTAATGTCGTCGTTGGTTCGCTGCTCAACTTTGATGTCGTCTTGCGGATCGTTGGTTTGCTGCTGAACTTTGATGTCGTCGTCGTCGGCTGCGGTAACGATGGGATCGGTGGCGGTGGAAGCGTCCATATCGTAAAAGTACTAAATTAAAAATGGCACCTCAGCGCCGTCGTCAATCGTTTTTGTACTCGGGCAAGATGACACGATCCAAACAGTCGCTGATGTCATAGTACATGAAGAAGTTTTTGAATTTCTTGTGTATGTACCACTTGAGACGCGTCTGATCGTACTCGATGTTGTCCATCTGGAACTGATGGTTGTACTTGGAATCGGTGTTGCCGCAGTTCGAACAGAACAGAATCGGGTTGCCTTTGTAGCGCTTGTCGAAGGTGCAGTGTTTGCAAAAAAAATTACACTCGATATCGACAAACACCTGGTACGGTTGCGCGTTGGCAAACTCCCAGTAGACCACCTCGTACACGTACGTCTTGTTGAGAAAGACAAAGTTGGACGCGAGCATCTCGTTCAATCGACTCGGTCCGGGCGTGGCGCGAATCAGTTCGTTGCGCTCAACGACCACATCGTCGAACTTCTCCTGGAACACCAGTCCGCCGTAGGTGCGCAACGCGATCGATGCGATCTGTTCGTTGGTCTTCTTGTCGCGCACCAGCGCTCGGAATGTGGCCAAGAGGTCGCGCTGGCTGTCTTGCATGCGAACCGATTTCACCACATACTTGTCGGGATCGATGGAGAAGTGAAACTTTTTCAGCACTCCGAATCGACACAGCTGCCACACGTCCGTCAGTCGGAGGCGCGGGTACAGTTCGAAGTAGTGGTACTCGCTGTCGCGGATGCCCTCCGTCTCCCAGCAGTTGAGGCAGACTAGGTAGAAACGGTCCGGGCGCACTTTGCTCACGAGACAGTAGAGCCAGCGCGAGATGATCGGTTTGAAGCGTCGCCTGCACAGATCGCAACGTTCTCCATCGCAACCTTTGACGTAGTTGCTGGAGTAGTTGGCCACGAAATCGAGCAAATATCGATTCTCGTTGCTGAGAAACGCCACACGACAGTCCTTGCGTGGCGTCGCCATTGCGTCGAATGCGAACCGGTTCAAACCATTCAACCTTATATATTAACGTTTTCAGCCTGTCGGCGGGCTCGAATTTAAGGAGCGTTCAAGTGGAAAAATCGACAATAAAGAAATGTGCGCAGTACTCTAGAGTATGCGTGTCGGAGGCGCTTTCTTTTATTACGCCATGGAATGTTCTCCAATGTCCTCCCACCTTGTTTACGCTCGCGCCGATCGAATTAACATTTAAATGGTCCTCGATTTGCATAGCCCATAGTCCTCGATTTGGTTTAAAAAGATGCGGCCTCGACTCGATGTCCGAGTGTTCCTAGGGCCGACACACAATGGACAAGAGGAACATCGAACGCCAACTCTTGGACATAACGGCGGCGAAGCGGCAGTTGAGCGTCAAAATCGATCATCTCGAACGGCTTCGCAAGATCACCAAGAACAGCGGCGAACTGATCAACATCGACCATCAACTGTTCACGCTAAGAATGCTGTTTCTCGAGTACGCCAACAAAAACTTTTAAGCGAGACCCTCTCTAAAATATAATATCAGTTGCTAGGCGGTTGATAGGGTGTAAAGCGTAAATAAAATTACACATGTCAATCGTTTGTGGTTTTTTTTTATTGATCTTTTTTCCTTTCAACACACTTGCATCGGATCGGCACCGACCCTGTCGAGTTCGGCGTCCGTGTCGAAAACCTCCGTTTCGGCTGGGCTGTCGTAGTCTTCGTGGTGGCGGCCGCCCCCCAAACTGGACCGCGGCGAGTCGCGACGATCGTAACGATCGTGTTCGTGGTGGTGATGATGATGATGGTAGTGCTTCTTTTTTCGACATTCACGAACCGGTTCGTCGTCTCCGTTCTGCTGCTGCTGCTGCTGCGAATAGTAGCCATTCGTCAGCTCCTCCAGCTGCTGTTTGGTGTAGTCTTTGGCGCGGCGTTTCACTCGGTGTCGGCTGGAATCGCTGCGATGATTCTCGGCGACGAGACGACAACTGAACCGATCGCCCGTCGGCCAATACACGTCCATGTTCTCCAACGATTCCAGAGCCTTGAGCGTCGTCACGTGCAGGTACCGGCGGCTCGACAGACGCCAATCGATGTCTCGGGCCACGTTATTGTTGCAGGCGTATACAATCAGCTCTTTGACCAGACTCTTTGGGTAGTTTTGACCGTTTCGAATGTTCACTATAAAATTGCGACGGCTGCTGCTGCTGCTGCCTGTAGCACGATTGCCGTGATGACTGTGATGGTGGTGATGGTGGTTGTTGCTGATGTTGTTATCGAAAGACGAAGACATATTTTTTTTAAAAATAATATTTATTTATGGCAAAAAAAACACAACAACTCTATTTGTATAACAACTGAATCGTACTAAGATAAATTGAAAAAGACCATTGGTTTTATAGCGACAGTGTACTCCTTGTATAGAGTTCCCTCCAATTCCATGGTTTGCATTTTCGTTTCGTTCTTCGACTGCTTGAAGCCCTCGATCAGTCCGCCCATAATCATTTCCGCCTCGTTCGAACGGTTGTGCGGCGCGAGAAACGCAAACTGTTGATTGAACGCGTCCAACGTGTACGGCTGCACGTTGACAATGTCCAGGATATCGTTGGCTGCGTACAGCAGGGGATTGCGCTCCTGGGGCACCCAGAAGAAGCGGCGAACGAACATTTCCCGTTCGGTGTCGGCAATCGGCAGGTTGACGATCGACGAAGGCGTCAATAGACCCTCGTTGCACTTGTGGTAGAGCTTCGACATGTAGCCGAACACGTTGTGGTAAATGCTGCCGTTCGTCAGCGTGACGGACAGGAACTCGCCAAAGGTGCTCTTCAGGCGCTTCATGCGAACGCGATCGAAAAAGAAGTACTTGTGCGAAATATAGTTGTCGACGAAACTGAGGCCGGTGGTGGTGCCCAGTTTGACGGGCGGCGTAAACTTCAGTTTCGTCTTGTACGAAGGATCGCTTCGCATCTTCTCCACCTCCGCGGCCAGATGTTGGAAGGGCAGATAGTTGGGCTGCGACACGAACTGCAGGCACTCGTTCAGATAGTTAAACTTGTCCGTACACCTGACCACGCTGATGTTGCGCCTCTGCAGATTGTGCACGAACACCTTCACCCAGTCGGGTCGATTTTCATAGCTGTTCTTGTCGAAGATGCGCATGTTCATGTCGTCGGGTTCGGTCCGATACAGCTGCACGGCCGTCTCGCCGAGCGTCGCCAGCTGCAGATTGTTCTCGCCGCCCTGTTCCGCTTTGACGATGGCGGTGCTGCTGTCGGTGGCTTGTTGCTCTTCCATGATCTCCATCACGTTGGGCATGTTGTTGCGACTCGCCAACTGTGCGAATAATGTGAAGAAATCGACTGTCGACCCGTGTATTTATCCAATGTGTAATGTAAGCGTTATCTGTGTAGGTTTAGGTTTTTATGTTATATCGTTTAAAATAATAAGTAGAGATTATTGGAACGATAACGGCTATCATGGATTACACCTCGCACGACCTCTTGAAGAACACGCCGTACTCGTCTAAACTCGAACTCAGTTTCGATAGATATATGAACGTGATCTATCTGTCCAAGGGTCTGGTGCCCATCAACGTTGACGAGAACACGCTCGGTGAACTGGCCAAGATCAATTTCAAAATCGATCCGGTCACGCGTTACGTTAGCAACATTCTCGACTACGAGTTTGTGGTCAAAGACTACGACGTGACCGTTGTCTATGTCATAAATCCCAAGAACAAGGTTCGATTGGGAACGATGCGCATCAAGTTCAATAACGTCAACAAAATGTACGTCAACGTGGAAGACGTCGACTCTGTCGAACTGAACGACATGCAATACAACAAAGACGATATCCTAATAATCAACGATGACGACGACAATAAACCGTAGTATTTTTTTGTGTGTGTGTGTTCAAGAAAAATACACAAGAAGTACACACGAGAAGTACACATACGAACAGATCGTGTCGTTTCGAATGAATAATATAGTGTATAATTTTGTTTTCCGATTCGGATTCGATCATCGTCTATTTCTGTGTGCCGTTTGCGCGTTCTGAATTGTATATAAGTCAAAAGTACGCGTCGAACAGTCGATAGACATGTCATCGGGTTCGTCGTGGTACGATCCGGTCGACATCACACCGCCGCTCGTCGTCGAACCCAACGAACCGGATCGACAGGAGGGCGTCACTCTGCCTTTGGAGATTTTCTACAAGATAGCCGATCGTTTGCCGCTGGGCGTTTTGATCTCGTTGAAATTGGACTCGAACTTCTACAGGGAGGCGTTCATCGAACGGTTCGGTTACGCTAGGGCGAAAAATATCAAAAGCCACTTTTGCTGGAGCACCGTGTACGCGCTGTGCGTGACCACGAGGAAACACGTCGTGCCCGGCAAGAGCTGTGGCACTTTTCGAGAGTGGAACTGCGGGCGCCTGCTGAACGGCTGCCATTTTCGGACGTTCGACAGCGGCGAACCCGGCGCGATCAAGTTCGTTTCATACACGGGACTGCGGAGGTTCTTCGTCAAGCCGTTGATCAACAAGTATCTGAACTCGTCATCCGAACGCAAGGTAACGGTTCGAACGATGGCGCAACTGTTCGACGACATGGCGCTCGGTTACCAGACCGATCACAGCGAGTGCTGCTTCAACGATCCGCTGCTGAACAATTACGCCTATATCAGTTGTGACATTGTCGACTGTCTCCGCGACGAGTACGTTATCGATCCGGCTTTCAAGTTTTTCGACTACTACTTTTCACGTTTGCACAAATGAACCTTGCCGAACCCGATCGACAGAATGAGGCTTGACGAACCTTGCCGAACCCGATCGACCGAATGAACTTTGCCGTAACCCGATGGACTTAACGAACCTAGCCTAAACCGATCGACTGAACCATCACGTTTGTTCGGTATGAACCCGATCGTTCGGATTTATGTATTAAATTGTTTATATGACTACTTGCTGTGCTTTATTTCTCGACAATAAATTAAGTTTAAAACACTAAACGTACACACAAATACTACGATGGTTACATTCAAAACCTTTGCGAACCGTTTCGTTTCGGTGGCGTGCGTGTTCGCCTCGCTGCAACAGGTGGCGAGCCACGGCTATTTGTCGTACCCTGTGGCGCGCCAATACCGATGCTACGTGGACGGAGAGTTTTGGTGGCCGTCCAACGGCGACGGGATTCCGGACGAAGCGTGCCGCGACTCGTACAAGAGCGTCTACTACAAGTACCGATCGAACGGTTCGTCCGAGGGCGAAGCCGCCAACGCGGCCCAGTACATGTTTCAGCAGTACCAAGAGTACGCGGCGCTGGCCGGCTCAAACTACGAGGACGTCGATCATCTGCGCAACGAAGTGGTTCGTTCGGGTCGCATGTGTTCGGCCGACGCCACGAACCGATCGATGGCGTTCGGCGACAAGTCGGGCATGGATTTGCCGACGTCTCGATGGCGCACCACGACGATCGGTTCGCCGCACCAAACGATCAGGTTCTGCGCGACGACCGTGCACGAACCCAGCTACTTCGAGGTGTACGTGACCGACGAACTGTTCGACGTGGCGCACGATAAAGTGGCCTGGGACAACGTGCAAAACGTACCGATCGAATCTGCCGATCTGGTCGATATGAGTAGTCGCCGCGATCCGTACTGCGACGAGTCGCACGCTTACGAGATCCGAGTTCAATTACCGTTGCGCATGAACCCGTTCGTTCTGTTCGTACGGTGGCAACGTATCGACGTGGCCGGCGAGGGCTTTTACAACTGCGCCGACGTGCAATACGCTTCGACAAAAGACTCGTCATTGTCGTCGTCCACCACCAACGAACGGTTCGAATGTGTCGAGAAATGCTTCGTCGATCAAGATCGTACGGTGCCAGCGTACCGCAACGATCACGATCGTACGGAATTGTAGAAGGACGGGGCAGAGTTGAGGTAGAGTTGAGGAATAAAAGTTTGCCTTTTCTCTATACAACAGTTTTTATTATTTCAACTATTACACCCTATTACAAACTAATGCCAAACGTATTAAAAACTACTAAAATATACACAACATACAAATGAAAGACGCGACAGCTCTGATCAATCCGACATCTGACTATCGTACACGGAATCGTTGACCATCGTTTCGTATTGGGCCGGCGATGCCATGTGAACAACCTTCTTTATAGACGACGATGACTTTTTCTGCTCTTTACGCTTCCTGATGGCGCCCTTCTCGTTCACGCGCTGTTGTTGATGCCTACTCGACGGTTTGTACTCCTCCACCACCGCCGCCGACGAACCGTTCGTAACGTAGTTTTCGTTCATGTCGATCTGTTCGAGCGGTTTCTTTTGCAGCGAGTCGTTGCTGCTGCCTTTGGTCTTTTCAATGTGACGCGTGATGAAACTCTTAAAATCGCGCACGGCCCTCTGTAGCATCGTTGCGCTGAGGTTTTCGTCGTAGATGAAACTGTCGGGCGCCTGTCCCGTCACGTACGTCTTCTTGATCACCTCGATGAACTCGTGATAGTACTGGCATCGTTTCTGATTGCTCTCCTCGATCTCCTCCGTGTTGTACTCGATGCGTTTGCTGTTCTTCTTGACGCCGCCGGACGCGATCGGTTCGTTGGTGCGCGCATCGGTCGCATGTTTCACCACGATCTGTTTCGTTATGGTCTCGATGTAGTTGAAGATTTTCAAAAAGGTCGCATTCGTAGGGTCCGCCTTAGTCGAATTCCATAGACTGTAGCTGTTCGGCCAGCCGGGCTGTTTGATTTTCGAAACGAACGTGTTGAAGAGGATATACTTGTTGCTGCTGGTGATCTTCTTCGGTTTCTTGTTCGTCTTCTTGTCGTCCTGAGGCATCGGGTTGATGCTGGCGTGATAGGGTATCTTGGACTTTTCGAACATGATCAGCAGCTGCTTGAAGTGCGCCATGTTCGTCTTGTTGTGCGCGCTGTTTTCGAGCAAGCCCATCAGGTCGACCGCCGCGGAAGCCATATTTTTTAATTGAATTTTCGTACTCCTTTTTTAAAGTGGTATTTAAATTAAAAATATTATCGATCCGTTCCCGATGTCGAAACAATCGTTTGCAACCGAGATCCTTGTGAATTATGAGGGCGTCCCGCAGACATCGCCTTATATAACCTCGCTGCGTGTCGAACTGGGGATCGTTCATGTGCGCCCAAACGCCTTCGAAATCATAGTTAAACTTGCGTCTATTGATGATTTCCCTAACGTAAGCGTAAACGTCGCTTCTCGTCAGGCACCCACAGTTTTCGGTTGTTTCGTCATCATCGTTGTTTTCGGTTTTGTCGTCGTAACGACTATAGGCGGCGCGGCGGCCGATCTCGGCCTTCGACCGATCGACGCTTTGGGCCATTTGTGCAGGCGCAGCTCGAGGTAGAAGAACGCCTCGGGCGCCAGCGACGAGTCGAATGTGTTCTTTACGTTCTCGACGAACGTGAAAAAGTCTAGATAGTTGCTCGATTCGTAGGTGGTCAGTTGGTGTTCGCGCATATAGCGGAAATAGTCGCGAGTCGGCACGATGCGCAGCGCGCGCTGGATTTCGCGATTCAAGTAACGTCTGTCCTCGAATTCGACCACGTACCGATTGTTTTGTTGGCGCGACAGTTTCACGCAGAACGTGTTCGGTTCGCGCTGGAGCGGCAGCAACGAACCGTTCAGCAGGGCGACGTATATCATGTATGTGTAGTTGACGTTATTGTCCGTCCAGCGCAGCATGAAAGGCCTCCGATACACGTAGGCCCCTTCAAAGATCGTTCCGGTCTCTTCGATAAACTCCCTGATGGCGGTCTCGTAGTCGAAGATGTCGCGACTGTCCCATTTGCCGCGAGGAATCGAGATTTTTTCTAGAAAATTTGTCGATTCGCTCGCCTCCTCCTCCTTCTCCTTGTAGACCGCATCGTCTCGATCGCACGTACAGTCCCGGTGTCGGTGCTGTTGTTTCGACTGGTACGACTGGGAAGCATGCAAAAGGATGGCTTTGTCCTCGTCGTTGATCATCAACAGGCCTGAACAGCGCATTTTGTCACGCGTGTCGTGATTAGTACGAACGAATCGTTACACTGAAAACTACACGTATCGTATGTGGGTTATATATATATATATGTATGTATTTGATACAAGTTTTTTTAGTTATTTGTCTTGTTACATATATATATAAATATTTCTATTATATATTTTTAATACATTTATTATCAATTTATCTATTTGTGTATCTGTGTCAAATTGACGCGCAATTAGTTGGTAAATATGTTGCAATCCGTAGTAATCTTATCAACGCATCGAATGAGGCCGCTGTAATCTTTTGTGATAAGCCCTCGTTTATAACGTTCAGTAACGTTCGGTTCTCATCAATCCCGTTCGAAGCGACACACGAGACTCGTTTGCCTGTGTCACTAAGGACCTATAGGGGTCGTTTAAGAGTTTAACATACGTTCAAGAGACTTTTAACATGGATTCGCTGGAGGCCCGTTTGAAAACGTTCGACAACTCCCCCTTCGACGAGGCTCGAGCCAAGGAGCTCGCACTCTGCCAATTCTACAGTACGGGCAATGGCGACGAAGTCCGCTGCCACGTTTGCTCGCTCGAGATCAACAAATGGCAGCCGGGCGAGAGTGCGTTCGAGAAACACTTTAAGTGTGCACCTTTCTGTCGGTGGGTGAAGAATGAGACGAGAGTTGGCGTGACGATTCCCTGCCGTGCCGACCTCAAGACCGAACACGCCCGACTGGTCACCTATAAATACTGGCCCAAGAGCATGAAGCAGACGCCGCAACAGTTGGCCGAGGCCGGCTTCTACTATTCGGGCACCGGAGACCAGGTCAAATGTTTCTTTTGCGGCGGCGGCCTTAAGGACTGGGAGCCTGCGGACGATCCGTGGGCGCAGCACGCGCGCTGGTTCGACAGGTGCGCTTACGTGCTCACCGTCAAAGGCGCCGACTACGTTCAACGGATCGCCAGCGAGAGTGTCGAGCATAAGCAGGATGAGGAGCAGCAGCAGCAACCCGACGACGACGAACCGTCAGCTACGGGCGGAGACGAATCAAAGTTGTGCAAAATATGTTTTGATGCAGTGTCCGAAGTGTGTTTCGTGCCTTGCGGGCACGTTGTGTCGTGCGGCAAGTGTGCGTTCTCTGTGAACACGTGTCCAATGTGTCGCAAACAGTTTGATAGAATCATTCGTGTCTATTATTCTTGAGATATTTTTGGAGCTCATCGTTATGTCCTCTGTATGTGTATCATGTAAAATTTTTGTTAAAATGTATATTCCAACTAATTTTGTATTCTAAATGTATGTTAGCTTTGGGTAAAGGGTAAAATAAATAATTTTAATCGTAAAGTATAGACTTTTTATTTCTTTAAACATTTTCAGTGACCACTTCGACGATCCGATGTCCGTAGTGAGTGCCCGTCTTGATCCGCTTGCCCTGTATGAAATCGATCTTGATCTCGCTGTCGTTCAATAGGACACGCGATTGTGTCGCGGCGCGTCGCAAAGAGTTCAGTCGGCGCGTCGACAGTTCGAGTGGATTGTAGATGAGCGATTTTTCCAGTGTAAACGAATTGAGATGGCCCTTGTTGCACCATTCGAGCGAGACGATCATGTTCATCAGGAACAGTATTTCGTAGTCGGCCCGTTCAAAGACAAACTTGTTCTTCAAGCAATAGTAGTAGAACTTGAGACTGTTGTACAAGTAGAACAGATAGTCGTTGGACTTCATGTAGTAGTCCAGATCGGTGACGAACAGTACGTTGACGGTTCGATCTTTGATCAGCGGATAGAGCTTCTGCAGATACTGCATCGAGTTCTTGTCGTCGTCCAGCTGGATCACGCAAATGTTCTCGACGTACGCGTTCGTTATGATCGTAAACTCTTGGCGCAACCTCTCCACCAACCGTTGGGCGTAGGCGGGCAACAGCTCGAGCGCCAGATATTTGTTGTTGCTCTTGTGCCGTTTGATTATGTCCGAGATGGCGGAGAACGATCCAATGTACTTTTCGAACTGCTTGTCGTTCCAGCCGCGCTGGAATATCGAACTGTCGTCGACCTGATGGTGCTTAAAATCAAGCCCGCTCTGAATGAGCTTCGTCGTTATGCGTATGCTCAGCTGCTGGCCGAGTGTGTAGTGGTCTTCGTAGCCTCGCTCCCACAGCGTGTTGCAGACGAACGCGATCAACGGCGACGGATCGGCCAGACACAGTATGCGCATCAATCTGACGCGATCGCCTTTGTACCATCGATCGGTCAGCAACAGGTTGAATAGGTGCCTCTGATGCGGAGTCAAACGATCGGCGTAGCGCACCTCGACGTACGTCTTTAAATCGTTGGGCACGCACTCGCCGCGTTCGTCGCCCAACGCGCTCACATCGAACTTTACGAAGCGGCATTTGATGTGTACGAACGATTCGTGATCGACCTGCAGTTTCTTGTCCACCAAGTGGACGTTTCTCAAATCGTTGTCGCCCGTGCTCGAGTAGTAGAGGTAGTAGGCGATCGTTTCGCTCATGTATTTGCAGCATTGCGGCAACCGTTGACTGGTCACGTCCACGTACGTAGCGAAACGGATCATGGCTTTACTATTGTCACCTCTCTATCTACGTATATCAATCTTTGGTGTCGTACGTTTATCAATTTTCACGGAACACGAACGAACCGTTGCAAACGTTTCGATCGATTGCCCACGAGCGGACGTCGTGCGTAATATTTTATAGTTGTTTTTTTTTCCGATCGCCGCGTTTCAACTATGGTCGTACCGAAACGAGTGATAATCATCGACCAAGAAGAGTTCGATTCCCGTCTAAAATACTTTAATCAATTCAAGAAAATCGTCCTGGCCACCCTGACGGAGATGAGCGAGTGCGGCGAAATCGAAAAGGACGACATCGAAACCCTTTGCTTGGCCGACTACACGGCCACTTGGGTGTGCGACAGGATCAGACACAATCACGACAAAATCAGTTTTGCCATGAAAAGCACCACCTTCAACAACAACACCAGCAAAGCTCTGAAGAAGAACGGTTTTCACGAGGTTATCTATCGTTGTACTGACTTCGATACGTACGTCTACGCCAAGTACACGATTCCCATCACAGAATTGACGATCGTAACGGACCCGAATGACGACTTGCTCAACGTCAACATGGATCTCACCCGTACGTATACGATCAACGTTCGCGACGGTACGACTTCGACGCTCGATTGCGACTGTATACGAAATGTACACAGCGATGTGGTTCGCATCGAATGCGATTGTGAGCCTTTCTTCTACCAGAATCTAATAAAAACATACTCAGAGTGGAACAAAGAGCACAAATTGGAAGAGGCACTACAAAGTGAGACGGACAACAATGAAACTGTTGAATAAAGTTTGGTTTTTTTTTGATGAATTTTGTTGTTTCATTTGACTTTATCCTAAGGAGTGTCTACTCTTTATTCGATCGACCGAAACGATCGGTTCGAATCAGGTTATTATGGCGTTGTTGCAGTGTAGCAAACTGGACAGTACGTTGTACTCGCCGCAAACGTCGGGCAGGTTGGTGCCGCCTCGAACGTAATGCAAACTCTCGGACCAACGGTTGCCGGCGAACGACTGATTGATCGACCACTGATCGAGGCGGGTGCCTTCGACTTTTTCGTGGCCGGTCAGATTGTTGCGCAGAAACTCTTTGTAGATGTTGTCGGGCGTGTTTATGAACAGCATATAGGGTATGTTGAAGATGGGATAGCGCATGGCATCGGGATCGCTGTGGTCGCCTCCCTTCACCACGTATTTGACTTCGACATCGTCGAAATTGGACTGGCGCGACAGAAACGAAATGGGCGACAGACAGATCTGCGCACTGATCCCGTCCTCCGTCATCCATTCGCGTAGATCTTCGCTGCGATTCAGCACGCCCTTCTGCCCGTGAATGCCGCAGATTTTCAGACCGCCCAGATCGCTGGTGGACGTGATCAGCACGAGCTTCACGTTGACCAGATCGTTGAACACGTTCATCTCGACGTTGACCCGTTCGATCGTTTGCTGTTTGGTGCCGCGAAAATAGACGAACAGCTTGTACACGTTGTACGTGTTGGTTTTGTTGCGGCACGACTCGATCTTGTACCGTTTGCCGTCGTAGGTCCAGTTCAGCTTCACGTTCGACACGATCGTTCCGTACATGACTATGCGAAGGCCGTAGGGCACGTCGCAATAGTTGAACTCCTCCGCCCGCTCGAACTTGATCAGCGGCGACTCGTGTTTGGCGTGCAACAGTTTGCCGCGCAGCTTGATAATCTTGTTGTTATAGAGGCACACGGGCAGCAGCACATCGGGAATGTACGGGTCTTCGGCGGTGTAGAGGCTGTTGTCGCGCACCAGCGTCCACAGTTTGAACATTTTGTTGTTCTGTCTGATCCGTTCGTCGACGATCACAGAGTTGCCCGTCGGCAGCGTGTTCAGGAACGTTCGTTTGCTACAGTCCGTCCTGTACGGCAGCACGGGCATGGCGTTCTTCAGGTTCGTGACGGACACGATCAGTTTGGGCACGGGCGTCGTGGCGAACATGCGCAGAAAGTTGCGATAGTAGTACTGGACCAGCTTCGACATTAGATTCGACACATGATCGCTCTCCTCGATGATCAGTCCGTTGACTTGACGCATTATAGAATCGCTATTGTGGTACTCGTAGGGCGTGAGCAGAGCGACTATGCGCGTGTCGTGCTCGTGTTCGCGCTCGATACGAATCGTCTTCTTGATACAGATCATGCCTTCGTGATGGTTCACGAACAGAATGTTCGAGTTCAGCTTGATCTCGGCGGGGAAACGGTTTCGTTTCAGTTCGTACGTCAGATAGGGCAAATGTTTCCGCCGACACTTGTAGATCGTGGGCCGGTTGTTGAAGGCTATCATCAGCCAATCGGTAATGTCGCCGTTCGAGTAGACGCTCTGGATCTGTTCGCGCGTCATTATGATGCCGGCCGCCGCCAACATTCTGAACTTGTTCGCCACCGCATGGTAATCGATGTTCGGCAGACGGACGTCGCGACACAGGAAAAACTTTTTGCCCGCCACCGTCATTTCGCCGTGAAAGAAGCTATCGACGAACTTGACAAAGTCGGACTTGTGCATGAGCATGTCTTGTCGCATGTTGTCGTTGGTGATCCTGATCACTTCGTTGCCTATGCGATACTTGAGCGGCGGAGGGTTTATTTCAATGTTGTTGTTGCTCGAATTGTCTTGGTAGTTGAGGAAGTTTTTCTTTTGTTTACTGAACGTCTTCGAAACGCCATGGATCAGTTTGCCGTTGACGATCGTGTCGACGATTTTTTTACAGTCCTTCGGATAGAGAATGGTCTGGAGCTTCTTCTTGCGCTGATCGCACACGACACCGTTCGAACCGGACGACGACGACGCGGCTTCGCTCTGGAGCAGGCCGTCGTACATTTTCAGCACGGGCTTGTAGATGAGCGACATGAGGTAGGCGTGCTTGTAGATGATCTTGTTCGACAGACTATCGATCGAGTAGTTGATGTCGGTGCGCATGATCCGTTTGATCTGATCGAACAGTTCGTTGGCCTGATTCTTGCCAAAGTCGAAGAGGAAATTCAACGGTTCCCATTTGCCGCTGCTCTTGAGGTACGTCTCTAGGATTTCGTTGAGGTTCGACGTCACTACGTAGTCTTTGGCGTAGACGTCCCGCGCGAACAGGATGTCGTCGTGCTTGTCGTAGACGAGCTGGATGGCCCGATTGATCTTTTTCTCCTCGTCCATGTTGCCGTAGAGGAACATGCGTTTGCAACTCTTCGAGTAGAGTTTGTCGTAAAAGTTGTGTATGAGGATGTTGTTGTTCATCATGACGTTGGGAAAGCTGAGGTGGCGACCGTCGATCACGAACGTGCCGTACATGTTGGTAGCGTCGTCGGGATCGTCGCGACGAAACCGTTGGTCCAGTCGCGTGCCGAACACTATAAGCACGCATCTGTGCAGAACGCATCGGCCCAGCGAGTCGAGGGCGCAGCAGAAATAAGATTTACGCTCTTGTAGATATTTGATCGAGCACTTGTCCGTCGATTTGTCCAAACAGTTGAGGTAGAATCGCAGACCGTGATCGCGTTCGAGCGAATCGTACAGTTCGTTGAAATCTTCCAAAACGTCCGTCATGACTGACGCTCTCGATCCCACTGACGAACCGATGGAGCGAAACGATTCCTCCGACGACTCGAACGAACCCGTTTTGCCCGACTTCTACATGATCCTCGGCGTGAAACCCGACATTGCTGCGGCCGAAATACGCAGACGATACTACAAAAGCGCGCTACACACCCATCCCGATCGACCGATCACCATCGGGAAAAACATACAGGTGACCTTTCAAGACTTGGTCGACGCGTACAAACTGCTCACCGAGAAGGAAGCGCGGCAAGCGTACGATCAGTTTCAACAGCAGAAAACCGAAGCCATCCTGAAGCGTAAACGCATCGAAGCCGACTTCGCCAACGCCAATCGACGATTCAATATTATGCGGGCAGAGTTCCACGATCTCCTCTCGACGCCGACCGATCGACTCTTGGAGACGGAACGAAACCGATTGCAACGGATCGTGGCGCAAATCAACGAACTCGAACGACAGCGCATCGAAAGCGAAATAGCAGTCGCGAAACAAGAGAAACGTATCATGCCCCGCAACACGGCCCTCAATCGAGTGCTCGCGCGTTGGCACGTCGACTACGAACCGGTTGAAACCCCCATGGAACAGTTCGACACCGAGCAGCCACTTCGCAATCGGCCGAACGGCGGCTACACCGAGAGCATCGTACGAACGTGTTTGCAAAAGTACGGCACGATCGTGGGCATGGTCATGTGCAGCAATCGGCCGGGATGTGCCATAGTCGAGTTCGCCAGCCGTAAGGACGCGCAAGAAGCGATCCAAAACGAAACATGCCAACCGGACAACCCGCTCGTGCTCGATTGGTTTCGCGACGTGAAGCAGATGCGCATCTTCGACAGTCGAACGCAGAGCGAACAGGACGAGAATATGTTGAGAGCGAACGTGGCACTGCGACGCAAGCGCCAGATCGAAGAGCAGCGAAACATTATCGAACAGGGCGTCAAGAGGGAAAAGTTCACCATCTAACATAACGGTTTGGATGAAACAAATAATAAAAATGTTTAGATTTTAAATTTTATTAGTAGTTTTTGAATATACCTTTAGAACAAGCATTATAACAAGCATTACAACAATCATTTCATCACGTAACGACGAAAGGATTTGTAGACTCCATCATCGACCTCTTTCGACTTCACGATCGGATCGTCCAGGTTGGACTGTCGCTCGCCGCGAAACTTGCACGCTTCCAAAATTCCCCTCTCCATGTCCGGGTAGACAATGTGCAGAACATCCATGAACAGTTTCGTCGTGTCTTTCAGCACGAAATCATCGGCGAAACGCAACGGCACGTTCAGTTCGTTGAGTCGTCGGTAGCAGTCCAGAGCCAGCTCGTAGTCGTTGGTGATGCATAGTCGAGGCCAATGATCGTCGTTGTAGTCGTCGTCGTCGTACACGTCCAACGGAAATTTGTCGCTCATAACATCGTCGATATCCCTCAACAGTTCCTCGATTTGGTCGATCAATATCTGTGGGTCGTCCACCAACTCCAGATGATTGAAGTCGAACTTGATGGGTTGCTGCTGCTGCTGTTGCTCCATTGCTTCTTTTTCTTGTTCAAAGCTTAAGGTTTTTCAAAACTGGTGCATTGATAAAAAATTTGAGTTAATTTATACTTTTTTGTTATCTCGTGCACACATGCATTACGTAATCGAGGAGTATGAGCTCATTGTTTGTGCTAACGAGGAACGATTATTATTAGCGCGCGCTGTTGCCGAGGTGTCGCGTATAAATTGGTGTAACGTATCGTATTCCTCGCCATTGTAATAAACGTTAATAGCGCTACGAACCCGACCACGCCAGTTAGGAGAATGTCTGTCATAAAAACGAGTTTCAACAAACGGCCCATCGAAGTTTACTACGAAATAGACGATCGCAAACAATTGTGGTTTCTGGCCGAACCCTTTGCTCACATACTCAAACACGACGATCCCGATCGAGCCGTAATGAGCATAGTTTGCGACCACAACAGATGCCAGTTCGATCAGATAGCGGACGGATCGGTCGACAGGTTGGACGCAGACGGTGTGATCAATAGAAACTCTCTATTCGTGAGTGGCGACGGACTGATCGAGTTGATAAACGGCACCAAAAGTTCACAGGTCGTGGACGAACTTCGCGAATACGTCGAACTACAATTGCTGCCATTCATGTACTATCGACCCGAGTTTCTAGACTAGTCTCTGTGTAAACTGTTCGTTCAAGTATGCAGACTATTATTGTTGGTTCTAGACGCTAAAATTATTCTATTATTCTATTGTAACTAAAGGTCGAGAGATGTTTCAATAAAAGTTTCAACATGTAATTAAATAGAGTTTTATTTCATTCTTTACAATTCCTTTACAAGTCATTTACAGATTATTCAATACACAGTAGACGGTGGACCGTTGCGAACCGATCGTCATTTGTATTTATTTTCCTTGTTGTCGTGTCTGGGCTGTCTTCCCATCGACTCGTAGCACATCAACGACACCCTGCCCTGCGTGACCCGTTCGTATTGGTGCTGAGGAATGTTGCCGTTGTGAAGCGTCGTCGGCTTGCCGGCCTGACGTGAACCGTTGTAAAAGTCGACAACGTGGCGAGTGCTGCCCGTACGATTGTTGTTGCTGTTCATGGCGGTCGATGGAATTGTTTCGGATAGTTTGTGCCCATGGCTCACATGGGTTTATATTTCATATTTTTATCTAATCTGCGCGAAAACAACAATGGAGGATGATGCAAGACACGGTGCACGTGTCGTCAGAATCGAAATTTATTTTCACGACCCGATCGTTGGTCGTCGGTGGCGGCGACGATGCTGCGTTTCTTACGAACCGGCATCCACCGGACGCGTGATCGTTTCTCGTACACGCTTCGGGGTCGTCGGATCGCGGGCAAACTGATTACGATAGTCATAAACGGCATGTTTACAGGCTTACTACTTGGACAGACGACGACAACTACGAAATAATAGACTGAATTTCATCATTTAGTTTTTTATTAATTATTAGTACTAGCACAGCTTTTGTTTGATGAAAAACGTTTACAATAATCGATGACCGTTCGCAACTGTCGCTCGTCCAACCTGAAGAATCCCCTGCACAACCGTCTGTCGGCGAACCGTTCGAACACGCGACGTTCCAGTTCGACGCAATCCTCGGTCAGCTGCAGGTGCTCGGCGTAAAAGTCGTAGGGCGACGCGCTGTCCAACTGGAACAGGCAGTCGCGCAACTCGAACGTGCATCCGATCTTGTACAATCGGTCCGCTTTCAGCATTTCATTGGTAACGATGTACACGCAGCCTCGCATGTTGAGCGGTTTCACTTGCGATCTCACCTGTTCCGCGCTCGAACGTTTCCATTCTTCGAACCGTTCGATGGGGTTCTTGCACAGCGACGGTAGCAACACGTTGATGAGCCAATAGGAAAATTCACGAGCATACTTCATCCGAGATCGACACAACAGCTCCAGGACGCCGGTGCAATTGATGAACTCGCTGTTCTTGAACCGTTCGTCGTCCGACGCGTATTTCATGTTCTTGGGCGAGACATGTTTGCCGACCACACGGTTCGTGCTGTTCGTGTACTTGAACAGTTTCACGAACGGTTCGGCCAACATCCAGACCGTTTGGTCCGATTCCGTCGAAACGATTTCAATGTCGACGTTGGCGAATCGGGTTTTTTGCACGTTCATCTCGTAATGTAGACTGAAAGAGCCGTACTGCAAGAGAACAATAGCGATTGCGACATTTATATACAGATTGGGAGAGGTCGCAGATCAACACAAACAATTCTAATAAAACAATTAGTGTCAATGTTGTCATGAGTTTATTTTATTTAAACAAAATAACATCTTTAAACGACATCTTTAGCCAACAAAGCAGGCGACGCTGCCATAAAATTTATATTGAACACGTTTTTGACGAAATAATTCTGGCAATTGTTCATCGTGTGCACCACCTGCTCGGCCGTGTACATTTGGTTCGCGTTCGAATGGCTGCGCTGCGGCGCGGACGGTACCAACTCTTTGGACATGTCTTCCACGATCCTCCCCACGATGGCGTTGATACGCTCTTTCGCTTCCACGCTGGGCGTCAGACACTTGGCCACACAGTCGTCTTCGTCTATAAAATTCAAAGCCTTGAATTCTTCGATTAGCTTCGAGTGAATATTCTTGTTTCGTTCACACATTAACGTGTCTTTTCTAAACTTGGCTCGAAGTTCTTGCTCGTCCAACACCTCCATCTCAGTTTTCAATTTGTTCGTGTAACGCAATCCGTAGAACATGTGCGGTCGGTCGGCGCGCACCTTCAGCCACACCATCACCGGGTTGGGACACTTGAGCTGGAGAAACTTTTCCGAGTCGCGCAGCCACGCGTACCGTTTCGAGTTGGACGGCTTCGAACGTTTCGCAGTGCTGCATTCCGCACTCACCTCGCCTTGATAGCGCTGAATCGCCTTGTCTTGCTGTTCGATCTCGTGTAGCTGACTGCGACACATGCGAATGCGACGCTTACCGTTCACTATGCGCTCGTAACCGGTGATGTACTCCTCCTTGTGCGGCTGCTCCGTCATCTCGGGCACCACTCTGCCGCTTACATTGGTCAAAGTTTGCCGCATCCGTTCGTTTTCCTCGATGTTGTCTTTCGCCAGCAAAGCGTTAACGGCAAATTGAGCCATGGTCATATTTGCAGCATTAGTTAAATCCTTCATTTGAAGTTGCATCTTGTACTCGCGCTCTTTATACTCTGACATTTGGTGCTCGTAGTTGCGCTTCATCTCGGATATTGTGGTGTCGTATTTGGCCATCATATTGTTGGCTTCAGACAATTCTAGTTTTAACTTCATAGTTTCCATCTGGGCTTCTGCCAATTTTTTGTCGTAGTTCACCACGTCTGTCGAGGCAGGTTGTTTGTTTCGCAAATCGTATTTACCCGTTCTCCTCAGCTCCGGCAATACTTCTTCGAACAGCCACTCTTGAAACTTCTCAGCCGCAGGAAGCTTTGATCTCACAATTAAAGCATAAACTCCGGCTTCAGTGATAAAGACTGTGTTCGGTTGCCAGTTTGGTGGTACATTGATAAGTTGGGATGACTTCATCAGGGGGTCGCCAATCGCGACGGCCATTAAATTTTCCCACGTCGTCTTCCATTGATTTTTAACATGTTTTTGAATGGCGTCTCGAGTGTTTTTATATCCCAAACACTGTGCCACACCATGTCCCCCGTACATAAACTTGTCCTTTTCCACTTCTATGATCCAAATTTCGCACTTTAATCCCCCAATTTTGCAAGACTTTTTTACGAGAGACATTTTGTAGCGTATGTGCGTTACTGCGTAAAACACGACGACGAATGATCTGCTTAGCCATCGGCTTGTTAGAACGGGCAAGCAGAGCGTAAACTCCTGGTTCTAGCACAAACAAGGTTTCCGGCTGCCAGTTTGAAGGTGTTGTAGATGGCGCCACATGGTGGTCCGAATTACGGACCAGTTGTAAATCTTTCAATTTTATTTTCCATTCATTAGGAATCAAAGCATAGGCGTGTTTAACGTTTTCATATCCAAGGAACTCGGCCAATTCTTTTAACTTTATCGCCACACCGTCCGGAGGCAGGATCACACCCCAGCACTCGAACTTGGCACCGCTGGCGTCGTCGCTAAGCGGAAACTCGAACCGTTGTAGAGACATATTAATGATAACGATAAATGTGTGTATATCGAAGCAAGATTTGGAGCAAACTGAACTGTAGCAAAGTTTGATCGCAGTATTTAAATGCGTTACTTTTGACCTTTCAAAACTGTAAGTGATGTCACAAGAGTTTTGGTGTTGAAGATGGCGCCACAAGTTGGTCTCGATTTGAGCCCACCTTATTTTGCAACTTGTTCGAAGGAATAATTATGGGAGTGTGATTTCAACACGTCCTCGATTTCATCCCAAGTTTTGCGCGAAGCTGGTTTTACATGATCGTATAACGCTCTTCTTGTCACATCGTTACATCAGCAGTTTTATAGATACTTTGTTGTGATAAGGTTCCATGTCGACAGCATGCATACATACTTAAAATTTTTAGTAATCATTTTAATTATGCTACTAATAATATTAATTGTGAACATGATCCTTTGCTCGCGACATGTAAACGAAGAAGAGGAGAAGGAGGAGGAACAAAAGGAGGAACATAACCCGTGCGCCGGAATAAATATGGGTTTTGTGCCCGATCCTAACGATTGTGCCAGGTACTTTATGTGCTTTAATAATAACATTACACATTATACATGTTTTTCTGGCATGCTTTTTAGTCCACCACGTGGTACATGTTTGCCTGCAGATGAAGTTGATTGTGGCGATAGACCTCGCCATTAATCGTAGGCACATACACACACACACAAGAAAAACAAAACAAGTAATAATAACAATTTAATTATATATTTATTCAAACAAGTCTTGGTCTTCGACGTCGTCGTCGTCGTCATCTCGGCGACGCCACAGTGACCGGGGATCTTTTCGGTAGTATACCCAGCTAACCCGAATCGGTATGTAGGCGGGATTGTTTTCGTACAGCACTCCTTGGCACAACGAATCCAGCCTTTCGGGCGATCCGTGTTCGATTGTTCGCTTGGCGTACTTTAGTTTACGCTGCACCCTTCTCTTCATGTATTTCGGACACCTCCACAACGTGTCGTGGTACAGATTGATGGTCAACGGTTCGCCGAAAGTCAACTGCTCGCTGTTGCGCACCAAACGGGGATGTTTTAAAAAGATGCCTTTCTGACACACGGGTATGTCGAAGGCCCGTATCAATTCGTAGTAGTACGGCAGTCCGCTAAATTGTAGACTCTCGATGAAGACGAGCTGAAGATTGCAGCGCTGGTGATTGAGGATACCGAACGTTTTAGACCCGCTACCCACACCATACCGATCGTCCATCGTGCGTAAAAACTCGAAAGCGTCCCTGTTCTCGCAGAAGAAATCGACGTCCGAATATTCGTTGGTGTAGCCCAATACGTAGGCGGCGAATCCTCCGGCCAATATGCCCGGTATGCCGAGCGAGTGGAGGTAGCAAACCTCTTTGTAGACAAGAGGCTCTTTCGATTTGATGATTTCCACGATGTCAAAGTCGTGCTTCGTACAGAGTTTCGGTGCCAGGAGAATTTTTCGAAAGGAAGACGACAATTGATCCATGGTGTTTTTGGTCGAATGTATTGTGTATGACTAAAAATACGGTGCATGATTTTATACTGCAAGTTTTTATCTCTAAACCCGCTGCATACGATAACGATAAGCATTCAGTTGCAACTGCTCAGACTATGTGTGTTGGAAACAAAAAACGTGTGAGTTTTTTTTTAGATAAAACGAAAGTCAAATCAGTCAAACACGACCCTATAGTTCGTTGTTGAACCGTTTGCGTCGGGCGATCGCTCTTTCGTCGCCCAGGCCCTCGTGCATGGCGTTCAGTAGGTCGCCGTTGTCAGCGTCGATTTCCCACGCAAACAATCCCGCCAACCCGTTCGCAAGCACGTACTGGCCCTTGGCGCGAACGGATCGAGCGTTGTCGAACGTGATCAGGTTGCCCGCGATCGGTTCGAAGCCGTACGCAGCCTCGGCGATCAGATCGTAGTAGAACTCGTAGTCTTTGACGAACTCGTTCGCGATCTGCCGATAGTCGACCACCCCATTTTCCCAGGTGCCTTCGATGGGTCCGCCGGCGACGCCGCTGAACCAGTTCGGTTCGTAGTCGTAGCCGGTCACGTTCGACCAGCCGCGAGCGTACATCGCCACGCCGACGACGATCTTCTGATTGCGCACGCCCTGTTCGAGAAGCGACGACACGGCATAGTCGGTGGTGTACTTTTCGTCGGGGTTCCATTGGGGCGCGAACAGTGTGGTCTGGTAGCCCAGATCGGTGTTGGACCACGCACCCTTGAAATCGTAGTTCATGAGGAAAATGTAATCCAACTGCGTCTGCGCCCGAGCGTAGTCGACGACTTGAATTTTATCGTAGCCCGCGCTGATGGCGCTGGTCAACAGGTACGAACGGTTCGTGGCGGCGCTCAACTCGTCGAGCATGTCGCGCAGCTCGGTCAAAAGCGTCACGTACGTCGCACCATCGCGATCGGGATCGCCCAGGTCGGGATTGGCGCCTTTGCCGCCCGGAAACTCCCAGTCGACGTCGACTCCGTCGAAGAACTTCCAAGTCAGCAGAAACTCGCGAACCGATTCGACGAAGGTTGCGCGTTTGCTCGCGTCGTGCAGGAAGAAGAACGGATCGGACAGCGTCCAACCGCCGATCGAGGGCAGAATCTTGAGCGAAGGATTGGCCCGTTTGGCCGCCATCAGCTGTCCAAAGTTTCCCTTGTACGGATCGTTCCAGGCCGAGACGCCTTTCTGCGGTTTCTGCAGCGCCGCCCAGGGATCGTGAATCGTCACCTTAAAGTCCGACCTGCCCACGCACGACCGTTGCAACGCTTCGAAACTGTTGTCGATCGGTTTCAGGCTGTCGTTGATGCCGTCGCCTCCGCACATGGGAATGAAGCCGTACAGCAGATGCGACAGGTTCGGCAACGGCACCAGATCTACGGGAAAGTTGCGCAAGTAAACGCCCCATTCGACAAAGTAGGCCGCTTTCACGGTGCCCGACGTGTCGACGTAGGGCAGATTGTTTTCGCGCCACTCGTAGTTGAGGGCGGCCAGATGGCTACCGTCCGTGTCGGCCACCAGAGTCTCGACGCCCGCACTAATGGAACAGCCGTCCGAATTGCACAGGCGCACCTTCATCGAGTACCGGCCGCCCTTGTCGATGTGGAAACTCGCCCGTTTCGGGCCGGCGTCGCCCGACCACACGATCTTGTCGTCCAGATAGACGTAGGCATCGCGACCGATGTCGCCGTACCAAACGTTCCACGACACTTCAATGTTGACGCTCTCGTGTCGGGTGACGAGTTCGTTGTATGCCGTGGCCGTTTGACTGACCTGCACCAGGGCGTAGCTGCGATCGGCCCAATCGATGGTAGGCGTACCGGGCGCGGCCGCGCCAACGCCGAACGGGCACAGCACCGACGCAACCACAACCACAACCACGGCGACGAGCGACGACATGATTCTTCACGATCGCTCCTTACAAATTACGCATGGTGGACACGTCAATCGTTATCGTCTCCGGCATCGTCCTTTGAGAGAGGCGTGCGCGCGCGTGGAGGAGATATTATAATGTCGTCGAGTGGATGTTTCATAGTGTATATAATTTTAACGCCTCCACGATTATTGTCACATCACGAAGAGAAACGCATGTGATAACACGGAAAATGTGTACGGTTGTCGTAAGAGATTTCAAGTTTGGCGACATCACGATGCGCCTCCGTTACACCATCGATCAGGACAACTGCGTATGGTTCGTGGGCCGCGACATAGCCAAACTGCTCAAATACCAGCGCACCCAAGACGCGATCAAGAAACACGTCAACGTCAAGTACAAGGCGCTCATCAAACATTCGCCCGACTACGATGCCGAGTCGTCGTCGGATTCCGAAACTAATCTGCACCCTCAGACGGTGCTCATCAACAAGTCGGGCGTCATTCAGCTGATCATGCACTCGAAGCTGCCGTACGCCGTCGAGTTGCAGGAGTGGCTACTGGAAGAGGTGATTCCGCAGGTCCTGAGCACGGGCCGGTACGTTTGCGAAACGGCGCCCAGCAAGAGTGTCAACGATTGTCAGTCACAGACGGTCGTTTTGTTACAAGAGATATCCCAAACTATGGGACAACTGAAAAGAGACAACGAGGATCTGAAAAAATCGCTAGTCGCAAAGGACGAAACTCTAAAACGATTGGCCACCAACAAAGACAAACAGATCGATCGTCTGCTCGGCGATTTGACGCGTTACCGCAAGCTGCTCTACTACAAGGAGGAACAGGTTTCGGAGCTGCGCGAAAAAACGGTCGAGTATCCGCGCTGCGAGTATAAACAGCCCTACCTGTGCATATCGAAGCGTCAGACGGTGTTCACCGCCATCACGGGACAACGCAAGTGGATCGACATGCAGAAGAACCGGTTGCGCATTGACGACGACAGCGTTATTGTCGAGAGGAAACGGCCCAATCCCCAGGTGGACTGGATCAATCTCACGGACAACCTGAACGAACAAGACTTTGACATGTCCAACGTGAAACGCGCCAAACGAGAAATCGAATTCACCTCGGATCAGGACGCCAACAAGTTCGAGAACATCATTAAACGTGTTTTCGTAAACAAGCTACAGTTGAAATCGCGTCTAGAAGCCGCTCCATAAAAAGTTAAAATTAAATCCTAAGTTTAGTGAGATTGTAGTTAACGAAATTATAAAGTGTGTAACTTTGTGTATGTACCTATTTTTTTTCAATGTTTGGTCTGTTCGTTTGATCAATGTTTCTTTTTGTTAATAGAGTAAAATGTATCCAAAAAAAACAAAATCCAAATGTATCCAAAGACTGTGCAATGTGGGAAGACTACAATTTGTAATTAGATTGTGTATAAATAGGAAATGAGAAACAAGAAAAGAATATGTAGTTGGTATTAAATAAATTTTATTATTTTTTATACAACATGTATTGTTTAATTCTATCACTAGCAGTCGTACAAACAAACAAACCTCGGAAAAAGACACTGTTCACAGAATAGTCTATAGTCAAAGTTCACATAGATTGAACCGTCGTCATCACTGCACTCGAGATCGCACTGAACACATCGATCCGGTTTCACGACATACTGGCATCGATGAAAAAAATCGCCACTGTTCATTTCAAAGTTCCACGCGATCCTGATCCGTTCGCGCCAAACCACGTACAAGTTGGACGAAGAACAGCCTTTGTTCACGGATTCCCAATAATAGACGCTCAATAAAGCGAATATCCTCGAGTCCATTACGCAACAGTTGTCGCACGAGAACAGGGGAAAAAAACATGTTCTACAGAAATGACGCGAAATGCCGGCAGGATCGTTTTCTTCGTCGATGACTCGACAACAACTGGTCGGCGTAGCGCAAAACTCGCACTCCCCGTTCGGCGGCGGCGGCATCTCCGCCACGACACATTGGTACGTGATAGCGTGGAGCCATTGCTTTCGCACCTTTTTGCGATCCTCGACGTCGACGAGTTCGCGGTACTTTCGAGAGTACTTTACGAACGGTTCGATAAAGTGTTGGGACTTCATGTTGAGTCATTTACAGTCACACTGAGCAATTTGTTGCGTGCGTATTAGTTTTATTCGAAAGGATGTGTCGGATGTGTTTAATATACATACACAAATAAGAATATCAAATCCCATATTAGTTGTGCGCTGCACAAACAAGTCCGAGACTATTCGAGTAAAAGTGATACGCGCGCACGCGCCGCGAGACAATGTTGATCACGATCGACGTGAACGACAAGGACTCGTACGTATTCAAACTGTTCAAGCGTCTGTGGAACAGTTGCGAAGTTGAATGTCAGATCTGTTTCGATCGCATCTTGGACGAGGGCGTGATCGCCGTGACCGATCGTGCCGCGCTCAACATCGAGAAGATGTTTCACTCGCACTGCCTGGAACGGTGGCGGCGCGAGAACCGACGCGATCCGTTCAACCGAAACGTCAAGATGTGGTTCAACTTTCCGCCGAAAACGCTGCAGGAGACGCGCCATCTGCTCGAAGAAATGTCCGGCGGCTTCATAGGCGACCAGACGGCCGACAAACTGTTCGCAAACGAATACGAACGCGTTCATAACGCCCGACACTTGGACATGGAAATTGATTTTGAAAAACTATTAAACTGTTGAAACTTTTATTTGGACTATTCTTTTCTTTCACCTCCACATCCAGCCTTTACATCCAAGTTCGAGTGTTTGAGTATTGATCCATTAGATGTACAGATCGGTGTTGATCACTTCGACTTGATATCGCAGTTCGAGTATCTGCTGACTGGGATCCTTTGGCTGCCGAGGCAGTTCGAAGGTAACGTCGAGATTGTTACCGGTGTACTTGTAGAAACGGTTTTGCATCAGAGCGATCAGTTTCGCATTGTACAAGTTCGTCAGGTCCGATTGGATATCTTTGATCCGATACTTGGTGGCTTCGTCGATCGGGTTGGTGCGGGATCGCGTCACTTTGTGCAGCTCCAAGCGTTTCACGATCTTGTTCTCGATGAACTGCGCGCAACCGTTGATGAAATTCATCAAGCTATAGGTGATCGCGTTCGGTTCGTCCGTCGAATAGTTGACATTCACCACCACGTACAGCAATATGTCGAAGACGTTGATGAAACTGTTGTAGTAGTACTCGAACAGGTTGATCGCGCGATCGAGATTGTCCCGATTCGGATTGAACTCGAGTATGTTGTTAATTATCGTTTCGAAATAGACCTTGTGCTCCTGGCCGACATCGTAGGAAATAAAAAAAGTCAACAGGTTCATTTCGTTGTAATCGATTATGTTCTGCAGGTAGTACTTTAGGTTGTCGATGGCTTTCTGCACGTAGAACACGTTATTGGGCCGGTTCGGTATGTACTGCAGCAGCGGCGGCACCACCCGGATCGTCATCGGATCGTTGTTGAAGTAGATCTCGCTCGGAGTTTTAGTGTCGAACTCGAACCCGTTCGTCGCTTTGACGTTCGCCTTGCTTTTCGACAGACGCCTGGTCGGTCTGACTCCGAGACGCCCCTCGAGCTCGATGATCTTGCCCAGATCGGTTTCGTCGACGTCGTACGTTTGCGTCGGTGGCGGTACAGGCTGTGGTGTGGGCTGAACGTTTTCCTGTGCGGGCGCTTCCGCGGGTCGGCGACCATCCTCTTCGTCGCTGATCTCGATCGGCGTCGGCGGCAAATTGTGCAATCGTATGAGCGGGTTTTGCGGCGGAACGACGGGCTCCGCGAAAGCTGCGCCCTCGATCGGTTCGTTGGCGGGCACCACGCCGTAGCCTTCGCCGACTTCGTTGGCATCTTCGTTGCCGTCGAAGGGCGCCTTTTCATAGTCGGGGTATTCGTCGATCTGCATCGATTCGTTGTTGTCGCTGAGGTCGTCGCGCGAAGAGGATCGATCGCGCCTACCTCGACGCGAAAACAACGAGGAAAATCTCGAACGATCGGTCATTTTCGTATCTTCTCAGTAGACAATTTTCAAGTAATCCCTCAGGTTTTCCTTCACGACGATGGGGCTGTCGAAAGTTTCGACCTTATTTGTAAATTGATTGGTATAATAGTAGAGATCCTTCTTCTTGTACATGAATCTGTAGCGATTCAAGCGTTCGTACTCGTCGTACGTCAACAGTTTGATGCGGGCCCGTTCAAATATGTCGTCACCGTTCGAACCGGAGGACGTGACATCGGTCATTTTAAAAAATAATTTACAATTGCTCGATAATACTTATATTATTTTACATGTCGTCGACGACGATCGTAAGGTACAGACAATGTGTATCGGAGAGATCGGTTTCGTTCAAACCGATCACGTTCCGGAAGAGTCAGTGTCCTCTTCATCCGTCACGAGCGAACTGTCAAGTGACCCAGGACCCTGATTCGCCGGATCGTTTCACGCATTTCACCTTCATCGAACAGTTCTTCAAACAGTACGACGGCACACCTTACTATGTCGCACTGTTCGATCGCGACGCGCTCGACCTCTACGGCAAACTGGACGTTGCGGAGAAAATGGCCTGCTACGTACACATCGACCAGGTGGACGCGGACGAAAAGTTCGCCACGATCGACGAGGCCGGCGAACGCAACATGGCCGTGATCCGGATCGTTTTGAAGTCCGTCATCGAGTGCATGATGCGCGTCCGAGATCGATACCTGCTCATGTTCGACGAGCCCTACATCGATCTGGTCTACTCCAACTATCGAACGGTTGTGTTGCCGCAGCGCATGTACACCTTGTTCACCAGCGAAACAGCGCCCGTTTACGACGCGTTCGACGTGTTCAACTTGCCCGAATCGCAAACGGCCCTCGAATCGCAGAACATCTACAAAACCTTCCTCGTCTACAACACGATCCTGACGCTGGTGCTCAAACAGAGCAATCCGTTCAACGAACGCAACAAGAACATCTCCGTCATCTTTCGCAACCTCGGCACATGCCCGAACAATAGTCGACGTGTTAAATGCTGCGACCTAAAGTACGGGGGCGGATCACCCGGCCATTTCATGTGCCCGACGAAAGAGATCGTTCGGCGCGTTTTCAAATACGCCAAATGGGCGAGGAACCCGAACAATTACAAGCGCTACTACGAACTCATCATGAGGCCCATTCACAGAGAACGGCGCCACGTGCCGAACCGTGCGGACGCAATTCAACCTGCACGCGAGTTGGATTTAATAGTGCTCGATTGGTACAATTTCATGGACGATTTTAAAGGATACTTCCTTCAACAACAGTAGTGCATCGAATACCATACGCCGGTTGTACCATCATCATCGTCATCATCGAACATGTTCGTCGCCCGCCGTTCGTCGCGGGTAAACAATATGATAACTAATTTACACAACGCGTATGTGTGCATTTATGATAATATCCATTGGAAGCGAGCCCGTATTTAACCTATTTATACCGAATAACTCTATCCAGCATTGAGCAATCAGTCGTATAGATTTGTGGCCCAAACATCGTCACGGGCACCGCGAATTATTTTATTATCGCAGCGGCGATCGATACGCACCAATGAAGATGTCGTCGGGCGTGAACTTTAAATTGGAGAAGTTGATCGCGGGCACGATAATGAATAATTATAATGACAACAAGCGTTACACGGAACACTTTAGTAGCCAGCGAAGCGGCGCCAGTTTCGGAAGTGATCACTCGGCCGTGTCATCGTCGTCTGTGTCGTCGTCGTCGTCTCTAAACAACGCTAATCACATTGGACGCGTCACAACGTACGACGTGTTGGGTCAAAGGAATTATCAGACCTTTTACGACAGTAATAAGTTCAAGTTTTAATCTCGTTTGAAGAAACTTCCTGAAACCGCCTGCGCGGAAAAATATGTCATCGTGGTCGCCGACCCGTCCTACTTCGAACGTGTTTGTTGTGTTTGATAAAAAAATAGACTTGAACGATCAAACGATTGCGTGTGTAACGTGTCCATTTGTGGCTCCGCTGTCAATTACTTTTGACGACTATCAGCAGCTCCACGATCGATACGTTTCGCTAACAAGAGTGAACTGTCACAGTGTCGTCGCGGAAGAAAATAACAAGGGCTTTTGTTTTGATGCTCTCTATACTAGACTATAAGTACTAGAATATAAGTAAAATGTTTTATAAATTAGGTGTTAATATAGTGTATGTCTGTGTTGTTGTACAAATGTAATATTTATTAAATTTATTTTACTCTATCTTCATTTCCTTTTATTTGTCGTTGAGAGATGATGAAATAATACGTTAGTTTATTTTTTAACAAATTTATTAGCAAAATGTAGATTAAAATAGCGAGTAAAAAGGTTATTTTTCCTTTTTCTCTTCATCTTTCTTCACCTCCTCTTCCTCCTCCTCCTCCTCTTCTTTCTCGTCGTCGAGCTCGTCTTCTTCTTCTTCAGACGACGTCTGCGAGTAGTATTCCGTGTCAGTTTCGGTGCAGTCGTCGGCCAATTTTATGTCCAAGTAGTAATTTTCACTAAACTCCACCACGTTCATGGCGGGCCAGGTGCTCAAGTCGATGCCCTCGGGCAGACAGTCGGCGTATTCTCTACGTACCGCTTCCGTTCCCAATTGTAAATCTTTAGATAGACCATACGAATTACTAGCCATGTCCTCCATAGGATAATGCTCGTTCAAGTCGATAGTGTCGTCGAACACGATAGAGAGTATTTTGTAGTTGATGATGACGGATTTGAGAATTCGGAACCACTGTTCGTTGGTAAATTCTTGAGGCCAGATGTATCCGTACAATGTTTGCTCCAACACGGAATTTTCAATGTCGTAGTATTTTTCCAGATTGACACCCTCCATAATGTTCTTGTATCGGCTGGTGTCTCCGCATTCCATGTGCTCGATGGCGCACGATAGTATATGGAGGTAGTCCTTCACGAACGGTTCGTACGATTTCGACGCATCGTACACGAGTATCGACGAACTGGCTTTGGTGTAGTTTTTGAAACAAAAAGTTTTAGTGTACATGTTGGGGCTGTGTCGAGTACAACTACAATATATTTTATTCTATACTACGTTTATATATTCGAATCTAATCGAACACACTTTGATTAAATTGATAACACAAAATTTGTATATAGATATAGATATATATTTATTAATTTATTAAACACAGTTTTAGTTGACAATATTTTTATTCGCTTTGAAAATGGACAACTTTTGCTTATATTCGGTGTGTTTGATGCCGGCTTGCGCGCACAACAGGCCAAACAGTTTGCCGAAAATTCTATCGACAGGAACCTTGGTCGTATTGTACGGTTCGACAGCGTCGTAGCAGGCGACCAGACACTCGTCGAAATTGGACGCGTCCACCGTTCGATCGGACAGCACGCCGCGTACAAACGTTTTGGTGATCACGCGCAGAACGTTCGTTTCGCCCAGATCGTCCAGTTTGTATTCTTTTTTGACTTTGTAGCGCAGTTCGTCGCAGCGCAGCACGTAGCCCTCCACCGTCTCCTCGCCGTGGTCGGGGAACAGGGTCGATCTATACACGATGGGCTTCGAGACGAAATCGTCGTATAGCACACACTCGTACGGAATCGTATCGAACTGGCCGTTGTTGTGCAGAAAGTTCTGGGCCAGTTCGAATTCAATGTCTTCTTCGATGCCGTCGTCGAACCGTTTGATGTCGTACGCGTAGAACTTGATCGGTTCGCGCTGGGCCGAGTAGTGAATCGCATTGATGGGTTCGATTCGGTCGTCGTCTCGCCATCCCACCAGCTCGCCGTACACCACGAACGCGTTGTATCCGGTGACGCGTTGCAAGCGCCGAGCGCACGACACCAGCTGCGAACGGATACGATGGTAGCCCATAAAGTCGCTGTACGACTCGAGATACGTGTGCCTCGATCCGAACGTCACCCTCGAACCGTCGACGATGATGCGGAAATTGCAACCGTCCAGTTTCTCTTGGACACACACCAATCGGCCCCAGAGCGCGGCGCCCTTCGAACGGTCCAACCGTGGAATGGACGGGTACAGCAGCGTAGTGATTTTCAGCGACGGCATCACCAATTCACCCTCGTCGAGCATGTACATAACCATCGTTTTGAGCACGTCGCATCTCTCGGGCAACGGGGGATATCTAGATAGTTTCGCCTCCAGAGCGTCGCGCCAATCGTAAACGTAGGTCTTGTGCTCCGGCTCGACGGGCGTGCCGTCCACGCGATGCTTCATCAGAATCTCGTACAGTCGAACGCGTTCGACGTGGTCGTCCAGCAATTGGGGCAGACGGTTGCAAGGGGGAAACTGCCCGGTTCGCAACCAACGGTCCACGTAGGCCAGGTTGTACACGATCGCCAACAACTGTTTCGGATCGTCGGCTGAGGCGCGCTTCGCTCTATACTTGAGCATGGTTCGCAGCGTGTTCGGCATACGCAGCTTGGCCAGTTGACGAATAAACTCGAACAGTTCGGTGTCGGGCACGTCGCTCTCTTGCGCAAACACGCCCAAGTAATAGTACTTGCCCGTGTAGATTCCGTGGAGACCCTTGTACAGATCGACATGGGTACAGTCGTCGTTTGTGTCGTCCGTTTTGCCGTGCACGTTGGCCAAATGATTGCGACCGTTGATGTACTGCAGAAACTCGTCCGACGAACACTTGGTGAAAATCACGTAGTCGTGATCGCTAGCCGAAGTGTTGTAGCCCTTGGCGTGACTGCCAATGTCCAGTTTGATGTAAACCATCGTGTCGACTGATAGCTAACCCGGCCGTCTCGATCAATTTATATATTATTAATACGCGAGATAACGTTTTCTATTGCGACGTATTAACATTACGTATTAATTTCATTGTGCAAGATAACAACCAAATAGGTATAACACCACACGTACAAGAGTGATATGAGGTAGAAACACATACAAAAACTATTCAATATCTGTAATTGGTAAACTTTATTGTCGACTGTTTTGCGCGTTAACATTCATCTGATGTATAGGGGAAAACTTTTCAAATTACACCACTGACATGACGACAAAATTAGTTTTTCGTGACATTGTTTATGAGAGTGCTTATAAATAACGCCAGTACATAAAAGTTTATTTAATAACCCGCGCCACTCTTCTCCGTACCTGAACGAAGGGTTTCGTATAAAAGCGATCGTCGCGCCAAATGACGCTCATTCTCGCCAAAGAAACATTCAAATGTTCTCGTCCGTTAGCGTCAGACTACTCGAACTCGACGGATATTGTCTCGATCTGAGACATGTCTCGTTCGAAAACGAAACGGGTCTCGATCTCATCGAGTATATAGTTTTTTTAAATGTAAAGTGTTCGATATTTCGTAATTTTCACGTGCGCAGCGATCTGTCGCTCGAGTCGCTCGCCCTGCACATATTCCGCAACGTTCGCTATCGCATCGACGGCCGCGAGATGACCACCGCGAACAAGAGTTTTGTCGATTACATCTTTCACGACGAACACGATCGTGACGCGATGCACATCAAACTCCATCCCTGGCTACGAGTGGTGGTGGCGAAGAAACTGCGGTCCAGCGAACGCTACCATCAACGCATCACCGGCTTCATGGACTTTGAGAAACGGTTGCAGAACCCTCCCGACACCGTGGCCCTGCTCACCGACTACAACAGTACACGCGACATTCTGGACAGTTTCTACGAAAAGAATCTATTCGAACATACAGACGAAGATTAGTGGTGTGTGTGTGTGTACAACTTTCAAAGCAATCTAATAACACATATCCGTCGTTCTCGACCGTAAAAAGACTGTTGACCCGATAATATAACGCAATATCGTTATTGAATGTGTCCACACAATCCATGACAAACTATACTAAACAAACGAATTTTCTACGAGCCGATTGATCGGTTTGTATGCGGGAAAGGGTGGAGATTTTTGTAAACAAATGTTATTGTGTACTGTGGTGTTAATAAATATTGATACAAAATGTTTGTTTGATACTTTCATTTTATTTACCAACCACTCATTTAGTACGGGTATTGTTTTTGTAGCGCTTCTGTTTGTACACCGACAGCGGTGTACGTTTGCGAAACGAATAGTTGTGATCGAGTCGATCGAAGCGCGTCCTTTTGAATGGCAATTCATCGATTCCGTCCTCGTCATCCTCCTCCTCTTCTTCCTCTTCGCCGCTAGTGCTCGTCGTGCTCAGATTCTCTCGTTCCGAATCGACAACGGCGACGACTGCCGGATCGATGGTCTTCTTGGTGGCCACGATGCCTCCGACCAACTGTTTGGGCGCGTTCGTGACACGTTCGATCCGACCATGTTCGTCATCGTCGTCCGACGAAGACGTGTGGCCGGTTTCGTGCAGATTGTGCCTAACGATGATCGTTGCCGCCTTGTTGGGCATCCAGCTGTTGTTCAGTTTCACGTAGTGCTTGTTGACGGCGTCCCAGGCGGCGTTCAGGGCCAAGTGTTCGTTGTCCAGTTCGGGACGGTAGTATTTACGAAACGTGTCGGCGAACAGGCGGCGCGCCCGCAACGGCAGCTCCGGGTCCACGTACGGATTCTCCGTGTTGTAGTGCACCGACGACATTTCCAGCAATCTTAATAACTAATTAACTATTAACTATTGAATATTTTTATTTTCGTGTTAAACGGATCAATCCGAACCGTCCGACGTTTCGGTCGTGTCTGCTTCGTCGTCGTCTTCATCTTCAGTGGTGGTGGTATCGTATTGGTTGGCATCGGGCCGCGCCACCCATTTGCCGTTTCGTTTCACATACTTTCTGTTGACCGCCGCCCAGGCGTAGCGAAACGCTCGACCCTCGTCTCCGTCGTACGTGGAATTGAACACTTTGAGAAAAATCCTACGGCCGTGGTACGGCAATTTACGCACGTTACTGGGCAACGAAGCGACCGTGGCATAAGGCATAATAATGATGATGTAAGTAAATTATTCTACTTACACATCGCACTTATTGAATATTAACAACACTATTTTCAACTCGGAATAAACATGTTGCTATGGATAGGTTTAGCGGTGGCAATAATAATAATCGTTATCGTCGTCTCGATTGTGCTAGGAAGCGGAGAGACGGTCGACAAGAGATGTCATCCCGAAACGCATAACCGAATGGATTATACTAGTTGTTTCGCCTACTACGATTGCGCTACGAACCAAAGACATTTGTGTCCACCTTTTCAATCTTACAATTTTAACACGGGCCGTTGCTCTGAGGCAACTGCGGGTCATTGTTTTATGTTACAATGCAGTGGTAATGAAGGAACTAATGTTCCCGTAGAAAACAACTGTAGAGAATATAATCAGTGTTCTCTTGCAGGTGTTGTACTTATGACTTGCCCTCAAAATCAATGCTATAATTTGGGACAGGATCGATGCGTAGAGCCCGGCGAAGACGATGGTTGCGAGTGTAATAACAACGAATACGATACCATCGCGACGACGACGGAGATTCATTAATTATCGTCCAAGTCGACGCTCTAAAAATTATTATGCCTCTCAACATTTGAATTTTAACAAACAGAGTAAACGAAAATAAAATAATTATTTTACGCTTTAGGGTCCATTACCGCTGTTACGCGAAACCTTTTGTATAAACGGTCGAATATCCGCTACACAGAAACCCCTTAAAGACTGCTGCGCACTTGTAAGTCGTAATTAACTGTTCGCTCAGGTCGTTGTGTCATAATCTATTTGTATCAACAGTTACCACCCTTCGTAGAACGTAAAAAAAAACCATGCATTGGTGTAAAAGATTAGTCGTATATCTTTTGATTATAGCAATAGCATTGATCGTGTTCCTGATCGATTTCTCCTATAGACGTAGACATTTTGATTTCAGCACGTGTCATCCCGAAACGAAACTCAGCGCCGATCCAGAATCGTGCTTGGCCTACTACGATTGTTACACGGGCCGAAGACGTTTGTGTCCCGAGCGGCAGTGCTTCGACGAAACATCGGGCAGATGCACGGAAGACTGTGACGAATGTTTCACAGGACTGTGCACCGGCCAGTTCGGCAACACAGCGTTGGAAAATTCTTGTGGTCACTTTCTGTTATGTATACCAGCGAATCATGTGGTGCTTACATGTGCATCTCGACACTGTTTCAGCGCCTCGCAACGTATTTGTGTGGCTAACAGTTTGAAACATTGCAAATGTTTGAATCGAAACTAACGTCCTAAAATTAAGAGCACGATCAGTACTGGTCGACGCTAGGCAAAAATTAATAAGGCAAATATAACACGCCATCCCACTTCATTTACAGTCTATGTCACGCGCCACGAAATTAAAAGGCTCTTTGTTTTTGTGTCTTAGGTTTTTCGTGTACGGCCTAAACAAATAAGTCGGTTCTAGTTTGTGTAGAAGCTGGAAAAAAAAACATGAAACATCATCATCTTCGATCGCTCCTCTTGGTCGGACTATGCTTGGTCCACACGGCTGTCGCCGCGACGTTCGATCCGTCGAGATTCAACGGGATCGTAGACGATCGTGATGAACCGGTCAAACCACGCTACGAACCCGATCGTATGCGCGACTATTTCGAACGGTTCGTTCGCGACTACAACAGAACCTACATCGATAGCGTTGAACGCGAACAGCGCTACGAGACGTTTGTGCAAAACTTGAAAAACATCAATAGGCTCAACCAAAAATCCCAGGCGTCGTACGACATCAACAAGTTTTCGGATTTGACAAAAGACGAAGTCGTCGCACGGTTCACGGGTCTCGATCCGTCGCTGGCCGCCGCCGCCTACACCGACAACAACGGCACACAGTATCAGCTGTGCAAAGTGGTCGTCGTGGACGGAACTCCCGGTCGAGTGCCCGACCTGTGGGACTGGCGCAACTCTCAGAAAGTCACCAGCGTCAAACAACAGGGCGTGTGCGGTTCGTGTTGGGCGTTCGCGTCCGTCGCAAACATCGAAAGTCAGTACGCGATACGCCACGATCGCCTCCTCGATCTCTCCGAACAGCAGTTGGTCGACTGCGACCAGATCGATCAAGGATGTAGCGGCGGTCTCATGCATCTGGCCTTTCAGGAAATCCTACAGATGGGCGGGCTCGAAAGCGAACTCGTCTATCCCTATCAGGGCGTCGACTATGCGTGCCGTTTGAATCCGCGCAAGTTTGACGTTAAACTGTCCGACTGCCATCGCTACGATCTCCGCGACGAGCGCAAACTCCGCGAACTGGTCTACACGGTCGGGCCCATCGCGGTCGCCATCGATTGTATCGACATCATCGACTACAAGAGCGGCATCGTGTCCATGTGCAACAACAACGGGCTCAACCATGCCGTCCTGTTGGTCGGGTTCGGCATCGAGTTCGACACGCCCTACTGGATCCTCAAGAACAGCTGGGGCAACGATTGGGGCGAAAAGGGCTATTTCCGACTGAAACGCAACATAAACGGCTGCGGTATGATGAACGAACTCGCCGCCTCGGCAACAGTGTATTGATTTTTAATATGGGCGCACACAAAGAAAAACACGTTCCGAGCGCCTAAACGATTGAATAATCTACGAAAACGACGCTTATGTCACCGCCATCATCGTCAATATTTTATTATAGTTAATTTTGTCCTCGATTTAAATGTAATTTGAATAAATTCCACATATATACTACACCATCCGTACACAAGTCTATAAAATGCGTGTGTATAAAACATTAAACCGGCAAGTCCATTTCAATTTAGTGTTCTCTCAAGCCTCACCGCACTCGTTCTCGCGAAATGTGCGTAACTTTATCCACATTCCACTTTATGGACACGATCCTAATGGACAAACCGAACATTAAAGATGCGAACCTTCGTGATTTAATTTACTCGAACCGTTTGGTCGACGGCCCTACAAATTGTAATGTGTTATTTGCATTTAACTTGAGCGGACCCCTCGTCGCAGTCAACCGAACCGTTTTTAATACGACCCTCGAAATGTGTCGTAAAAAACTCGATGGAGCCATGGAATTTTACGATTGCTTCTCCGCCACCGACGAGAATCGGCACAATCATAAAAGGGCGACCGAAACGATCGGTTTCGAACGTTACTACGAAATGGACTGCTACGAAGTGTTGTGTTTGACGCACGACGACTTCAAGAACAACCACGAAAAGTATCTGCGCTGCGTCGTCGGTCTCGAACGAACCGTCGCGGACGCGTTCAAAAAAGAATGCCTCGATCGCTTGCTCAACAACAACGACGACGACGACGACGACGGAGGTTACCAGTCCAAACCGTACATAGTGGTGTGCTATGCACGCGACGCCACAGCCGCCAACATCGCACAGAGGAGCGTCAGTTTCGTCTACAAACCCGAGCACGGTAAAGTCATATTGCCTTTGATGTGCGTCGTCCACGACGGAACCAGGCCGAACGTGATCGGTATGAACGCGATCGTGCAGGGAGTGCGTTTGACCAACAAACCTGCGCAACGTTTGCAGCTCATCAGAGAACACATCGATCGAATCGAAAACACCCGGCTCGATCACGTTCGTCTCGTTCTTCAGTTGGGTTCGTTGAGATCGTGCCTCAGATCGATCGCGATGGAAGAGAAAGTCTACCACGACGACACGAGCATTTGTAACGGCAACGACGACGACGACGACAACGAACGAACCACGAGCACTTTAGCGAACGCGACGAACCAGTTGGACGAACTACTGCAGAATCTGGACATTTTAATCAATCTCAAATACGAAACGTTCGATGCGGAATACTATAGTTGCTGCGTGCTGCTGGAGGGCAGGATCGCGGTGCTAGTCGCGCTGCTCTATCGATACATCGACGAACGCACCATCGATTGGTGTGCGGTGACCGAGCGAAACGTTCAACGAATACGACTCATGTCCCGAATGAAACAGTTTGTCAAGAAATGCCTTTTTCCCGCCACCGCCAACAACGACAAACCCTACCACACGGGTCTGACTCGCAAAGAGTACGCGTGCATCGGTCACAGCGATGACGGTACGGCCAACGGGTTCGTCTACAACGGCTACAGTAACACTCTATATGCCAAATTCAACGACTGCCAGTGTCGCTTCGACACCAATCTGTACATTGATATTCAATAATAAAACACAATCATATTTTTTTCAATACAACTATTTTATTTTTTCCTGTCTAATGAGATTCTTGTTCGTGTGTTCAGTCTTTGAGAATATCACATGTCACGTTGTGCGTGCGCGTGTCTTGACTAGAGAAGAAGAAGCGTTTACACACGGATCACACGGACACACAACGATCGCTTACAACTAGAATACTAACTATACAACCGACTATACAGTACTGTACCACTACTTTTAATACTGTACAACAGTAGTTTGAGAGAAAGAAATCCTTCTAGATTAGTTTGATGACATCGTCTTTGGAATCGTAAATGTTATTGAACAGATCGTTAATGTCCGACTCGGAGGTGACAATGTGGATTTTGCTCTTGTCTGTTTTGCGAACCATCACGCCTTTCTTGCACAGCGAAACGTACTTGTAGTACGGCAATAGGGCGTCACGGGTCTTTTTCAACAACAGTTTGTGTTCGGGCGAGGCCGCCAGAAAAATTTTCACCGAACCCTCGAATTCAATGTCGAGATCGCTGTTCTTCAGACGAATCTCGCGCGACCGGTTCTGCCAGTTTTTAGCGGTGGCCGCGTCGGACAAACGCACCACTATATGATTCTTTTCGTATTCCGTATCGACCACATTCCTATAGTCGAGATCGAGCAAATGGCATATTTTCTTAACGTACATGTTTCTAGTTTTCTTGTTGTAGATTTTCCTATCGTAGATGCCGTAGATCTCCACGCTGTCGCTCAACTGTTCGTGTTCCAGTTTTTTGAGTTTCGAACGCAGTATGCTGATGTTGTCGCTCACGTTTCTATCGATGTCGGTGCGAATGAGGCTCTTCAAGATGGGCACGTTAATGAGATCGTTCTCCATTGTTAAATTACAAAATTGCAAACTAGCGAAACTTATTGTAATAATCCTACTTTTCAATTTCCTTCTTATCTATCACCCATCATCTACACCGGCGGCGGAACCGACAATGGCCAAGAACGAACCCTCCCCCGAATCAAACAACTCTTGTATACTACACATTTTATTTAATTTACAATACATCACAGTACAATCGATATATATCTAAATCTATATAGAAATTTAAACTTGGTAAAACTAAAGTACAAGTACAATGGCAAGAACACAAGAACGGCAGCTTAAAAGTAATACGACGAACACATGTATAGAGGTCTGTTGCAAGTGTCGCATTTCGGACTGAACTTTGCCATGTTGCCGCACTGGTAGCAGTTGAGCACTATCGCATAGTATTTCGCCTGCTTCGTCTCGTCGCAGTTTCGGCAGTGGGTCTTGTAGTAGAATTTCGCGTATTCCAATTCGTCGGTGTAGCCCATCGTTTGAATGTTCAGATGCTTCTTCGTTCGACACGCCGCCCGGTTTATTCGGTTGTCCAGCACCACGGTCAACGGCGACAAACTGGTCGCCACCACACTGAGCTCCAACAGATTCATGGTGTGTGTGCGCGCTTGACGACAACTAATGCGCGACGGCCTCCGCAAAGGCATTTTATAGATACACAACACACTCGGATGAGTGTACGCATATTCATGTTCACGTACTCATTATCATACATCGACGCAACTGTTCGCTTTCGATTTGAACCGTTTCCTGCGCATCGTCGTTTCGTCCGACAACAACAACGATAATGATGACGATGATGTGTGCCAGAATACGCTTTCGAGCGGCTCGTCGAGAAACAGATCGATGAGGTGCTCGGGGAACAGAAACTCGGACGGCAGCGCGCAGATGCTCATCAAGCGGCATCCGTCTCGTTTGTAGCAGATGGCGTCGTTTTTTATGTAGACATTTTGCAAAACGGTCGTATTGTGGTATATGTCGCCGCCGCCTATTTTGACACGATTGTGCGAAGTTATGTGATTGTTGAGGCCTTTGATGGCGCGATCCGCGATCGTCTCTATGTCGGACACTTGGGTGCTTTTGTAGTTTTTCGTGCTGGCCACCAAGTTGTGACTGCCCTTGGCGCCGCTCTCTATCACCGCTTCGAATTCACCGCTCAAATGCTTGAGTTCCGCATCGCCACATACCATCTCCTCCTTGTCGATCAACTCGATCAGCGCTTCGAACAGCAGCCGGCTGGCGTTCGAGCTGAGCACGAGCGCACAATCGCGCAACAGCATGTCCAGTCTCGATGCGAACGTCCACCGACGGTCGTAGCTTTTCCACAGCTTCAAACAGACCGGCACCGTCGCCAGAATGGTTTCGATCTTGTCGACGGCCCTGTACAGATAGTAGATCTGTTGGGACACGAACGACAGGCGATTCTTGTCGAAACAAATGAAATTGTAACGCGGATCACCGTAGATCATACACTCGAGATCGATGAGCGAGTTGGGTCGCGGCAGAAACGTGATCACCTCCTTGTCTCCGTCGCAGTCACGATTGGCGCCCGTGAACGTGCCCAGACCGATCTTGACGTTCCAGTCGCTGTAGTCGTCGGGCTCGATCACCGTCGAGATCTGCGTGCTCAGCTGCGATATGTTCGGGTGGCGAGTGGTCCAAGCGCGCAAGTTCGACACGTCTCGGCCGTAGTAGCGGTGAATGCTGGCTTTGGGCGGAATGATTTCGTTGGTGCCGTTGAAGCACTGCACGTTGGCGTAGAACGAGGCGGTGTTCAAGAAAGTCGAGTACATGTACTGGCCGGCGTAGCCGTTTTTGCTCTGTAGCTGATCTTTAATGACGCCGTGCGTCAATTTCGTCTTTTGCAGCGAGCCGTAGATGTCGACGAGGCCGAGATCGTGTTTCGAGTTGAAGGATTTGTTGAGGAAAATTATAAAGTTGTGGTCCCACAGAATGAAGTTGGGCATGATCAAATAGTCTATCTCGTCGGTGAACTTGTTCGTCTTTAGCTTCTTCAAGAACACGTTCGACGGCAGATCGGTGATCACGATGCTCGTGGCCATGATCAGTTCGCTCAGCGTTTCCGTGTGTTCGTTGCGTTCGGTGTGTTCCGAGTAGACCGATATCAATTGTTCGATGAGGCTGTTGAAGAAATTTATTTTGATCTTTTTCAAATCGCATATCAAATTCTTCAGGAACACCCGAAACGTTTCCAAATTCATAAAATAGCCATTTTCAATGTTCCTCGGATCGACCAACAAATTGAACTTGGTCTGCTCTTTGTTGAGGAATTCGACGCGACTGCGTTTGCCGTTCGTCTTGGACAAAACTAACGACATGTTCGTCGTGTCGATTGTGTCGAACTAAAAGCAACGTTGGGCCGAACGTGGCCTACCGATCGTTTAATTGGGGGCCAGTAACACGACACATTAGTATGCAAAACACGATAGAGATTGTCGTGAATCAAGGTCAAAAAACATATTATATCACGCAAACAACGATCACGCCATCGGCGCGTGATTAACTCTTATTCATCGAACCGTTCGATTGGGTTTGAAATCGGAACAAACACGTTCGCACGAACCGTCTTAAAACCGAAACGAACACGTTCGATTAGCACTGCAAACACATTCGCCACTCTATTCAAAAAGCAAATTTATCAAACTAAAAGCAACGTTGGGCCGAACGTGTCGTCAAGATCACACCAATCAAACCGCGAGGATCAGGTTCGATGTTGGATATCAGCCGTCATACTAATGGGACATTGTAAGATATTGATCGGCGAACTAAAAGCTACGTTGGGCCGAACGCGTCGCCAAGATCACACCAATTAAACCACGACGATCCGGTTCGATGCGAACTAAAAGCCACGTTGGGTCAAACGCGTCGCTCAGTTCGGTACGACGACCGCGTGCCAACTGTTCGTATCGGTCGAATTGTCACGAACGATAACTACACGTAGGTAAACTCTACGTATTACAAGTGCTTCGACCGGACCGGATCGATCGGGTTCGTCTAGTATTGTGAGCCGAACTAAAAGCTACGTTCGACCCAACGCGGCGATCAGATTGATTAGTTTATTTTTTTTCCAAAGCTATTGACTTGAAAAAAAATTAAATTGTTCAATTATGTGTTTCAACAAACCCGATCGAACTAGTTCGTTGTGTTTTCACAGACCCGAACGAACTAGTTCGTTGTGTTTCAACCGACCCGACCGAACTTAAATCTGACCGTTCACAACGAACCTGTTCGATCGGATACTGTTTTTAAATGGGACGCAGCAAAAAAAAAGTTACTCAAATTTACAACAACTATCCGATACGAACAGGTTCGTAACGAAACTCGGTATTATTGAAATGTCCACGAACCGTTCGGACCCGAAAGTTTTTGAGGAAACATGTATGAAATTCCGACACGAACCGTTCGCGATTTAATGAAACGTCCAAAAGTTATAACCTTGAAATACGTTTTGTGTGTTAAATTGTGGCACGATGCTTGTTTTCGACAACGTGACCGGAAATTTGCATCCGTGCGATTAGATAATATGTTGTTTGTTTAAACGTGACCAATTACGTCATTAATTAATGATGTCATGTTTTTGGAAAAGATCTAAAGAAAAATTCGAATCAGAGAAGTGACTTTTTGCCGACACACGTAACATTTTTGGCACCGTTTGGCGCAATCTTCGCACACGCAAACGTGTCGGCACGGCACGAAACAGACGTTACGTTCCCTTTCGAAACACACCTTACACAGCATTTCATCGTCTGCCGACGACGAACCGTTCGCATCTAGCACATGGGCCGGCGACGAACCGTTCGCATTCGGTCTTGTGAGCGCGTTGGGATGCGAACGAACCGGTTCGTCGAGTAGAGGCGGTGCGCTGGCCAATGCGACGACGGTTTTTTGGCGAGACAACGATTCGAGCAACGGACACGAACTCGACCAGCGGGCGTGTTCTCGGAACGGATCGTCTCCGCGATTGAACCAGTTCGTTAAGTACAGTCCGCAGCTGGGACAGCAGACCGTGTCGTTGAGTCCCAAATAGTAGAATCCGCTCTCGGCGATGCGTCGAAACGAAACGTTCGGGTGTTGCCACGTTCGGAAGGAATCGAAACGAGCGTTGGCACTGTTCGCCATTATTCTCAATACGCCGACACAGTTCGAGTAGTCGTGATTGTACATGTGCTCCACGATGGGCCGACTCGTGAAGTCGCAACGAACGCAGCGGATCAGTTGTCGAAATGGATCGTAGTGTAGGCCCATGCGTGCCATTCGCATCAGGACGCGATAGTCGGCATTCTTTATAATTTCGTTTAAAGTTTCGAAACGTGTCGTGAAACATACCGTTCGATCCGGTTCGTTCGAGTTTGTTCTAAATGAACCCGGCGGTGCCAGATCGTTTTTCAACAAATCGCCATAAACGTTTGCACGAGTCTCCATTGAAACACTCAATGTTTCGTGAATTTTTTTTTCCAAAGTTCTTATTTTGGTCGTGTTATTGTTTCTATATTACCGATCGAACCGGATCACGTTATTATTTCGATCTACCGGATCGTACATGACCAACTTGTTCGAACTCAACGAACACGATCGTTCGGTATCGATAATCGACCAACTTGTTCGTTCAGTACCGCGACCAAACGATCCGGTTCGTTTAGTATCGCACCTGACCAACTTGTTCGTTCAATACCGTTACCAAACTAACACGATCGTTCAGTATCCGAACCGAACGAAGTACTGTTCGTACGGTATTAAACAAAACCTAGCGAACCGGATCGCACGGTATTGAATTACCATCGACTCGGGAAACATTAGCCGAATACCGAACAAACTAGTTCATTCGGTTTCGTTTAATACCGGACGAACGGGTTCGTTACGTTACAATGGTTGGATGTCCGAAAATTAATAATAAATCCGAGGATGTCAACATACAAGTTTACGGCGGTCGGTTGGGAACCGTTCACTTTAGTTTCGGCACCGGATCGTGTATAATGTTTAGGTTTAACGTTCGCTATTAGAGAAAACGAAAAAAAAAAAAGTTTAATTTTAATAACGTGCCACCAAGGAACGGTTGGCAACGGTTCGTCGCGGATTAAGATTTATTGTGACCTGATAACGTCTTCCGGTCGCCTTCTATTATCGCTTATCGCAGACGTGTCCGTTTTAGTAGTAGATAGTGTAGATACGTAGGCCGCTACAAGAGCCAATAACAGAGAACAAATAAAAGCGAGCAACACATGAATCGACATTACATTCATTGGCGTGACCAAGCGAGTAGGTCGATTGAGAGCGACATTGAAGAACTCACTGTTTATGAGTAGCGTGTTCTCTTTCATCTCGTATATTATCGGACGATTGTAGTCAAAGTACTCGAAATCGGCTTTCGTAACAGCCGTTCGAAAGGTCGACGAAGCTGGACTGTTTTTCAGTATATCGATCAGCAGATCCTTCCAGGCGTGCTCTCTACTCTCGGGCGAAACCTCGACACGGTCAGCGTTCAACATACGCCAACGGATCGTGTTTGCTCCGCTGCGTTTGCGCTTCTTTTGTTGAACAGCGACATTGGTGGCGGCGGCAGTCTTCATATCTACACCGATCGCCATGAAGCGTCAACTGAGCAACGGCGGCAGTCCGATGAAGACCAGCCCGGTCAAGGAGAAGCGTTTCAAGAATGGCAACGAGACGACGAGATCGCTGGCGGCCCAGGTGCCTCAGGAGTTCTCCGAAAAAGAAGGCGAACTGATCGACAAGAATATGATCAGTCTGAACAACGAACCGTTCTATCTGTTGAAATTCATGCACGACGACACCAACGTCGACTACTACGGCAACATGGAGCAGTACAACAATATGGTGATCGGCAGGACTTACAAAATAAAACTAGTCTACGTGGACCGGCGTCTGGTGATCAGTAGCTACGATTCGAGCAGCTGCGACACGGACGTCAAGCTGACGATCAAGAAGTACCTGTCGGTGAGCGATTTCGTCGAGCACAACGTGATATGTGTCGAGGCGCAGTTCTACTGCGGTTTCCACATAATTCTGAGCAACTTTTACAAGCTCGTCTTTAAGGTGCGCTACGTGAACGAGTACGGCACGCTGAGCGTGGTGCAGATCGAGGCTAAATGCGACGTGTCGCGCGCGCTGAACCTGTTCAAAGCCGACAACGAGTCGGAGCTGTTGCACAACATGATGGAAGCTCAGAACAAGTTTTTCAAGCTGATTCGCGTTAAATGTATTACGACTAGCAATAGCGGCAATCACGTTTTCAAATCGATCTCGTTCAGCGACATCAGTAAGCTGGAGGAGAGATTCGAGGAGTGCCCGGACTTCACCGACGACTCCCTGGCCGTGGTGAACATTAGCCGATTGAACAAGGAGCTGCTCTACGGCAAAGTGAAGACGATCAATGTCGTCGCGGAACACATGAAGCTCAAGATAATCTACTCGATCGAGGGCTGCGAGCAGAGCGCGCAAGGAACGATCTATATAAACGAGCGGTGCAGCAACGACGAGTTTACACGCATGTCGGTCGATTTGAAACAGAACGCCTCGACTCTGCACAAGTTTAACGATATGTACATTTACACCACCAACGATGGAAACTATTATTCGGTGGTGGGCATTACTTTTTACGACATCACCAACAAAGAGTTTGTACCGTTCAAGTAGAAGTTTAATATAATTTTCTTATGTTAAATAATGTGTAGAGTTTAATGTAGTCTTTTTTTCTTATGTTACATAATTGTAGAGTCTAATGTAATGGTCTTTTGTGTGTGTGTACAAGTTGATGCGGTTCTAGTAATGTTAATGTTTAATATTATATTTATGTAAATAAATATGTAATAAAGGTTTTGGTAATAAAATAAAATTTTGTATTTTACTTTAAACTTTACTTTTTTTCTATTCTACTGTGTAATACCCATGGTGGCAGCGTTGATGTTTCGCGCGTTTATATAGGTGTTGATGATTGACAGTTCCTCCTCCATGATTGACGCTTGTTCGCTCACCGTAATGGTGGGCTTGTTCATCTCTCTGGCGTAATCGTCGCGTATCAACGAAATGACGTTGTCGACATTGATTATTAAATCCGGGTGGATCTTGCTGGCGTAGTTGAGGAACTGTTCGAAACCTAGCCGACGAATGAGTCGCGCCACTCCCTTGCTGGGTCGGTCGTTGACGATGTCTTGTAGCGTATTGTAAGCCACCCACACGATTGCTGTTCTATACTTGAAAATCTCTTGTAGCACTTCGAATTGTAGACTGTACCGATAGAACGGTTCGTCGTCGATCGGTGTGTTGGCCGTCACCAGCGAGACGGACGTGATAGGATTGGGCGTTTGGATTTGCATGTTCATATCCTCCGCCACCAACGGCTCGATGTTCATGGTTTCCCACGGAATTATAACTCGTATGCGGTTCGATTCTTCGAGCCTCATCACAGCCAGCGGGTACGGTCCCGGTTGTTGCTGCGGCTGCTGAATTTCTATCTGTTCCGGCACCGTGACCAACTCTTGCGACATTGGTGCTAGCGCCATCGACATTGAGTCGACCGACGACGATTCCGTTGTGTCGCCGAGTTCGATGGATCGCCTGCGCCGTTGTTGCTTTTCGAGTTTGCGTTGACGCGCCCGCTGTCTGGTGTTGTAGTATTGCGAACGCGCGCTGCCGGTTTTGGCGATCCGATCGCTCGGTTTCTTCGTAGCACCGGCTTTGTATTTGTACTTTTCGATTGTTTCCATATTCAACTTGACTTGATGCTCGGCATTGTTCAGTTGGGTCTGTAGCGAAATTTCGCGAGCTTTCGATCGGGCCGTCTTCTCGACGAGCGTTCTATTCTCGGCGACTTGCGTCCGCAGCATCGATTGCAACCGTTCCGTTTCGTGTTTGTACTGTTCGATCGCGTTGCGCATGTCCGAGAGTTTTTGCAATTGACCGTTGTAGTTGAGCAAGTGGTCGGTGACTATACTCTGCAGATATTGATTTCGGTACTCGTCCAACTTGTTCGTCAGCACCGTGATCGTGGCCGCATTGTCGGCCTGGGTGTTCTGCAGGAACGTGATCTGCTGTTGCAGCAAACTGTTCTGATCGCTTTCGTAGTTTTGCACGTCGCACTCGGCCTCCAAGTTGCGTATGATGCGATTCTTTTCGCGGATCGAGTCCTCGCACTTTTGCAGCTCGCGCAGAGTCTTGACGTTTTGCTCGTTGGCCTTTTGGTGGAGCTCGAGAAACTTTTCGTTGTTCAGCTTGATCTGTTTCTCGTCGTTGAGCAGTTCCGTCAGACGTTTCACCTCTTGCCGATCGTTGGCCGCCCTCGATTCCGACTTGTCCAAATCGTTGCGTAACCGTTCGATCACTCCGTTCAACTGGTCGCGTTCCCGTTCAAAGTGGCCGACCCGATCGGCTTTGACTTTTAGGTCTTGTATGTCGTTGAGTTGTCGCTCGATCGTCTGGTTGAGTTCGTCGATGTCTTTGTAGTTGTAGCGATAGGATTCGAATTTGGGATCGATGACGCGCGTGGTGAGGAACTTGATGAACCGATCGTGAAACTCGTCAAAGTCGGTATCGATGAGCGACTGATCGGGAAACGCGACTATGATGTTGGGCATATCGCGCGTGGCCATCACGATCGATCGGTACGCCCGCTCGAACCGTTGCACCTCGTCGACGCGCCTAATGAGACGCGAAGACATCTCGACTATGTCGATCGTGTCGAATTCGAGCTCGTTCGACAGTCCGAACATGCGAATGTAGATGTTTTTCGAGATCTCATAGAGACTGGTCATGATCTCGCACACCTGGCTCAGGTCCCGATAGTTGCGGTTCGTGTTCTTGTTGATGCACTGTAGCAGATCGTCCATGTCGTTGACACAGCGTTGCGCATCGTCGAAGCGCGAGTCGAGACAGTACAACCGTTTCAGCGCCGACGCCAGTGCGTTGCTGCGCAAGTACTTGTCGGACAGCTTGACCATCATCGAAACTAGCGCTCGCATACCGGCCAGATCGATGCCGGCGCAAGCGCGATCGATGATCGTGTTCAGTTCGATCAGGTCCGCATCGTCCACTTGCACGAGCCGCGGGCTCTCGGACGCTGGCGGCGGCACGATAGGTGTAGCGGCTGGAGCGACTGGAACGGCTGCGGCGGCGGGCTGAGGCACGGGTGCCGGTTGCGGCGGCAGCGGATGACCGAACGCGTCGAACTGCGCCGGAGTGTTCATCGCGGCCATCGCGGCCGTCGCGGCACCCGTGTTGTAATCGTATTTGTAGTTAAAGTTGTGCGTTATCTGATTAGGCACTCCGCCGCCGCCGTAGGGATTAGCCAGCGCTTCGATGAGTAATTCGGTCACCGATAAATTTGTGCGATTGACGAGATTAGGTCGATAGACTCCTATAATACTGCGAATTTTAGTGAGCGTATCATCAGTTGCACTCTGTCGTTTTGTTCGCTTGCTCATCGTATTGATGGTTCGCAACAGATTCTGTACGGTTGCAGCATTGATATCCGTGCCTTTGTATCGAGCGGGGGCAGCCGCGCCATTGTTGTACGAGGAGTACATCGCTGCTTCAGTTGAACTTTAGTCAGCACTTTAGTATATACTTTAGTTGAATGTACTTTAGTACAGACACTTTAGTATTTCAATTATTACCCAATCTCTACTACCAAACACCACCACTGCTGCGCGCTACTATGGAGCGGGAAGTCGTCGACAACGAATCGATTCGACTGAGAACGTTCGACGATTTGAAGGCTGATCTCGCCAAAGATTGTGTGCGATCGGCGCGGATCGTGCCGACCGATGTGTTTCGTATCACCCGTATGTACTATCGCTATGGCCGGCTGTACATCTTCATGACGGGCCACGTCCAATCGAAGCCCGATCGGGTGTTTCAGTTCTACCACTGCAGCCCTTGTACCTTGCACTCGTACAAGAAATGCTACAACTATCACGCCAACGAGAGATGTCGCGACGACTGTCGCAGCTATAAAACGTTCGTGATGCCCGGCCTGCGCGACGTCTACTACGACAAGGTGAACGTGGTCAAGTACACGCGACCGACTGTGGCACCGCCGGCGAACGGTAGGAAACAGTACGACTGCGTCGACTACTTTCTCAAAGACATCAACAGGGTGCACATGCAGATGGGTCTGATCGAGGGCAGCTACGTTCGGTTCGCGTCCGAGCAGACGGTCCTCGACAACGGTATCAGAGACGGCACTTATAAAGATTTGATCGTCGTCGATCCCGAGACGTTGGAGCGCGAGATCAATCCCGTGCTGGCGTGTTTCGATCTGGAAACGCACACCGATTGCCGCAGAATGTCGAATCCTCGCGTCGATTTCATCATCAGCATATCGTTGGTCGTGAAACGCGACAACCGCTACAAGAAGATCTGCCTGTACTACATCAATCGGGACACGGCCGTCGATCTGAGGTTCGAAAACGACGACAACGATGCCGCAGCGGACAACGAAACGATCGCTGTACCGTTCACGCACGAGGGTGCGATGCTGACGGCTTTCTTCGAGCTATTTTCGCTGTTGAATTTCGACTACTTGCTCGACTACAACGGCGACTCGTTCGATTGGCCGTTCCTGTTGATGCGCAGCGAACTGTACACGAGCGGCGCGTACGATTTCACCAAGATTGCGCGCTACGACCTCGAACCGGTCGCCATCGAGACCGAGCAGCTGTGGGACAAGTTTCAGAACAAGATCGACACCCACCATCTCGCCTACTATATTCACGTGGACCTGTATCAGTTTCTCAGCAACGATCCCGAACAGGGCGACGTGGAAAACTTTCAACTCAACACCGTCGCCCAGCACTACTTGAACGCCTCGAAGATCGACCTCAAGATCAGCCGAATGATCGAGCTGTACCGCGCGAAACGAATGCGTGACATTATCGCCTATAACGTTCGCGACAGTCTGCTGCCCATCGAACTGTTCGTCAAGCTGGAAACGATGGAGTTCATCTATACGCAATGCATGGTCATGATGCTGTGCACCGACGACGTGCTCAAGAATATTTCGCATAAAGTCACCACGAAAATGTTCCACAACGCTCTGACCAACACGCGTCGAATGGACGGCGGCGGCGGCGAGCCCATGCCCGATCCGTTCTTCTTCGACAAGAGCGACCTGAACGTGACGTCGGGTCGCAAGTCCGCTTCGAACGATCGCCAACTGGTCGATCTCACGCTGCTGAACCGGAGGCCCATTCCGGCCGCGATGATCCCGCCCGACGTGGTGCGACTGTGCGCCGATCGCGAACGATGCGTCTACAAGGGCGGCAAAGTGCTGTCGCCCATACCGGGCATGTACAAGAGCGTCGTGACGCTCGACTTCAATTCGCTCTACCTGAACATTATGAAAAACGAAGGCATATGCCTGTCGAACGTGTTCCTCGCGACCGACCGAAACGTGTATCTGCACAAAAACCTCGATGCCGTCAATCCGAAACTGTTGGAGGAGCTGTTGGATTTGCGCACCAAGTACAAGAATCTACGCGACAAGTACGATCCGTCTTCGTTCAAGTACAGCATAAACGACAAAGTTCAAAACTCGGTGAAACGGATCGCGAACAGCATCTACGGCTACTTTGGTATATTCTTTAAACCGTTGGCCAACTACGTGACCAAGATCGGTCGGGACAAGCTGAGCGACGCGATCCGCAAGATCGAGGCGATGAGCAACGACGCCACGATACTGGAACGGTTCAATCTGTCGTCGATCAAGTTCAAAGTGATCTATGGCGATACGGATTCGTCGTTTATCCTCGTCGACTACAGGGAGGATGAGATCGAACCCGATCGACGCAACGACACGATCAATGCGATCATCAACGAACACGTCCTCAAGACGGTGAACGGCTCGTGGAACGGCTACAAAATGGCGCTCGAGAACGTGATGATCTCGTTGATTCTGTTGAAAAAGAAAAAGTACTGCTATCTGAACACGAACGGTCGCATCAAGTACAAGGGCTGGCTGGTGAAGAAGGACATGCCGATATTCATGCGAAAGTCGTTTCGGAACTGTGTCGACATGCTGTTGCGCCGGCACAGCTTGGGCTGCGCCCTCGACAATCTGCGACGCGAAATGTTCGACCATTACGAACGGTTCAGTGTGAACAATCTGGCCGACTACTGTTTCAGCATGACCTACAACGAGAATCCGTCGGGGAACAAACGCGACGGACCCAGCGAGCCGAAGCGCCAGCGCGTCATCTCCATCGCCAAGCATTGCGTCGAACTGTTGAAGAGCAGCGGCGCCGACTTCATACCGGGCAACGGCGATCGGGTTCCCTATCTGCTGCGCGACGTCGAGGGCAACGTGACCGCCAAGTCGTATCCCGTGCAAACGTTCGACCCGCAAAAGATGACGGTCAGCTGGGTGAAGCACATGAACATCTTGTGCACGTTCATGAACGAGTTGATTCAGGTCTTTGGCAATCGCGACGAGTTCGCCCACTGTTTCGAGAGCATCTGCCAACTGTACATGTCCAAGATGACGCACGACGTGAAGCATCCCGTCCTGAGAGACATGACCGCATCGCTGTTGCGAGAGAAGACGAAGAAGGCTGCGACCCGAAAGGACGCCGACAGCTGCGACGAGGACGAGCACAACGATAACGACGAAGACGACGACGACGAGAACTGCCAGATCAACTATACGCATCAGTTCTCCATGTACAAGCGCAAGCCCAAAGTCAAATCGACCAACTCCGTTCCCGACATCAACTGTTCGGTGTGTGCCGCTGCCAATTGATCATGTTTCTAGTATATTTTTAGTATTTTGTTAAAAATTTCAGAGTTTCAGGTCATGTATTTTGTTATTCGTATATTATAGTGTTTTTTAAAAAGTGTACAAAAGATGGTTTCATTTCCTTCAATAAAATTATATTAATTGCTATTAATTGTTATCTATTATCATACATACACACACGTATACTATACGCACATATAAATTAGTTTGAATTGAAGGATAAAGTTAATCGCTAACACGAAACGAATTGAACATAACGACTCTACGTGAGATATACGATATTCGTAGAAAGCTATGAATTATACGATTTTCAATAAGAAAAACTGTAGTAGCAACATGCGACACGTGTTCAATCAATACGAACCGGTCGTGGGGTCTCTGTCGAATTTCTACAATTCGCTCAAACGCTCCTATTTGGAGTATGTCGAAGTGTTGGAGTTTGATGATGACGAGGACACGACCAGGAACAATGCTATGCTACAGCTGCGCTACGACGACAACATGACGACGAACGGGCTGCCGTCCGTTTCGTACGCCCGCCAAATGGAAGAGCGCAGTCTGATTGTGAAGCGGCGAATCGTCGACCGATGCGTCCAGCGACGCGACATAGCGGGCCTCTATAGAAACTGTTTGTTTTTCAACCTGCTCGCCCAACGAACCGCCGTCTCGACCGACGATCGATTCATCATCGAACACCATCTGTTCATGCGCAAACTGACCAACGATCTCATGAAAACGATTATCGACAAGAACAACGTGTTCGACGACTGGTTCGTCATATACGCCTGGGCGCTAGTCATTTACATCGATTATCTGCTCAACACGAGCGTGCGTCTGAGGGTCACGTACGAAACGTTACACGACGAACAGGGCGTGGAAGGCGACGAACTGGCCCTGCGCATGCTGAAACGGGCCCACGAAATCTACGAGGACTGGTCGTCGCAGTACCAGCTGTTGGATATGCGAGATCGATTGGGCGAACTGATGAGGGAGAGCGGCAAGTATCGGTTCGGTTGCGCGCCCTGCACGTGTATCATGCACAAGTACAACGAAGTGTTGCCCGTGTACGTGGCACTCGTCCGTCTGAACATGGTCGAGTACGCGCTGAACACGTTCGACGGACTAGCTACGCGACACGTGCTCGTCGACCGTTGGCACCTGAAACTGTCGAACATCTACGATCGGCTACATTGCCACATCGACATTCGCATCTACACGGCTCAGGGCAAATACAAGAACTGCGATCCGGCACTGTGCGATTCGATCGAGCACACCGTCTGGAGCGGCGAGGTGCCGATCGAAATGAAAACTCACGCTTCGATACGACACGCGGTGGAACAGGTCTGCGATAGACGCAAACGAGATGATGGAGGGTTCTTGAAGAGGTGGTGCTTAGATCGTATGTGTGTTATCGTTTAGAACGAGAGAAATGTGTATAGAAAACGATACAAAATGGAATCTGTAAATATAATACTGTATTGGTGGTTTCAAATAAACTAGTAAAAAATTACATTCGATACGTTTATTATTATTACTATTTCATACACAAATTACATGGTTTATTTTTTGGTATAATTGGTTAATGGCACGTGTAGGAGCATGATATCATGTTTCGTAGAAAAACAAGTGATGATGCAATGTGGTGAAATAAAATATTAGTTTACATCATCATACTAACACCACCGATCACGAGCCGATTGCATGATGATTGGCACCTCAGCAACATGTTCGTTTACATCTTGACTAAGATCTTGACTCAACAAACCGGATCATTAAAGTTCAGCACCCGATCGAACCGTTTCGTACCCATCGAACTTGTTCGTTAAGTAATTTAATCATCAAAGTTCAACATTAGATCGAACCGTTTCGTACCCATCGAACTGGTTCGTTTAGTAATTTAGTTTCCGATCGAATCGTTTCGTACCCATCGAACTGGTTCGTTTGGTTTTCGACCTGATCGAACTGGTTCGTACCCATCGAACTTGTTCGTTTAGTAATTTAGTTTGTGATCAGATCGAACGGGTTCGTTTAGTTTTGACCCGATCGAACTGGTTCGTTTAGTAACTTGACACTTTTAACTTGATCAAATAATTAAATGAACTGACCTGATCGAACTGGTTCGTTAAGTAGTTTAATTTTTCGACTCATTCGAGCCGTTTTTAGTTTGTGACTTGATCGAACCGGTTCAATAAGTGCATGACAATTTGAACTTGTTCGTTAACCGATCGACCAAACGAACTGGTTCGTTTAATGCTCAACCCCGACCACCGAATCGATCAGTTTCGCTTAGTACGTTCATGACCGATCCACCAAACGAACTAGTTTGTTAAGTACCTATACGACTGAACTTGTTCGTTTGGTTCATCACCAAAAAGAAAAGAGATTTAGAATTTTTTTTCTTTTTGATTCGATCCACTCAACTGATCTGATCGAACGAACCGGTTCGTTTAGTACTTTTAATAATTGGCCTAATCGAACAGGTTCGTTTAGTAACTGGTCTGATCGAACGGGTTCGTTCATGACCATGATTTACCAATCGAACAGGTTCGTTCATAACCATGGTACTTTAGCGGATTCGTCCACCGATTTGATCTGATCGACCGAACGAACATGTTCGTCGTGATCGGCATCGGAGCAAAGAAAAAAAATATTTCATTTTAACAATTACTTTATTTTCATAGAATACCCTTTTTTTTATATTTACACAATACACATAATACTACTTAAACTGGCTAACTAATAGAAAAAGTTCCTACAATCGTATTCGGCCAGAGCCCGACTATTGGTGAAGATCGATTCGCTGGGTTTGTCGCTCGACGGCGGCTCTTGATGATGATGATCGGTCAGAGACGTTTTGATAATGTCCAAAAGCGCTTGTTCGTCGGCGGCGTTGGCAGCGGTCGTCACGCGCTGAGAGATCTGTTCGCACAACTCGCCAAGTTCGGCATCGAGGTGTTCGAGCGCTGCGAGCGGATCGTTCAGGTTGGCGGCGGCCGCCAGCGCAGTTCGTTTCACGGCCCACATCTTTGTCGGCGAGTTGGCATCGAAAACGAAATCGTTCAGCACGCTTTCGATCAGATCGACAATTTTCTCCGCCAACTCCTTGTAGTCGGCGAGCGTGTGTTTCGTGGAACTGGTGAAAAAGTTGGCGACGAACTTCACTATGTACTTGATGATCTTGTAGTACTCGATGTAGCTGGCTTTCAACACGTGCCCGCAGTCGCTCTTAATTAGGAAAGAGGGTTTTATTTCAATCTCGATGCCGTCGAGTTCGTTGCGAACGCGATTGAGGTATTTTTCGAACGAACCGTTCGTCTCGGGCAGTTCCAGTTTGCCGGCGTTGCCGATGTCGTCGAGCAGCGCCTTGAGGTTGTCCGCCGTCGAGGGCAGGTTAACGTAGCGCACGTCGGGATCGGTGGATTTCGCAGCCTCGATCTTGGCGCACGCCTCGCAGAACACTTGTTTGAGAATCTTGTACTTTTTACACTTGAAATACCAATCGATCAGGACGTCGGTCGCGGGCGTTTTGGCGTTGAGATCGGTGGCGACGGACGCGGCGCAATCATGGCACGAAACCCGATCGGCCAGCGACAGGGCGTACGCGTTGAGCGTGTTCACGATGGCCGCCGTCTGATCGTGTTCCTTGTTGTGGTTGAACTTGACTACCTTCTTCATTGTTCGACGATAATGATGATGATGATCGCTCGGGTCGAAGACGAGGAATGGCCGCGGTGATACTATTATAGACTAGATAGACGATTAAAACGAGCAGAGTGATAAACACGATTGCAAACGCTCTTATTTTTCCCCTCGAACCGTTTAGCTGCTGCTGCTGCTGTATTTCTTCTTGTTGATTTTGGCCTGATTGTAGTTGGAGATGTCGTTGATTTCGTGCACCAAGAACTCGGACACGTAGTTTATTTCGTCCGGTCGCAGGCTCTGGTGCTCGATAAAGTTCTCAATGATACTTATCAATTGGTCGTTTTCGTAGACTCTGTTGCGCAAGTAGTCGGCCTGGTAGTCGGTGAGTTCCATGCCGACAGATTCGCACACTTCCTTGACGGATTCCACGTCGATCTTGCGCTGCAGGAACAGTTTGAAGACTATGACGAGCTGTTCGCGAAGCGTGTCCTCGTACGCCAGTTCTTTCAGGTACGTGGTCAGCTCCATGTTGCAGAAGGCGACTTTGGCCATTTTCGAAGTCATAGCACAGAACTGAACAAACATGTTTGGGTATTTCATTATGTCGTTTGCGCGTTTGCTCTCAAAGACGACTATTCGGATTTTAATCTGTAGAACTGGTGTTCTTATTAATAATTGCGTCAAGCGCTTTTTCTAAATCTCTTTTCTTTTTTGTTCTCTTAGATTTATCGGTTTGCAGATCGGCCGTCGTGGATGGCGGTTTCACGTAGTACACGTTCAACAGTATGATGAACACTACGCACAGCAACAGCACGAACACGATCAGATTGGACATGCTCTTCGTTTTGTCGAATATGAAACTCAACGTGATCAACAAAGCGAAAGCCAAGTAGATGAACATATCGATGGGTATCGTGTCTCGACTGCCGCGCGTTCTTATTCGAATCTAATTCGTTCCAGTTACAGTTGAATTCGCAATTCTATACCGCTTCTTACATTAACTTACAATATCAACCCGTTTCTCAAATTATCGGTTCTCATATATTAATTGGCCTCGTTCGATTCGTTTCCGCCTCGTTCGTCGTTGTCGTCGCTGTTGCGAGCGCTGTTCGGATCGGTACGGTTGTGTTCGTCATCGTCATCGGTCGTGTCCTCTTCGTCCTCCTCCTCCTCTTCGTTCTCGTCGTCGTCGTCTGACAGATTCCTGTTGAGCGTGGGTCCTATGTGGAACTTGTTCAGATAGTGTTTCGTGCTCGACACGGAGTTGTGGTTCATCATTTGCGACACTTTGCGCAGAGACATGCCGTCGTTGTACATGTTGCTCGTTAAATAGTGCCGGATCATGTTCGAACGGGGCTTGTCCACATCGACGCCCGCCTCCTCGAGCAGCCGTTTGAAATCTTTGAACGGTGTAGATGTGTTTTTCGAGATTTTCAATATAGACGGATTTTTGACGTAGATCTCTTTGGCCAGTTCGAGGGGTTTCTTGTTGATCACTTTGATAAAGTTGAAATTTGAATTTTTCTTCTTCAAATGTATCGAACTCTTCACCTCGCCCTTTTTGATCAGTTTGCTCACGTCGTCGACGTTCAGCTGGCGCGCCTCGTTGATTCGCATGCCCGTGCCGAGCATGATGCAGAACACGATCGCGCCTCGAATCAGTCCTCGGTCGTGTACGTAGTCGCTGTTCAAATACTTTATTTTACGTTCGATACAATTGATCACGGAATTGATGATCTCCTTTAGGATGAGGTTTTTCTCCTTGTTCTTGATGTTCTTCAGCTCCTTGTCGCGCGGCAGCATGACTAGCTTCGGTATTTTATACTCGTTCAGGTTCATTGCGTTCGTGTAGAAGTTGATCGTCAGCTGGAGCGTTTCCTTCGTCACCGATCGCAGCTCGAGCATGCGGCGGCACAGCTCTTCGCGATCGACCAACGGCTCTTGGCGGAATATCGAATTGAACTCACGATCCAGACTGTACGTATCGATTTGGTCGAGCGATACATCGTCGATCAGGCAGTAGACGATCTTGATCAATCGCGACTTGTAGCTTTTGAGCGTCGTCGGCGCGAACGGCTTCGAGAAGAGGTACTTGGACCAGACTTTGCTGTTTCGCACCTCGTCCGGAGTGCACCGTTGACGATCGGTCGCCACCGTGAACAGATCCTCGAAACGCGGATGATTGTAGATGCGCGTCTTCCAATAGTTGAACGAATGCTCGTTCCTCGGCGAACCACCGTCTCCGCCGGACATTATACTAGACTCCGTCGCCCCGTTCACTGTGTGTTAAAATTATAATAGAGGAGGATGCGAAATAATCAGAGAAGGCAACGATCTGGGTGGTGCACACTCATCGAAACCGACAATTTTCAATTTTTACAATCTTTTTATTTTACGTGTATATAATATGTGTATATGTGTGTACAATCGAACTCTTCAATTTACTGCAACCGATAAGATGAACGGCCTCTACGATGGTATCGTCGGTCTCTTAATATAAAGAAATAATATAAAATGTATAGTATGGCCACTATTAGTACGATCAAAACGAACGCCATGAGGAAACAGTTCATCTTTAGCGCGGGTTGTTCGTCCTGCTGTTGTTGTTGTTGGTCGTCGGACGTTATTAACGCGTTCGTTTTGGACTTGTCGTTGTTGGCGGCATCGTTGACGGCCAGTTTCATGGGTATATAGTCGACCTTGTCGCTGGTGCCCAGACGATCGTACGGTATGTCCAGGTTCATTGTTGCGATCGGTAGTTATTCGACGACAACGAACGGTTCGTTTCGGAATAAGAAGTTGCTGTTGTTTAAGCGTTTCGATTGTCGCCGCCGTTGTTGGGGTATATATTTTTTTTGTAGCTTAATTTCTGAAAGACGTAGCGACGGAGCGCCTCGTTTTGAAACGCCAACTCGGTTAGACTCTCTTGGCAGCTGCTCTTTTTTTGCTCCTTACTGTTGATCGCGCTAGGCACGTGCAGGAACGCGGTGCCCTCGAACAGTAGCGGTTTCTTGCCGCCGCGTGTCGCCTGATCGGCCATGTACTGGAAGATGTCGATGGACGTGGACAACGGCGCCAGATAGGCAATGTTGTCCTTTAGACTGGCGATGCGGGCACGATTCTTTTCGTTGAGCACGTAATAGTAGTAGTTGCCGTATTTGCCCGTGAACACGTCATCGATTATATTGTTGATGAGATCGTTGATCGAGTTCAGCTGGTTGTAGCGCCGCGAGGCGACGGCCTGTTGGATGTTGTTCGGAATGGTAGCGCGCTGCAGCAGCAGGGTCACGTAGTTGTGCGTCAACTGGTAGTTGAACGGCAACGGTATGGGAGTGTTGCGAGCGATCGCGTCCGCGATCTGGTACTGGATGGCAACGCTCAGATGGCGCGCCGCCTCCGAGACACTGCCGCCGTTCACGTTTTCGGCGCCTGCGTTGTAGAACTTGTGCGCGTACGCCGGCAGCACGGACAGCACGAACGACGGCTGAAAGATGGTTTCGGGCACATCGCTGCCGCCCAGCTCTTTGCGCAGCCGGGTGTAGTGTTTGATGAGGGCCTCGTCGCTGTCGAAACGTTTGATCACGTTCACGCTCAACGGTTGCACGTCGATGCAGATGTCGCGGATCGTGTTTATGAGCGCGATATTCTGCGGGTTGAGCTGCGACATGTCGTTACTACGATAGTAACGGATGATCTTGTCGATGTAGTCGACGCATTTGTTCATCCACAAGTTAGAATCGTTTGTACTCATCCTTGTAGTGTTTATGTTTGCAGATGGAAATTTTTGGATCTCTTATCATATAGTTGTTATTTATGTAGAGCAGTACGATTATTATGAGGATAAAAAAAACGTGCACAAACGAAAAGTTTCCAACGTTGATCAGTACGATGATCACGGCGATCGTGATCAGCACGGTCTGCATGCTTTTGCGTTTACACAGGATGCTCTCGCAGTTTTGAAAGGCGATATTGAATTTATTCTCGCCCTCCACGAAATCCTTGAGCTCTTTGCGGCAGCATTCGTTGCAAAGTATGCGGACCAGGATTATTATGCCGTCGGTGTGAACCGTTTGAAAGGTGCGCGGCTGGCTGCCCGGGTGGAACTCGAAGGTGTAGCCGCTCGACAGTTTGATTCGCGCGTAGTAGTGCGCCAACATGGCACCTCCCGTCTTCCTCACACGCACTTTGCACACTTTGATCACGTTCACATCGTTCGTGTTGTCGTTTTTGCCATCGAACAAATAGGAGAGAAGTATCTTGGGATCGTATTTAATCTTTTGTATCGCGTTCTCATTCGGACTTTCGCTTTTTTGCAACCGGTTCATCAGGGTCAGAATCGTCGTCGTCAGTGATTTGTCCGCTTCCTCCTCCTCGTCCTCCGCCGATTCCGTCCGCGCCTCGATTCGACACGTCGGGTTCATCGTGTCCTCTAATTTGCGTTTCCTCTTCAGCATCGTCGTCCTCGTCCTCCTCCTCTTCTTCGTACAGGTCTTCTCCTTCGATCAGAGAGTACGCTGTTTCGGTATCGGACGAACTGGCCGTGGTTGGTTTAGTGAGAATGGCGCCGGCGGCGACGATCCGTTGATCATCGGCCAGTTCGTCCGCACTACCGCCGACCTGTCCAGCAGTGATGCATCGGTCTTCGAATGCCGAGGCGGCGTTGTCGTCGTTCAGTTCGATCGCGTCCGGTGATGTGATTTTCGATTTTGCGTTTGTCGTCGAATATTTTTCCGGATCGCTTTTTGTGAACACGTTAAAATGACCCGTCGTCTTATTATGGTGTTGGTGGTGTTGCTGTAACTTGGTGGTGTTGCTGCTGATCGGGTTCGATTCGATTATTTTGAACAGACACATGCCCTTGTGCAGTTTGATGGGATTCTTGTTGAACAGGATGGCGTTGATCCCGTTCGCCTCGTTGATGTTGTGCACGATCACGTAGTCGCCGCCCGATACGACAATACATTTGCGTTCGCCCAGAGATTGCAGCAGTTTCGTATCGAGAATCTTTAGAGCGTAAGCTCCAATGGCCAGTTTTTTTAAGTGGCATTCGTCCTGAACGATAAACGAAAGTACATTTCGATCTTCATCGTTTCTGTCCATACTCACGTACACAGCAATGTCGACGGTGGCATTGTTATTGGTGGCCATTGTTATGCTGATACTGTTCACGATTATATACTTATCTATTCGATCCGATTTCGACGAACTTGTCTTTGAGAACAAGCTAAGCGTCCTCACCGAATGGGTCAAACGCAACAACGCCGAGATGCCCACGCCCGACACGATCGGTTACGTCTCGCACGTCAACGGCAACCTGTTCACCGTCACCTGGTTCAACAGCGAGACCCTCGTGACCGTTCAGTCCACGATTCACAATGACACGATCGAAGTGTTCGATTTTGTCAATCAGCGCCTGATCGAACTCGACCATTTGGAACACGAGCCGCGCATCAAACCCGATCCCGACGATCCGTACGCTTTCTGGGCGCGCGTCGACGACGGGTGGATGCGGGTCGAGTGCCCCAACCGCGAACTGTTCGATCAGGATCAGTTGAAATGCGTTCCGTTGCCGCCGTGTTACAAGCGTCCGCCCGGTCTCTATCCCATGGACGAGAACTTGATCGATACGCTCGTGTTGAACCATCGCGTCTACAGGAACCCGTCCGATACCGATCATCTGAGGCAGTATCATCCGACCCTGTACCTGAGGTGCGTGCTGGGCGGTTCGCACGTGATCGAAGAGTGTCCCGACAATCACACGTTCAACGTTGAATCGAAACAGTGCGAGTTGCGCAACGATTGCGAGATCCGACCCGACGGCTACGTGCTCAGCGCCTTTCCCGAGAGTCTCAACATTGACGAGTATCTAACGTGCCAGAACCAGATGCCGACCGTCACCAATTGTCCGTCGGGCATGGTCTTCGATCGTCGCCTCATGAGTTGCGTGACGGCTCACCCGTGCATGTTTCAAGGCGTCGGCTACACGTACATCACCAACGATATTCTCGACAATCAGTTCTACCGATGTCTTTCGAACACCGACGCCGAACTGGTGACCTGTATCAATCGGGTGTTTGCGAACGGTTCATACGAGTGCGGCGGCAGTTTTCAATGTCAACTGTTCGACAACGGCACCGGCACCGAGGTTCGATCGAGCGGCAACACGGTGCTCGACTACGACGAGGGAATGTACATCTGCGACAACTACAATCTCGTGACCGATATCAATTGCGACACGACGAACATGATCGAAAACCGATCGTTCAACGAGGACAAGTTCACCGTGGACGTCGGCCTGCCCGTCGAAACGTACAACATCGATACGCAAACGTGCCAACCGTTCGATCTGAAATCGATGCGCGTCCTCAATCCCGTCTACCCTATAGGCACGGTCGAGACCAACGACTATGCGATCTCGTTCGAAACGGCTTTCGTGGGCGACACGAACCGCATCGACGAGTTGCTGCAGACGGACCGTTTGGACGGGTTGGTGAGGTACGCGCGCGATCGTAACGCGATCGGGATCGATCCGACCACCGACGAACCGATCGAGTGCGACGTCGAGCCGACCATGTACGACATATTCGCGGGCGATCGAGTCAACTTTTGCAGCGAACAGGGCGAGAAAACGGAATCGGTCGCCCTCGTCGACGGCATGTACTATCGGCCGTTGACGAACGCGATCGGCGCGGACGACGACTACGATCAGGAATGTGCCAAACAAATGTCAAAAACGTCAAATTTCGTAGAGCTGGATAGATTTTTAACGCGTATATTGGCAAATATACAACAGTCGGACGTTTGCGATCAACTTTTGCACTTGATTCACGAGAAATATACTACGGTCCTCTCGAAATACACTACGACACGAACGAAACCGTCTACAAAAGTGAAAACAGGCCCTGAAAATATTGTAGTATCCGGGGTGAATACACGAAAAAGAGGCTCTACGATTTTGGAAAAATCCCTCCAAACGTCAATTGAAAATGACAGCGCCGACGATACGTTGCTCTTGCCCTACTTCGATCCGTTCCAGCGCCAGGAGGACGACGAACCGATGAACGTGGGCAGGGATCTGGCCGACAACCATCAAACTCCGCCGCGATCGCCCGCCCGTCCAGATCCCGTCGAACCGGACGAGTCCGAATCGGAATCCGAACCGCCGCTCGAAGTCACGCTCACCGACAAGACGGTGGAATTTGGCTGTTTCTACTCGTTGCCCGTGTTCAAAATGACAGCGTGCCACGTGGTCGACGAGCACATCGAAGAAGCAGTCGCGTCCCTGCGCGCCAACGTTACCGCCGACGAAGGTTGCGAAAGCGCCATCGGTCTAGGCAATATAATAAACGCGTACGCATACATGGGCAACGGCACGGGATGTCTATCGCATCTGAGCGCCGATCGGGGCATAGTGGTGGAGAAGATTACACTCGATCCCTACGAGTTTCTCAATCTGGACACTCAGTCCAACGACAATATTAAGTACAACGACTATGTCCATAGGACGGCAGACGACAAGTTCTTCGCATGTCCTCCAGAACTGGTGAACGGCAACGATTGTGACGTTGAACCGAACAGGCTGTACTATCTGCAAGACATGCATAGGACTTAAGATTTTTCTCTGTATTAAACAGTCTAGTTAACTTTCAAAAAAAAGAAACTAATAAATAGCATTTGAACATGCTCAAATATATTACTATTTAAAATGTCTGTAAATATGTGTATGTTGTGTATGTGTGTTATAAAATGAAAGAATTTTTTTACTAGACATCACATTTAATAAAGTTTATTTTCAATTAAAAATATAACAATTAATACTAATACTAAACTAATAATACGTATAAATATTATACTACTATTCTATTGTTCAAACGCCACATTAATATTTTTATATAAACCAACATACTATACTAATTTATGTAGATAAAATTTATAAACAAACAAATATACACATTGGAAATCTAACAACCAGTTTTTTTCTTTTTCTCGCACAATTCTTCCAGCAGGTCGGCAAAGGTGTCGTACTTGTCGACGGCTGGCCGTTTGCGACTCGTATTGCTAGCATCATTAACCTGCTGGTCGACGGCTAGCCGTTTGCGAATCGTATTGTTAGCATCATTAACCTGCTGGTAGGTCTGTTGTACCTCGGCCAATAGGCTGTCGCGTGCAATGACGAGTTGCTCGTTTCTAAATTTAAACTGCTCCTTTAGATCCTTCAGTCCTTTCAGGTCCTGCTTGGCTTTCTCTATTTCTTCGATTATTTTGACGCGTTCGTGCGACAGACTCCGAAACTTGTCTTTCAGATTCTCAAAGTCGACGCTCGTTTCATAACGTTCGACCAGCTCCTTGTGTTCGTTCTTCAGATGCTCGTAGTCCGCCTTCAAACTTCTGAGCTGTCCCCGCGCCTCGATCCGCGCCAAGTGCGCATTGATGACGTCCTCTTCGACATTGGTCTTTTCGGTCTTCAATTTAGCCACTTCGGCTTCCAGAGTAGCCTTTTGTTCTTTCAGGGCCTGTAGACAACTCTGCTCGTCCTCGACGTCGGCGGTGATGACTTGCAAAACAGCTGTTTTATCGGCGATGCTCTCGGTCAACTCGCGGTCCTGGCGCTCGTGGTTCTCCCTTTCAAGGTTGAAATATTCACGCATATTGGCATGCAGCGTCGAAGCGTCGGCGGCGACATCGCTAACGCTGGTGGTAACGTCGGAGTACTTGAAATTGTGTTCCACAAACGAGCGCAACGACTCGTACTGAAAGGCACTGCTCGAGGGGTTGACAATGAAATTATTGATGTTCTTCACGCAGATGTTCATGATGGTCTTCTGGTACACGCCGTGGACTTTGAAGAGTTTCTTCAGACGATTCCTGCAGATGGGGCATTGCGGCGAAGCGTTGGTCTCGAACAGCTTGACGGTGCACGCCACGCATACTGCGTGGTCACACGACAGCTTAACGAAAGGCACGATGAACGCAGACTCAAAGTCGGCCTGGTTGAAGGTGACCGAAGTCAGGCAGATGCTGCAATCGAGACTTGTGGATTCCATGGCGGCTGGGTTGATACTGGCGCTCAATAATTTTATACTGCGCATGTCATTCAAACAAGCCGGGCGGACGTGACAGATAACGGTTGATAACAGAAACGGATCGAGGACGCGGATAACATTATCTGATAACGCTATCGGATTCAGGTCGGGTATTAAGATTAAAATAATTATTGTGCAATAAATAATATGTGACGTCACACACATGTCATTTCTAAAAATAGGATTACGCTTCCGGCGTTGTGTTCGTTTCCGAGCTGATCGAGCCTATCGTGTGCGAGCCGAGGAACAGTTGTACTATTATCGGGTGGCATTCGTAGCGTGCGAGTTTCTTGTTGAGCGCATTATCGTTACCCACGAACTGGAGCACGTTCTTGATTTCCAGCACGTTATCGTTCCGCGTGTACACGTATTTGGGTATGACTTCGTTGTACAGTTTGATCGCCACCAGACCCGTGTTGTTGATGGCCACGGTGGCAGAGTTCTTGAGCATCATCTGCGTCGCCCCTATGGTGAGCACTTCGGGCGCGACCAGTTTGTTGATGAGATTTTTAATGTACGGCGGAAAGGCCGTATAGACTCTCAATTCCGGGTCCTTGACGAACAGTCGCACCTCGTTCGGATTGTTGACCGACGAACAGTACGAGTCGGGATCGGTCATGTATATTAGGCGCGCGGCCGGGCCAGTAATGAGTTCCACTTTGACGCTTGAGAAGCTTTCCTGTTGTCGAAACTGTACGCACAGCTCGTCGGCGAGTGCTTTGTTCCTGTAGATCATGTGCATGATCAATCGTTCGGAAGGCGACATCATCGGCAGGTTGAGAACGGTCTGATAGTTGTCCGCCGTCGGGATGAGGATGCGATCGCGCGAACTTTGATTGATGAGACTTTTGCCGATCAGTCGGTAGTAAGGAGTGCCGATTCCGTCGGGAATCATAAGGCTGGTCTTTTCTATTTTGAAATATCGCGATAAATGATACTGGCATATGTACGTGCCGTCGTCTTGGGACGCGTCCTCCGAACACGGCGACTTGTAGCTCGTACGGTTGATGAACTCCATCGGTTGGACATTTTGAAAAGCGCAATAGCTACGCATTCGCGAAGGTAACGCCCCACCGGACAGTAGCGACATGGCGATCACGATAGAAAAAGAAATCTCTTATACAATCAACGTCAGTCAAGACTTGCTCTATATTATTTTTGATACTTATATTGTTAAAAACTTTAAACTCAAACAAGAGTACTGCGACCTGATCGATTCGGCCGACGTCCGCTCCAGGATACCGTTCGGCGACGGTCGGATCGTGGTCGACGATCAACAGCGACGGGGGGCTTTTGTCAGTGTCAAAAAGACGGTTTCTTCTTTGGAAAAGTTCGTGTACATCAAAGACAACTATGCGATTCCTCTTATAAATCGTAAAAGCGTCGAACAAGAAGACAACTCGCCTGCGAAAGAATTGAAACGGATCGTCCAGTGCCGCGTGTACGGCCATCACGAAAACGATTGTCCGGTCGAGATCAAGTTCGAGCAGACCTATTTGAATCGAAACTACATCGACAAGTTCGACTCGCTGATGGGATCGAAACAGATGACCCTGTTCAATTTGCTCAAGAACAAAAATGAGACTCTAATGAAGAACAGCCACTTGGGCTCGGACGAAGTGATGGCGAACATGCGGATCGAATGCGAATACGGCGAAGGCGATCGACCCGGCGAGGACGCGATGAAACGGTTCGCCAGGATCGTGTGCGACATGGACGCGCTCTGCGCCTATCAGAACATCAGTCCCCAGCTGGCGCACACGACCCTACTGAACTCGATCGTGTACCGCAAGTTCGAGCGCGAACGGTTGATCACGGAGCTGTGTGCGAACGGTTCGGACGTGTACCGTTGGTCGCTGAAACTGGACGGAGTGCGAGGGCGAGGCTATTTCACGCGCAACTTCATCATAGTGCTAATGGACGACATGCGCATCTACGCCGGCGACGTCGAGTCCCCGTTCGGCATGAACAACATCGTTGCGTTTCAATGCGAAATGTTGGACGAGGTGCTGTACGTTACCGATCTGTTGCACGTCTTCAAGTACGGCTACAACAATAGGACGCAATACGAGTGCCTGCTCGAACCGTACCACATCGATGTGAAGAGCGCGCTGCGCTGCATGAACCGGTTCAGCGAACGCAACGCGGAATTCTCATTTCGGTCCGTTTGCAACACGAAACCGATTCGTGTCCGCTTCCAACGGTTCCACAAGCCGCCCATCCGCGAAGGAGGCTACACAACTCTGCCTACGGACGGTTTCATCGTCATCGACAGAGACTACAAATACGTTAAGTATAAGCACATTAAAACCGTCGAGGTGGAGTACGATGCCGCGACGAACGGGTTCATCAAACTAGACGGACCGGTTCGTTGCGGCTCGGTCAAGTTGGCGGACGAGACTATCGAATTGATCGGTGGGAAAATCTACGAAGCGGCAATCGATAGGGACACGCTGTTCGTGATCAAGATGCGGCCCGATCGTTTGGTGCCGAACTGATCGTTGCCCGGTGCAGTGTGTGTGTGTACTGTATGTTGAAAAAAAAATAAAAATAAAATATATGATTCGTTTGTTTTATTATTACTATTTCAATCCCAATTGCTTTTTGTATGTCGTCCAATCCTTGCGTTCGTAGTTCATGGGATTTTTGATTTTGCGCTGAATGAACCGGTAGTCGTTGACTTGATTGTGAAACACCATACTCTTGTACAGCATACCGTGGCGCATGAGCGTGTTCTCGTTGACGGTGTCGGGCGTGATGAAGTCGACCATAACGATCTTCTGGTCGAGCGTCTTCTCGCGCTCCAGGGCGAGTTCGATGCGTTCTATGTAGAACACTAGATCGCCTTTAATCGTCAAATAATGGTTGCGGCACACGCTGCACGTGAGACGAAAGAAAAGATTGTAGAAGATCGGTTTCAGGTGCACCAACTGGTACTGGACGACATCGATGCCGATTTTCGCTCTGTTCTCGACCATGTCGTCGATCACCATGCACAGAAAGTGGATCGTGTCCCAGATCGTGCTGAACTTGAACGTGTAGTCTTTGGGCTGGAGCGCGCGCAGATTGAGCGATTCCATTTTTTCCGCCGTCATCAGACGAATCTGTTCGTACTTGTACGTTTTGGGCAGAGAGAGCAGCCAGTTTTTGAGTTCTTCGATCTCGTGCTCCTGCTTGTCTTTGTAGGTGATGATGCACGCCAAATGATATAAATAAGTGAACTCGGTCGAGAGCAATTCGGCAAACTCCTTGGTGGGCGCGTTGTACATCAGATGCACCATCCAAAACGCGTATAGAAAAAAACTGTCCCTGTAGCGAGCGAACAAAGGTGTCAGCGGAATCATGGTGTTCTACCGCAGCCGTTCGTTCGATCCCAACATGCAACGGCTGAACCTGTACCTGGGCGATCCGCCTAAGAATTTGGTAAACGACAAATGCGACGATTGCGATGTGATCTACTTCGAGGGTATAATCGAGAGCCTTACGAACAGTTCGTGCGACAAATTGAGCTGCTTCGTCGAGATGAAGAGGGAGGAGGCCTTATTAATGAAAAAGGCATGCATCGACTTAAAGAAACACAGCTCGGGCAATTTTTTCAAATATCACGCGTTATTGGACGCGTTGCTAATGTATAAGACGTGTGTGGATTTGATCGACGACAGCGCTTGGGCAGCGAATGTGTTGGAATCGTGCGAAACGTTAGTGACGTACATGTTCAAATTGTTCACGGACAGAAGTCAGATTGTGGTGATAATTCCGCCCGAAGTCAATTATCAGGAGGATAATTTAAGTGCTCTTTTGAATCATCTATTGCAACAGTCAATCATCTCACTCGAACTCAACTCATAATGATCGGAACGATAATTGTACTGTTGATAATCATTGCCGTACTATATTATTTGTACAGCAACGACCGGCTGAACGCTGATTCGATCAACCAGTCATCGCCCAGCATCAACCAGTCGAGCGATTCGATCACCAAAGATGAGGATAAATACACGGTCAAATTCAATGCGCCCAAAGTGAAATCGTTGCGCGTCTCCTACGGCGAGAACAGCATTGGCAAAATAACGATCAGCGACACTCCGCTCAGCTATCCGGAGATCATCGATCTGGGCAACAAGATGGTCGGCGGCAACACGGTGTTCGTGGGCGTGATAAACGAAACCATCTCGCTCGGTTCGACCGGCAACTCTGCTAACAATCGTGTGACGTCCAACTTCACCATCAAACAATTCAAGAACCTGTTCATCGTATTCAAGGGCGTCGAGCATAGCGAAATCAAGGTGACCGCCAACATGGCTCGCTACGAATCCGAGGGCATGGTGTTCTGTCTCATCGATTCGAGCTCGAACGCTGCGCCCGACTTGCGCGACGTGTCCTATCCGATCACCGTGGTCACGAACAACGCCAACGTTCAATTGAAACTCAAAGAGTGGGGCTACAACCAAGTCAACGACGCCGGAACGGTGTTCATCAAGAACGAAAAATCCTTTAGACTACAATAGTAGTCGATGGAAAACAGGGATGGGAAAGAAAAAATTTTTTTACTCCTCTGTACAAACCTTTTATATACTATCTTTTATATACATATTTTTTTAATAATATTCTACTGTAGATGATAATGTGTCGTCGACGATGAAGAAGATGGGAAAATAAATTGTAATGTAAAATAATACACGTGTTTAATCAATACAAACGAATTTTATTTCAAATCCTCTAAACCTATTGTACATATCTCTATTATCAACAGTTTCGTTATGGAACAAGAATAAATCAACAATTCCTAAAATTAACAATACTAATTTTTTTTGGTCTAATATTAATATATTACACAGCGATGGCTAACATTTAAAAGTAGGAATATTAAGATTGAAATCCTTCTGATTACGAGCCATCGTCAGACCGACGTACATCTTTTCGCCGGGTCTATAGTATTTCGAGTAGACGTTTCTAAATTCCCCGCTGAGAACGTGATCGCTGTACGACTTCTTGAGCATCGGATGGCAGAACCGCTCCAAATGCGGCAGCGCCTCCGTGATAATCGATTCGACGCGACACTCCTCTATGTACATGCCCGGCTTGGGTGCGACTCTCAAAATGTACACCAAAGCGCTAAAAGGATGATTGTTCAGATCGAGACACATTAGGTTGTGCTTCTGAATGGCATCGTGGCTCACCAGACACTTGTAGTAGACGTAGCCGTTGCGGGGATTACGTTTGTATTTGAGTATATGAGCGGCGAATATGCGAACGGGATTCTTGAGGGTTTCATAGTAGCCCTTCTCCATGGGGTAGCGACTGTTCTTGTAGTGATCGTACACCGAGCCGCTGAACGGTAGATTCTCGACGAACACGTGCTTCATGTAGACCACGCAGAACCTGTTGCGCACGCCCTTGTCGTAGTCGCGTATGCACAACGGTTTGTTGTTCACGATCAAGAGCTTGTAGTTGGCCTCGTACTTCTGGCTGCCCTCGTACTTGCGACACACGCTATTGCTCTTGCTCGAGTCGGCCGAGTTCTTGAAGAAGGCATCGTTACACTCTTTCATCTCGTTGATGACGTACAATTGTGAGATCAGTTTGTTGGCCTCCATCTCGTCCGTCTCCTTCTTGGTCGTGTTGTAGACGGCCGAATCGCGTTTATGCGCCACTATGATCGTGTCGAGCAGATCGAAAAAACTCGATTTGCCGCAATTCGACTCACCGTTCAAGTAGATGCACAGCTTCTCGTAGTCGTTGGGTATGGCGAGGCTGGCGGTGAAGTGCATCATGAGAAGCGAGTTTGTGTCGTTGAAATTGGTAAAAACCCTAAAGTACAGATAGCCGTGTACGAGCATACGCAGGAAATAGGGCGAAACGCTGCTCGTGTCCACCTTCGACATGATTATGCGCATGTAGAATCGCAACAGCCACTTGAACAGATCGTCGTCGGGTCGGGCCACGATCAACTTGTCCCACCACACGCGCCATCGGTTCAGCACGTTGACGGTGAGCATAAAGTCTTGAAAAAAGTTCGGCATCGACTGTTGGCACGTGAGCGCATCTACGCTACGAACGCACTCGTCAATGGTGATCTGGTTCGAGGCGACGACCATGTCCTCCTTGACTCTATCGTGATCGTTGGCCATGTCGATCAGCTCAAAGATGAAATCGGTGCGATCGAACCGATCGTAGAGCCGGCGCACTATGTCGACGCGATTCGTTTGGATGAGATCGATGTAGGCGTCGAACTGTTCGTCGTTGGCGATCACGCGCTTCAGCGTGTCACCGTACGACTTTTTATCGTACAACAGCGCCCAGGCCATTTCGATTATGGTCGAATTCTCAAAGAACAGATTGTACGTCAACGCCACTTTGAACGCTTTGAAATCAATATCCGCCTCCTTCAAACAGTCGCACTTCGAACCGTTCGATCGAGCGTTGGCACAGTCGCTGCAGCGCATGTTCAAACGTAGATCGTTCATCTTGTGCACGTTCAAATAGACGCCCAGCATGACGCTTTCGTGCCGATCCATATTCCAGATTTCACGAAAAAGTTTGTTCAGTTTGAGTTTTTCGCTGGTCTTGCAATCGGGGCACGTGTCGAAAGCCACGACCATGCTGACGTTCTTCTTCAACACTTTGAGATCGCGCGCCACCTTGGCGACGTGGTACACCTTCAGTATGGGTATCTCGTATTTGATGCTCTTCAACATGTAATCGAGCAGACTCTTGCTCGCGAACTCGGACCGATCGTCGCGATCCACGAACGATTTGATCAGGCAATTGCCCACTATGAACGGACAGCTGTCGTGATACTTCATTGTGATCACGTTGAAGACTCCGTGCTCGGTGAGGTACAGATACTTCCAGCTGTTGAACTTCAAATTGGACACGTTGTACGAGGTCGTCTTGTCGGTGATCTTGATCAGATCGTCGTCCTTCTTCACCACCGTATAGTGTTTTCCGTTGAAAATGCTGTGCGTGCTCTGGACCGTGAGCTTCTTCACGTAACCGTTGCACAAAACGTTCTGGTCGATGCCCGACATCACGGCCGTGTCCAGAGTGTAGGTCCACAGATCGTTGCCGGTCTTGCCGAGTTCGCGCTGTTTCATCGAAATGGCATAGTGCACAGCGTAAAAGTGAGCCAGTTCCGACTTAACGTCGTGGAAGAATTTCAGATCGGCACACAGCCGCTTGAACACCGGCTTCGTCAGCTGAAAGTACGGCGAGCAGCATTCGAAGGCGCGCTCCATCAATCCGGGACGATGGCCGAATATCTTTTTGCACAGCAGCTCGATGAACAGTTTGATGTCGGTCTCGCGATACTCGAATTTGTTCTCGTGCCTAATACACTTCCAAACGGCCATTATTATATAGTCAAAGTTCACAAACTCGCTCTCGTCAAAGTATCTGCACAGCACAAACTCGTCGGCTATGTCGAAGCGCGAGAGGGCCTCTTGCATGACGGCCACGATCTTGTTCACGATCTCGTCGACGCACCGTTCGATCGTGTCGTGATGCTCGCTGCTGGCGGTGATGACATTCTTGCTTTCCGGCCGCGACTTTAGATTCGGGCGAGAACCGGATCGATGCTGTCCCCCCACAGTGGTCGTGTGATGCGAGCTGTCGAACGTTCTCATCGAACCGATGTCCAAATGGAACATGTCGGCATACTTGTCTTTGGTGCGACACGATTCGAGGTGTATGTCATCGACAACGTACTCGAAAATGTCCTTGTTCGAATAGACCAAACGGTTGACAATCTTGCACACTCCCTCGCTACCGTTCGTCGTGGTCACGTAGAACAGATCGTCCATGACGGTTTGATCGGACCTCTTCGTGATCGAGGTGCCGTTGACGAAGAGCGTCGTATCGGGCGATTTCAGAGTCATGATCAGTTCGATGCTAACGAAATACTTGGCTTGAAACACGAACAGGTTCACGTTGCCCAGCGAACGGTTGTGCACGATCGGTATATACGTGCCAATGTCGATGCCGGTGCAAAACTTGAGAAACAACCGCCAACCGAAATAGGAGACTGCCACGTTCGGCCAGTACACATACTCGCCGGCCTGTTTGCAATCGTTGGCGTTGCCGTCGACCACGAAATCTTCAAAGTCGAACGCATCCTTGACTATATCGTAGTGTTTCAAGCGCACGAAAGGTCTAATCTTCATGGCAAAGTAGTTGCCGTGCACGAACCAGTTGTGGGCGTCCGAGTTTGAACCGCCGCCGACGTCGCTCGGCACACCCGTCATGTTGATACAGTCGTCGTCGTCGTCATAGTCTTGACTGAGGTCCAGATTGTCTTCGGTTTCACTGTCGTGATCGGTGCTGTTGAGCAACGTGACGATTTGAGTCGATGCCGTTCGATGCGAGTGATTGTGTTTCGGCTGGTTCGGTGAGGTTTGCTCGTTGCTCATTACCGTTAGTAGTTTTTCAAAGTTTTCATAAGACTTTAAACACCTCTTTTGGCCGGTGCTTCCGTTTCGAAAGAGTATCTTGTCCAAGCGAGTGAGATCGCTGACAGAGTCGCGATCGTCGCTACCGCCATCTTGACAATAATCCAATATTTTATTAAAGATGCTATCGGTACTCATCGGATACGCGCTCATTGTGTGTATAGTGGTTTTAATTTTCGCACTCGTCCTTTTAAATCCGTACCGTTATCAGTTGGATAAGCTGGTCAACGACCATCAGGAGACGCTACACTTTGGAGCATTCGTGGACGTCTACGATCTGAGCGCGAATGAGCACCAGATCGAGCGATTGTTTATAATTAACCCCGAGAACGTGGTGCTGTACAACGTGCAAGACGCTGTGTTCTACTATCTCGAATCAGGCAGCGTTCTGTGTCCGCGCGAGTTTGCCGTCGTCAAGTTTACTCGCGACAACATCAAAGTGATCAACGAGAGCGGTATTTTCGATACGATCTGCACCAACGTCAACTCCCTAGTGCTGGTGGAGCATTTTATAACGCTCAAGGAGGGCGTGCCCGATCACAGGCTGCTGCTGTCCGTCGAAGAGATCAACTACAGTATCATGGATCTGATCAATTATCTAATATACACGGGCTACGTCAAACTCGGTTGATCGAGATCACACCACCACTCGAACGTTGCGCGTCGGTAATTTAATTTTTTTTACAAAAGTTTTGATAATAATAACAATAATAATAGCAATAGTGCGGTACGTCGAATGAAAACGATAACGTACAACCGCTTCTTCATATATACTATTTGTTTTTCATAGATTTCGCGTTACTAAAGGTTCGGTTATTGCATCATCGTTAATTTTAACAAAGGGCTGAAGAAGAAAAAACCACTCTTGTTGTTTGTAACTATACAGCTTGTCGAGTTTATTTATCATAAAAGACACACAATCTAGAACGAATCTATGAATCAGCAACAGCTACGATGACAACAGTTTAACAAAACACCTATAATTTCTCAACTTCTCTTTATAGGAAATTTAAAATGATTCTTGTACGACTTTTAAACAACCTATAGCCTATATACGAATAGCTGTTGGATGGCGTGACTAGATGGATTCGAATTGTTTTCGATGGCCGTCGATGTGTTTGACAATGATGTCGTGATACATTTTCCAGTCGTTTCGAGGAACTGGACTCCGCTGTACGTTGACGAACAGATCGTACGAGTAATTGTTGGTCTTGAGATCGTCCACAAGCGTTATGGTCTTCGTGTAGTTGACGCCCAGCTTCTTTAGATAGTACAGAATTATCCTCGGCGATTTGGGCAATCGTCCCTTGACCGGCTCGACGTCCGAACGAAACGGTTTGTCGATGTACGTTTTGTTATTGGTCCGATCGAATCGAACGTCTCGGGACGGGTTCGATGTGGTCCTATAGCCGCCGCATATGATCTTGTGAAACAGGTTCTTGTCGAGGCGCGTTCGATACATGGACTCGCTGACGTGCCTCTCGCTTCCGTACGACCAAAGGATCAAAACGCAACCGATCTTCTTGAAATACTCCAGACTGTCGTAGACGAACTCGTCGCGTATGTTCACGTTCTGTTCGTCAGTGATAAGGGTGCTGTCCAGATCGAAGACTAGGACGTGAGGCGGCTCGATCAACAACCGTTCGACTCCGGGTTCGGTGTCCATTTCGAAACAGTCCTGTACGTACCATTCTTTGAGGAAACCGTACATCGGGTAACGTAGACCGATCACGTATACGTGACCCAGATAAGAAATTTTACATGTGTTTTTGATATAAAATCTTATGTCGGGCATTGAGTCCGCGCACTTGAAAAGGTTCATCGCGTACTTTTGCGTGTCAATGGAAGAGTCGGGAACGAATTTAAATAAAATATATTCAAAGTTCTCCAAATGTCTAATCGAAAGCATTCGGGTGTCTTGAAATCGGTCTACAACCAGAATGTGGCCCCTGTACAAGGGAAAGCGGCGTTTGAGGCAACACCAAAGTTCCATTGCTACGATCTGTACTTGATCTTTAAGCAATTCCGCGACAACAATCAATACAAGGACCTTATAATGTTTCTCGTCAAAAACTATCCGGGCCACGTCAAGAATAAAACCTTTAATTTCGTCAATACGGGCCATCTGTTTCACTCGCTCTACGCGTACATACCGGCCCTCACGGGATCGGAACGCGAACGCAAACAGATCAGACTGTCCGTCGACTGTGTCCACAAGCTCTTCGACAACACCATAAATCCCTTCAAACTGTACGGCGAACTGTTCGACATGATCAACGCCGACCAACAGCTGATCGGTACGTGTCCCTGCCAATTGCTGTTGGCTCGCAGGGAGGTGATCAAAAATTACGTCCTCCTGATCAAGGAGAAAAAGTTTGACACGAAACCGCCCAAGCTGAAAAAGGACATCATCGACAACATCATGTACAAGTACTCGTTGAACTGGAAGAATATCCTGTTGAAGAAAAAACTCAACGAAACGAACAGTAAAAAGAAGCGGAAAATTAAAACAAGAAAAATTATGACGGACGAATCAATTTATTTCATAAAAAGTCACCACAACACAACCGACACGTTCGTTACGGCGAACAAAAAATACAATACTTTGAACAATAACTCGTTAAATGCTGCTGCTGCTGCTGCCGATGCCGATCGTTTACATCCAATGTCCGGCATGTCGCTGAACTTGTGCAAGCACGAATTTGTGGTTGTCGAACGTCAACTGCGAGCGGGCGACGAGGCGGTGTCGTTTATCAGGCACTGCAAACGATGCGGTCTAGTGGTGGAGAGAAACGGTTAAACGGACACTCTAAGAGGCGTGGCGCTCAGTACATTCGATGCGTGTAGCCGTAGGGATTGTAGTGGCCGGACCGCCTTCGCCCGCCGGCAGAGCTTCGTCTGCGTCCTCGGGACGAACGTCTGCGACCTCTGGACGAGCGTCTGCGACCTCCCGCCGACGATCTGCGCCGCCTTCGAACGCCTCCCGACGAAGAACGTCTGCGATACGCGGAGCTTCTCCTGCGACGAGTGGTGCTGCCGCGAGGACGTCCGACCCTGCGTCGCCTGCCGCCCGAGCTTCTGCGACGACCGGCCGAACTCCTCCGGCGACCGGCCGAGGAACGTCTACGCACCCGCCCTCCGCTGCTCGATCTGCGCCTCATTACCATTGTGTTATTCGAGTGTGAACCGTTTTAAGTAGAATTTGTGTCGTAACGTTTTGTGGTATTGTAATAAAAAATTTCACCTTATTATTGTCTTTTACGTTTGCACGACGACGACGACGATGACGACGGCATCGAGTATTCCTTTTGCAGCGAAATGTTCGTGCCGTGGTGGCTGTGCTGGGCGAACAGCGAATTCTTCTGATGCGTCTTCACGTCGTCGACAGTCTTGAAAATGTTGTTGTAGTCGCTCACGACAAACTTGCAATTGGACACGGCATAGTTCTCCATGGTCGCGTAGAAGATGGCGTTGACCGAATTGTAGAACATGCGTTCGACAGGCACTTCGTCCAGATTCCTCTTCAACAGATGATCGATGAGGGCGGTGTCTGTGGACTGCAGTATTTTGGCATTGTTCAACGTGACGAATTGCGTCTCCATTCGTTTCATGCCGTCGTATCGATCCAGGATCAACTCCTCGAGCGAAGTCTGCTGGTCGTGCGAGGCGCGATACGTTTCGGCGATCACGACACGCGGATACTTGGCGATCGGGTAGTTCATCACCTTGCCCAGCGTCACTTTGAGCATGCGCAACGCCTCAAAGTTGACGGAGTACGCAGTCATGCCGGTCAGTTCGCGCAGAGCGTCGATCAGGTTTTGCACTTCTACATCGCCCAGGGGAGGCATACACTCGTAGTCGGACGTCATGCTAGTTCGCAGCAGGTTGAAGAGGGCGCGAAAACGCGACGAGTTCGATAGGAATACCATGCACGCGACCAGATCGCTAATCTTAAAGTCTGTCGAGGTCGTTCCCGCGGACGTGTAGTACTGTAGGATCTTTTGACATTTTCGCTGAAACGAAGCGGAATCCGCCGAACTCAGCGCCGAACGGTTCGATTGCGTCGTCGGCTGTTTGAAAATGTTAAAAATCCCAGCAGCGGCGCTGGGCTGGACGGCGGGCGGAGGCGCCGCGGCCGGTGGAACGATCGCTGCTCCTCCTCCTCCGATCGCGTTCGCAAACTGGCTCGTTATGGCGACATTGCTCTCGGTTCGATCGATTTCGGACACGCGTGCCGTGGTCACTAGGAAATCGTTGATTTCATCGATCGTCAATTGTATGCTGGCCTGCGGATCGACGAGCAGCGGAAAAAACTTGGGCCAGATGCCCATGTTCATGCGTTTGTCGATTTTATTTTTTAGATTTTCAATTTCTAGAAATAGCATTACAGAACTCATCTTGCCGTCGACGTGCACTTATTAGACCGGTTCGAGAAGCTCTACGATACATACGAACAAAGCCGATTCAATCAAACCACACATGTGTTCTGTTCAAATAGATTTTATTTTTTTTCATTACATTTCTCCCAAACACTACTATATCATGTACGATATCATATAATCACAACTTTATTTCATAAATCCTATTTATAATTATCTATCTATGATTATAAAATATGATTAGAAAAAAAAATAAACTAATGATCTCGTCCCTCTTAGACGGCATCGGCTGTTTCGTCGGTTGTGATGAAGAATTTGTTATCGTACAGATCGGTCATCATGCGCAAAAAGTCCATGGATTCGACCAGATTGAACCGAATGCGATCGGTGTCGGTGAATTGATGTTCCACGTCGGCGATTGCGTTCAAAATTTTCTTAGCCGCACTAGCCTGTTGCGCCAGCACCGTAAACGTGTTGATGCGAAAGCGCGAATTGTCCGTGAGCACGTTTCGTGCTGTCGTGGTCAGGTCGTTGAGTTGGTTCATGACTTCCGCTTCGTCGACCACCTCGGCGCTGATCACGCGTTCGCTGTGTCTCCTCTTTCGCCTGCGCCTGCCGCCGTAGCCGTCGTCGTCGGGCGTCACGATCAGATCACTCATTTTTAGTGTTCTCTAAAAGCGTGGCAATGTCCTGGTCGAGATTGTTCTCTGTGCATAGACGTCTTATAAAGTCTTCGGTAATGATGTACGTGCTCATGAGACCGATGCTCAGATCGTTTTTGATCTTTTTCAATTTAACTATAAACGTTTCGTACTGTTCGTGCGTGTACTGCTTCAGGATCAATCGGCACACGTTTCTAATCTCCAGTTCGGCGGGGCTGAGCGTTTTGTTGGGCGCCGCCTCCAGATAGTTGCGCAAATAGAAACCGGTGAATATGACCGAGGCGATTTTGTTGATCTTCTTGATCTTCGTACACCGGCTCACGTCCTCCATGAACCGTTTGAACGGACCGAACAGTTTCGTGTGGTACGAATGGGAATTCAACGAGGAGAGCAGCATCTCGAGCTCGCGATCGTTCAGTCCGACCGTCACCTTTTGGCACTCTCGCACCAGTTCGTTGCACGCCGAACGGTTCGTGTACATGCTCGACGCCTTGTCGCAGAGCAGATTGTAGAAGAACTGGGCGAACGCGTGCGTGATCATGTCGTCGAGATTGAAGGCGACATCGTGCCTACTGAAGTCGGTGTTCAACAGCACGACCATGTACACGGGCAACCCGAACATGGGCCTAAGGAACATGTCCCAGCCGTCCTGGATGCCCACGTCGAAGGCCGTGACCGAAGCGGACAGGTAGCGACATTTGCACGTGAAGCACTCGAGCGTCTGCCGGGGAGCGCAACTCGCACACATCGACGCCAACTGGTCGAGGTCGGGTTTGATGATCGGCTTGTAGTACCGTTTCAGATAGTTCATGATCGTTTGGAAGTTGGGCACTTGATTCATGAACTCGTCGCGCAGAAACAGCGAGAATATCTGCTTGACATCGTTGCTGCTGTTGGGCTTGTTCTCGAAATTGTGCTTGATCAGTTCGACGCATTTGTTGAATTCGGTGAAAAACGTTAGACCTTTGACGTAGACCCGTTCCTTTTGATCGAAGTAGACGGAAAATAAGAACGTTAACGAATCGATCTCGGCCTTGGTCAGATTGGCTCCGAAACTGACGTTTTTGAAATCATCGTACAGGTTGAATCTTAGACAATAGTCGATCAAATATTTCTCCATTTTTTACACTTACTATATAATATATTTCATTCGACCACAACAAAATGTCCACGACCGATCCCAACCAGATGGTCGACAAACTGCTCAGCAATTCTCTTATGTTACAATTTCGCACGCTCGACCTCAAACTGGCCGTCGTCCAAACTAACGGGTTTCGCACCGGCACCGCCTTTGACGTTCGAATCAACGATCTGCGCAGGCGCGTGAACGACGCCAAATCCCTCATCACCCGAGAGCCGGCTCAGAGCGAAAAACTCATGACCGAGATCGAAACAGATCTAGACCAGTTGGCCGCGGAGACGGACACCTTTCGTAAGTACATCATGCCCGTCGAGCAACGCAACGAATTGAGCATGCCGCCCGCGCCCAACTTTCCCGTCGATCCGCCGCCGACCGACGCTCCGTCGCCCACGGACTTGGAGTTTCTGCCCGGCGCGAACAGAAGCGCCATAAACGAACCGATCGTGCCGCCTCCCCCCGACGAACGCGACGCCACCGGCGCCAAGGGTCCCGCCGTCGAACAGTTCAGCATGCCCGAAGCGGTGCCGGGTCCGAGCGGAGTTCGCGCCCTCAAGCGAAAACCCTCGCTGGCGGCGGACGAGAGCGAAAGCGAGACCAACGCAGTCTCATCGGCCTGGACTGCGGATCTGCAGCTGATGATCTCCATGCTGGACGACATGATACGCAAACGCGTCGAACCGCAACAGATGCTGACCGAGATCCTCGACAATATGATCTTGTTGAAACAGCAAGGCGAACGAGTCGAACACGTTCTGCCTTTGCTCAAGATCGACATCAAATACATCATTGGAAACGACGAGTTGCAGGCCTTTCTCAAGCTCTACCGAAAGTACGGCTTCATGGACATTGAGCACGAACCGTTGGCGGACATCATCGAACGGATTCGCGGCACGCCCGCCGAGCACAATCAACCGCCGACGATCGCGAATTTCATTAAAACCCTCCAGCGCAACCTAAAGAACAAGGTGGCCATCAAAGTCGATAGGCGCGAATACGAACAGGTCACCGATCCGGACGTCAAACTGCTGCTGGAGATCTACAATCTACAGTCGGCCCTGCGCATAGTCGACAAAGACAAGCCTCAATCGTCGCGAAATGGCAAACGAACCAAACGCAGCAAGCCGTCGAGCGGCAACGACGACTTCATAACCAGTCCATCGGTCGCGAACATACCGCTGCCGACCGAACCGACGGAACTGGGCGGTCCCACCGACGCACCCGAAAGCATTCGAGAGATAATGCAAGAGTATCGCGCCGAACCCGAGATACAGATTGCGCTGACGCCCTTCGAGGAGCCGTTCTACGAACTTTCGCCGGAGAGTTCGGACGTCGAGGGAAACGAGCCGACGTTGGGAAGACCGATGAGCCGGCAGCGATACATCGACACTCAACTGATCGGCGACGGAGGTTCGTTCGAGCCGCCGCCCGACCAAGCGCAGCATCCCGTGGTCGAGGCGCTGTTGAACGTGATTCCGCCCGCGCCCAGTCGTATGGCGTTCTGCGAGCTCAAACAGCACGTCGACATCAAACGGTTCGAGAACCTCTTCCCGACCGTTCGCAAACTCAACCTGTCCGACATCGATCACAACGTGCACATGTACCAGCTGCTCGAACCGCTCGCCTACTACGTCACGGACGAGACGACCTTTGCCGCGCTCGGCTGGTTCATCGTCAACACGTGCACGTACTTCATCAACGCCATCGACAATCTCGACAGTCTACGGATGGTGGTGGTGCAGCAGGGCTTCCGCGATGTCGATCGGGTCGTTTTGTTTTTCATCAAATACAACTTTATGCTCTACTATCGTCAATTGATAAGTGAATTAAAGAGTCGCTATCGTTATAAGAATTCGCGTGTAATCAACCTGCTGAAGACCTACGACATAATCGTACAGAAATACTATAATACGGTGGCTTTCAGGTTCGTCACTCCGCCGCCCAACTACAGCCAACCGTTGGATCCGATTGTCATGTTGATTCTGGCCAAACATCCGTCGTTTCTAGCGTCATCATCATCCTCGTCGTCCTCCTCGTCTGCCGCTAGAACTTGAAACCAGAACGTGAACCTAGACGTGTGAAACTAAGGAACGAAAAGGCGTATGGCCAAAGGCTGCTACACTAACATGTCATGCTGACGTACGTGGTGCTGATCGTGGTGCTGTTCGTTGTGTTCGTGACTATTCTGTTCGTTTTGCGATTGAACAGGCAACAGGTGGCAAAGGTACTCTACTACCAATACAATTACATTCCTAAACCTTTTATAAGCTTTGTTAAAGTTTACGCGTTGAAAAATCATTTGTAGCGTCACAATCACCACCAATGGCGTGCCCCGTCAACATAAAAGTGTACATCAGCGAACAATTTGTAACGTTTCCGTTCCAATTTGCCATCCCGCAGGCGGACGTGGCCAATGTGCCGGTTCGCAATCTGATCGTGTACGTGCCCACCGAAGAGGACGTCCAGTTTGTCGAACGCGAACAGTTGCTGAACACCGTCTTCGACACGGTGCTCGTGTACAGGCACGAAAACGTGGGCGCGATCGAAGCGCGGGCTCCGCGCAAGAATCAAAACGCCACGATCGTCTACTGGAATCCCGTGATGCCCATCACCGAAGTCGGGGTGGGCGACACGCGAGTCTTTAGCATTCTGCTCACCAACAATCTCTACAGCTGCAATACGATCGTACTGGACAACGATACTCCCCTCTGTCCGATAGAATACCATCGCGAGTATCATCCCGTTGACCTGACGAACCGGATCGATCTGAACGGCAACGATCCCCTATACGACCGGCCCGCGATCATGAACCCGAACAATGTGAACTTTATCATCAGTTTCGACATGTCCACTTCGGACATGATCAAAATCCTAAACATTAAACGCATCCTGACCATGTTCAGTATGCGTAAAGTCCGAGCCAGGTACGCCATCAATATGGCCGACGCGGAGATCGACGACATCTATTCGAAACTGCGCTGGGAGCGGGCGCGCAGACTGATGAAAGGCGGCCCCACGACGCCTAAAGATTGCGTGATGGTGGACAGAGAGTCGTTGAGCTACATCAATATAGCCAAAATGCTGTTGGGCATACCGGACTACGCTCGGACCACGCTGGACTTTGTCGAAAAGTTCGAGGTCCTGATCGTGCCGGCTCGCATTATACCGGAGGTGTTCGTCAAGCTCAATTCGATCGAGACCAAGACGTACATGCGAATCTATTGTGTGAACGACAGCTACGCCATAACCGAACACGGCCTGGTGCCCAACAACAGCGCCAATATAAATCCGATCAAGTTCGACTATTCGGACGTGAGCAACCCCAACTATCTGATATCGTTGCGCAAGAATCTGTTCGAACGGCACGACATATACGACATAAGGATCAGACCGGCGTACTATAATTATTTCTTCTAGGTTTAAGGGAATTGCATCATGAATGCCCTGTACGAGAACGCGACCCGGCAACCGTCGGTGCTCGACTACGACCAACTGGGCCAGATGGTTTCGAGAAATCGCCTGTTCCTGCGCGACTTTATGCTAGTGCTCTGCGCTCTGTTCGTGTTCGTCATCATGATCGTGTTCATTCTGTTGATCTTCAATATTTCGCGAACGGTCGAAATGAATAGACTAGAGGAGATGCGCTACCTGGGCAACTACGACTACACCGGTCGAACCGTGCCTCCTCCCACCAATCCGAATGCGAACATCGACACTCTGCCGCCTCCGGTTCGAGCCACCACCATACCGTTGGGATCGTAATGAAATTATTTTTTTTTACATTATAGCCAATAAACAAATACATTATAGAAATACGTATTGAACATACATATTAAATTATATAGATATATAGATTTTAGAAGATGTGAAATTGTAAAAATAAAAGGTTTTTCATTTATAAAAAATGTATACTTTATTATTACTAATACTGATTCTTTACACTAACAACCCGTTTTGTTGAGATTCGATTAGGCACAGAGCAAAGCAGTTCTAGTAGGTGAAACGAAACTGATTGCCGTGCACGTCGTCAAAGTAGAAAGCGTCGCCGTTCCTATTGACTGTGGACGATTTCAGCGAGTGTATATTCAACGATAGCTGCGTGACGAGATGCGAAACTGAACTGAACGCGATACGATGGGACTCGCGCGACGCGTTCGTAGCGTTGTTGATGGTGACCTGACGACTGTCCACGTCTTTCAGCACCACATACGGAAAATCGATGGCGCACATGACCGAACCGTTGTTCGTTTGGATCGTGAACGCGCTACGCGAACCGTTCGATTCGATCGTGCTCTTGATTATGTTGTTGACGATCACGGGAGGATTGTCGACACGAACGATGACCGTACTATCGTGTTCGACCGAATCCGCATGAACCAGGCCGTAGCATACGACGCCGGTGCCCTTGTTCATGTTGTCCATCGATACGATCTGTTCGAGGCTCTGCATCTGGATCGAGTCGAGATTGCGAAGCGAAAAGTTCGATAGGCTCGGATTGTTGGCGATGTTGTAGTGCAGAGCGGTGACACGATTGAACGTTTTGGCGTTGCTCGACGACACCCACTGCGGTTCGTTGGTGTTTTGTGTGAGGTCGCGCGTCAACACCACACACCGAGCGTTCGAAGTCATCGTGTTCAGCGCCTTGATCTTGTCGTACAGCTGGATCATGCCGTGTTTGTGGTAGAGCGTGTAGCTGTGGAACTCGAGGTGGAGCTCCTCGAAACGGGCGTGCATGATCATAACGCCGGCGTTGTCCGTCGTACAGATGGCCGTGTACGCGAACGTGGGCATGAAACTGCTCGTGCTAGGACCCGTCGTCGGCACCGTCACCGCTCCCAACAGGCTCTGGTTAAGAATTATGCCCGATTCGATGCCGAGCATGCCGGCGCGATACTGAACCGTTCGGCCGTCGCTCGCCCAAATCCTACGAGTCATCGCCCACAGGGGCGCGTGCAGATTATTGTTCTCGTCCGCCTCGTAGTAGGCGACGCGATCCGTATTGCCGACGACCGAACCGAAGAAACGATCCGTTCGATACGTTAGGATTTTACTAAAGTCCGCCGCGAACGAACCGTTCGTATAGGTCATAAAGTGGCCGAGCACCGCCGAATGATTGCTGCCGCTGCGCGAAATCAACGCGGGATTGATGTTGCCCTGATTGCTGCCCACCAGGTTGATGGCGTTTCGCACGTTCAACATGTTGACCGTGTCCTCGCCGAACAGATAGTTGTAGTAGTCGAACGTGAAGAAACTGTTGATGAGGTAACCGTAGGCTCGCACGTCGGTGTGATCGAAATAGGTGTAGTCGTAGTGGATGCCGTTGCCGCTCGCCACCAAATGGAAACGGATCAGATCGAGCACGTACTGAACCTCCGTCTCGTACTTTATCTGAGCCGAGGTGAAGCCGCGCAACAATTGACCGTAGGCGTACGGCAGACACATGCGCATCGCGTTACCGGCCGTTCGCCGCCAACCCATCGAGAAGGTGGGCTGCGGCAGGTAGAAGGCTAGTATTCGCTCCACGATCGGATCCAGATTGTAGAAGCCGCGCAGCACTATGCACGTATTCTGCACGCACTCGGGCATAGTTATGCTGAAGTGGTACCAATCGGTCCGGTTGCCCCAGGGCGCTTGGTTGATGGGCGCCGGAAACGGTAGATGGTTGTAGATGAGCATAACGCCCGTCATGAGATTCTCGGCCAGATTGCCGTTCAGATAGAGCGAATCGTCGGGATTCCTGAAACGGACTCCGTAGCCGATGAGCGTGTGCAGGGCCGTACCGAAGTGCACGGCGCTGTTCCACGTGTCGAGCCCTTCGAAGATGTTGCCGTCGTTCGAGAAGAGACGCGTCGGATTCATGATCTTCTCCGCTTTCTGTAGGAATTTCGTCTGTAGCGTGTCCAAATAGTACTTTTCAAACTGGTACAGATCGCTGCCCGCGTAACCGTCATTGCCGTAGAGCGCTCCCAACTCGTTGGCTGCTATCGCGTACTGTTGTTGTTGTTGCAATCGAACATAATCCCTATTGATCCTGCTGCGGTGTTCCATCAACCGGCGCAGGCGCGGCGAGACCCTATTGAACGTATTGAATTGCCTATTATTGTTGAACACTAGCATCGTATCGTCGCTGCTGTCGCCGCTCGAAAAGGCAAACACTATTACTATTATGATCGCGACGATCACGATGCCTATAATTATTGCTATCATCATTTTTTTCTGCTACTAATAATTTTTTAATCACGGCACGATGGAGCGCTCTTATCTCAATACGCAGCTGTGGCGTAGCGTCGCGGAGACGGCAGTTGCACGTCCAGATCGGCGAGCATCTTGAAATAGCGCCAAATGTAAATGTCCATGTAGGGAGCGTTCTCTTCCAGCACGTCCCACGGCTTCTTGTCGCCGTAGTAGTTGATGACGAACGGTTCGATGTTTTTGCGCAACTTGTTGTACGCGCCCGCGTTCCAAACGTAGACGAACGACAGCTGCGTCGCACCGATGCCGTTCTGCACGAGGGCCTGAAAGAAGACTTGCTCGTCGAACCCGTTGTGGTAGCGACACTGTTTCAGACAGTCGTTGTTCGCGTTCAACAGTTTGCGAACGGTCGAGTAGAGCGCCGGCGACGGTTTCAGTAGCATCGTGCCCGTTTTGCCCAGCACTTTGTTGCGTGCGAGGAAGCCGTCGATCTGGTCGGGCGAAACGCGATCGCCGTGCGACAACCGATCGTAGTACGAATGAAACTCCGAGTGAAAACAGAGCGCGGGCGCTTCCAAATCGAACAGATGGTCAATGTTCTTCACCACCAAATGGTCGGCATCGAGGTACACGATCTTCTCGAAGGCCGTCAACCGCAAACACTGCCATTTGGTGAAGGCGTAATCGATCCACGCGCCGTACAATTGATCCTGACGTTTGGTCATCATGCGCGGACACTTGTAGCGAACGTAGTCGACCACGTGAACGTAGTAGTACATCTTGAGTCGGGCCACAGCCGCAGCGCTCACATCGGGCGTGACCATGCACACCAACCGATGGCGAGTGTTGGTCGCTAGCAAACTTTTGGCCAACGCCAACGCGCCCGCAACATACTTGTCGCCTAACATGACCAAAGTTACGAACGCGAACATTGTTAATGTACCACCTTAACTACCTTAAAATATATATGTGTGCTATTTACAAATTATTAATATTATATATTTGTTTTTTTTCCTCTCCCATTATATCTATACTTTTTCCAGTCCTATACAATGGTATATCGAAAAAAAAAAACACCACAATCAATTTTTATATACACACATTTTATTTGTACAAAAATCTATAGAATAAAAAATAAATTAAAACTATTATATTACATTGGAATTGTCATTGATAAACACACTATTCGATGGCCCTGTCGAACACGTCGCTGTAAAAGAAATAATTCATCCTATAGTAGTAGGCCGGTTGATTGTCCATGTTTTGCGTGACACGCTTCGTGTCGGGATCGTAGTTCAGTTCGCCGAGCACGTTTCTCTTGAAGCGCATATACTCGTCGACGTTGATGATCTCTTCGTAAAAGTATGCCATCTCATCGCAGTAGCCGACACGAACGCACATGGGACCATAGTAGCCTTTTTTGATAAAACGCCATAAAAGTTTCGATATGTCTTCGGGAGTGCTAACGCACAAGCAAACGCAATACTCGTTGGTGCGTAGGATACGGTTCAATTGAATTCGGATGCGAGATATCTTTTTGGTTACACGCGCCAACCTGGGACGATACGTGCCGACGAAACAGTCGAAAGTCAAATCGGTGGGAGTCAAAACCACAGCTTTAGATCGTTCTATGAAATTTTTACTTTTATAAATACACCCATCATTTTCCATCGTCGTTCGTTTTTACTCTACGCAATAATCAATAGACTGCTGTCGCTGTTAAAAGTCTTCGTCGTGCTTGTCCAGGTCGTAGATGATGCTGACGTTGCGATCGTGTTTGTTCGAATTGTACACTTGCAGTTTGCATACACGATCGCCTTTGACCAGTCGCCTGGAAACGTCCGAATCGTTATAGAGGAACGCTCGTATTCTTGTGGGCCGACCTCCGACTATCCTGTCGCTAAAGTAAACGCTTACTCTCTTGTTCGAAACCAGAGTGCGATTGCTGGTGATGAGCGCCCGGCATTTTGTAGGAAGCGTTATCTGCAAGTCCATGTCGATTATCGTCTTCCTGAAAGGGGGCAACCAAACGGTGAGCGGTGTTCGCAAGTCGAATTGCAACGAATCGCCTCGCTGTTTGGGCTGAAACGTATTTTTACCGATCAATCGGTACACCAATCTGTTCGTATCGGTCTCCGCGATCCCGTCCGAAGGCTTCTCGTTTGTTTCGCTCCATTCGAATGGCGTCATTGTTTAACCTTTAATGTGTGTTTTTTTTCTAATATTGTGAACCTGTTCGGCAGGTCGTATATGTAATGTGAAATGTGTGACTAGTAACAAAACAAAATAATACCATACGTATAAATTGTATCTGAGCTGTGTGTTCATTAGCAACAAGTCACGCATTTATATATTCAATTGTGCATGATAAACTAACGCACACACACATAAGCCTATACATACGTATGACTATACCATTGTATTTATTCTTTTATATTTATCGATGGTGTCACACACACACACACGATCTCCGCTACGATCAGTACACAAACAAACCGGTTCGCAACAAAACTGACATGGTGCGCGTTAGGTTTTTATCACGCCACGTTCGGCATGGGAATGAGCCGGAATGCCTTTTAAAAGCGGCGCACTGTGTTGCGCAAACCTTGTGTCATTGAATGTGTCGCCGGGCCTGATCGTGCGTGTGCCCGACCATGGCGTTCGCTTCCTTATCGTTGGCGAAGAAGATTTTCGTGTTTGAACAGTCCGAACACTGTCTGTACGTTCTCTTGCACAAATGGAGTCGCGAACAGGAGCCCATGTTCATGTTCGAAGCGAACGCTGTGGCACGACTGCTGGGCTTCGCCCGACCCCCGAAAGCGGTCCAACTGTACGTGCACGACGACTGGAAGATCAAATGGTGTAACGTGCCCGAATTCAAAATGTTCGCCAAAGACGAGGTGCCGCTCAACTGGCATCCGAACATGTGGCTGCTGCACGAGGTCGGCGTGTACGCGCTCGTGATGCGATCCAACACCACCGTTGCGCGCGTCTTCGTTCAATGGCTGATCGGAGCGATCCTGCCCGAACTGCGAAAAACCGATCGCGTCCAACTCCATCTGCGCCAGATGGTGTTCAACGAGAACGAGGACTACATCTTTTTGGCCACGTCGGAGACGTACAAAAAACTCGACATTTACATGATCGGCTACACCAACGAACCGGATCAGATATTGAAAGACATGAACTCGACGCGTCAGTTCAACGATCAGTTGCGCTACGTTCATCTGACGGCCGTGGGAACGGGACGCGGAGCCGACATCGAGAATCTTCTGTCGCGTCAATTCGAAGAACATCGCACCTCGGAATTAAACCAATTCTATCATCTCAATCCGACCGTTTTGTATCGGGTCTACAGCTATATAATTGCTCAACAGATCGCTTTAAAGTAAACATTTAAGTCTAGCATTCGATCCACCAATTTTTTTTCTCACATCTAATCAAAAGGCTACGATCCGAGCGACGCGTTCGACCCAACGTTGCTTTTAGTTCGTCGATTAGTTAGTATCATATCATTGTATACCACATCGAACCGGTTCGTCGCGGTTTGATTGGCGATCTTGGCGACACGTTCGGCCCAACGTAGCTTTTAGTTCGACGCACGACCCTCTATGAACGGTTCGTTGGGAACGGTTCGTTGGGAACAGTTCGTCGGCGGCGCAAACATGATGGTTGTGTAAATTCAATCGGGTCGCCACGTTGGGTCGAACGCGGCTTTTAGTTCGCAACAAAAATTGGCAAAAAAAAAATCCATCTGGTCACCAAGTTGGGTCGAACGCTGCTTTTAGTTCAACAACAAAAACCTAATCTAGTATAGGCTGACCGGCAACGAACCGTTCGTATCGGTTTAGTATAAACTAACCGGCAACGAACCGTTCGTATCGGGTTTCGAAAACGATCCGAGCGACACGTTGGACCCAACGCGGCTTTTAGTTGGAATATATTTTAACATTTGCGAACCGTTTCAAAACTCGACGAACGCGATCGTTCGGTACGAACATGTCGCAAGACAGTTCGTCTACTTTAACTTTTTCCAATCTAAAATTTATTTTAAATTTCTCCACTTCTCGTAGTATCGTAAAAGGAATATCGACTTGGACGAACCGGTTCGATCGAGTTCGCATAAACCGTTCGAACCTGTTCGATCGGATTTGTTACCATCTTGGCGACACGTTGGGTCGAACGTTGCTTTTAGTTCGTACCATAATTATTGCACAATGTTTTTACATATTACTCACGAAGATGAGATCATGATGAAAAACAAATGATGTCACCCGATTAGTATTATTTTCTAGAAGGTCACGTGTTTATTTGTCACGCGTCCTGTGTGTGTGTACTGGTTATCATTTACGTATTAGCTATTATTTCATGTGTCATTGTATCGTTATCAATTATGAATGTTGTATAAAAGGTATTGAACTGGTAATACTCTACTGTATAGCCGACAACATGACACCGACAACATATTTCGTCGCGGTCGACGGAGTCTCCAACAGTCTGCGCACTAAGTTTCTCAAGAAATTGGAGAATAAATCGAAAAATGTAAAGGTTCACACCATGCAAGGGTTCGATCTGGGCGTCGATTTCGACTCGTTTACGAACGACGCTGCGATGGTTTACGCTCGCCGTCTCAAGTACGAGGAACGGTTCGTGAATAATTTCGAAACGGTTCACGTGTTCAACCAAATGCCGGCGTCGCTGCTCATAGCTCAGCTCCTGCACAAGCGACACACGAGTGACGAGTTCGACGCGGACGCCTCCAAGCTAGTTGAATCGATCAATTTTGGCAAGCTGTGCGAAGGGTACAAATGTTACGTGCTCCTCGACAAGAACCGATCGTCGAAAAAGGGCTACGCGAAGAAGGAGAACGACATCTACGAACTGTTGGCGCTGAAATGCAAGTTTACCGTGCTGGAAATCGACGAGGACGACGACGATCACGACAAACAGGCGCAACAGTTTGCGACGCGTTTCTACGAGGATCAGTTCAAGTGGACGAGGGTGGATTCGTGTCACGTCTACAGTCGCCATTTCCCGCGGACCACACATCTAATTGCCGGTTTCGATCTGGACGACACGCTGATCGTGACCAAGAGCCGTCAAACGTTTCCCCAGGACGAATTCGATTGGCAGTTCAAGTACGAAAAGAAAATCATCTACTACAAGATGAGGAAATTGCTCGAAGCCGGCTACACGGTGGTCGTGTTCACGAACCAGAACGGTATCCAGTACGGCCACGTCAAGTTGGAGACGATGGTGAACAAGATCCGTTACATCACGGACGAACTCAACCTGCCCATCACGGTGGTCATGTCGACGCTCCGCGACTTCTACAGGAAACCGCACACCGGCATGTTAGATAGAATAGTCGCCAACGAGATTCCGTCCTACGTGCCTCGCTACAGATGGATCTACGTCGGCGACAACGTGAAAGGAACCTCATTTGACGATTCCGACTTCGCCCAAGCCGCCAAAATGACATACTTTGACGATTCCAATTTCTTCAACTTGAACGTAATGTTTTAAGCAATAATCTACATTATAGTACATTAGAATACTTTCTTCTTTTCAATAAAATAGTGTAAAGGTATCGATGATGTCGAACGATGCATATAATAAAAGTATATATTTTGTAAGTTTATTTTTTTTATTTTTACCCATCTACATTGGCAAGATACAACAGAAAAACAGGAGAATCATGAACAACAACAACTATAATAACATGTTCGAATCGGATGCGAACGGTTCGAAAAAAGTCCCACGTCTCTACGCTCTGTACATAATACGAACATCGAAGAACACTCTATACACGGGCGTTTCGACGAACGTGGTGCGACGGTTGCAACAGCACCGATCCGGTCGGGCCTCTCTCAACGGCGGCGGCAAAGGTCCTCTGCTGTTGGTGTACCAGAGCGAGTATTTCATGTGCGCCTCTTGCGCGATCCGCCTCGAAAAGTTGGTAAAGCGCCAGAGTCGGTTGGTCAAGGAGCAGATGATAGCTCACAAACCGTCTCGCGAGGAACTCGTTTCGTTTATGAATCGACTAGATCGTCGCGCATCATCGCCACAATGATCAACATAACGAACGCTATCATCAACACCACCAACAGCACCAACAGCAGCGTGGTCGTGGTCTCTTCGATCCGTTCGTTGCAGTAGTGGTGTCGTCGGTTGATGCACATGTATTTTTTGATGGATCTCTCGATCCGTCCGCACCGGCTCTCGTCGAGTCGAACGGCATCGTCGTCGGTGTCGTCGTCGTCGACTATAATAATATTCTCCCTTTGGTCGGCCGATGATGAAAAATGGTACTTGTTGTTCACCACGAACCGGTTCGATTGCTGTGCCGCCGCCATCATTGTAGACGTTTCGACCTGGTCACTCAAATAAAACGCTAGCTTATATAGTTTCATTTAGTTTATTTTTTTTAAACATAATGATCACATAAAAAACCTACTCTACCATTATACTACACATTTATTATACTACATTATACGATTAGATGACAAACAAAGGTTTGACGAACTGTTTACGATCCGATGACGACATCGAACGAAGCTGCGACGGCGGAGGCGGCGGTGTGATCATCGCCACTCGAACTGATGCAATGTTTATTTTAGGCGACGATCTCATTCGACCTACGCGATTGCTACTGCTGCTGCTGTTGTTGTTGTTGTTTTTATTGAACACCACACCGGCGGGCGTGGACAGTTTTTTTCCATCGTCGCTGTGCCGCGGTTTTGGCGCCGACGAACAAGTCAACCGCAGTTTCCTATTGTACTTGATGGCGTGCGTCAACAGACCGTTCGATGGTGCGTTCGCGCCGGCAACGGCCGGATCGGACTTTAGCGTCATCTCGACCGAGCCCGTTTTCGTGTGACTGTAGACATCGATCGAATCTATGAATATCTTGGTCGCCACCTCTTTGCCGAACGTGATCAGATGGTGCTCGTCGTTGAACACGGGATCGTCGAGTTTGTTCAGGCTGTCGTTGTAGTGGTTGAGTAGGGCTTTCGGCGAACTCTTAATGTCGGGATCGATGGTCTGCAATCGTTTTAGAGCCATGTCAATGATGGATTTGTTAGTGGGGAAGATGTCTTTACTCTTGTTCAGAACGAAGCGAAACGCGATCATGGCGAGGCGACGTTCGAAATTCTTTTGATCGATACTATCGTCCACGTATTTCGTCTGGCTGAACAGTCGTTTTATCACGCCATAGTTGTGAGGCGAAGGATTTTTAAAGTACTCGTCGCGGGCCGATCGCACCACCGCCAAGATCGAGTCGGGCACCATCTTCTCCTTTTCGATGAGCGTGCTGCATTTGTGAGCTATGAGATGTTTGGCGAAATCGTCCACATCTATCGTTTCCATTTTATTGTCGCAAGGAAAATTGTACACGCACACAAGCACTTATTCAATATCCTACATTGGTATTATTCAAATTATATATTCATAATGTATACACATAATATACACATTACAATAAAAAAAGAAACGAGAGAATCTATATCATGTTGTACAATTGACGGTTCGATATGCTCTTCATCTGTTCGATAACCTCTTGGGCTAACGCCAAACGATCCGGATCGACGAGTCCCACGACCGGACTGCACATGTTCGACGTGGCGACCAGCGTGAAGATCATTATTTTCTTCCTCAACGTGCCCAGACTCTCTTCGTTTAGATCGATCATCACTTTCGGGTAGTAGTTGGTCGTGCGACTGAAAGCGCCGTAACGCCAGGCGCCTATGAGCGATTCGAATTTCGTTTGGCAGTTCTGCAGCGAGTCGAACGTGTCCACGAAGCCGACGTCGATGGGATGCGTGTTTTCCGTGTCGACCGGCACGGGTGTGTACTCGTTGATCGTGGTCGAACTGTTGAAGCGCACCACGTTCGTCACCAGCACCGCCTCGTCGGGCATCAACGGAGGAACGCTTTCGTACTGGACAGCGCTCCACAATTCCGGATAGTCGGTGAAGAGGCTCTCTTCGAGCGAATCGGCGTTGGTGGTGTTGTCGAAGTGGCCTTTTATGCTCGACGATCGGATCTGGCACACGATCAAAATGTTCGACTCCTGCAAATGATCTTGAACGTCGCCAACCAGGCGTGGCGTTACGACGGGCGTGTTCAGCTGCAAAACGGACTCGGTCCGTTTCAGTCGTCGCACAAAGATTCGTTGCTGCAGGAACTCGTTCGTCGTGCTGTATCGTAGGATCCTGCAGATCTGGTACACGTAGAACAGGATGGCGTCGAGTTGGCGAACAAACTGCGGTGTCGGGTCGCGAGGCACCTTCAACTGGAAACTGGTCTCGGCGGGCCGCACCAGCGCCTTGGTAACGATCGCGGCCGCCTGCAGACGGGTCAATCCGTCCGCGTCGGCTTTCGTGTTCGCGACGCTCTCGTCGACGAGCTGGACCAGCTGATCGTAGAACACGAAATCGTCAAGTTGGCGCAGCGTCGACAGCGTGATCAGCGAACGGAACGATTCCTCGACGGTGGGAACGCGTTCGCTCGGTAAAGTGACGTAGTTGGCGGGCGTCTCGTAGCGTATGTCGGTGGGCATGCGAGACGTTTCGCCGACAGCGCTCGTCGGTTTGACGATCGGTACATAGTTGGGATCGTTGGGAACGACATTGGTACTTTTAAAGTGTTGCATCACATTTATCAGAGTGTTGTAGTTGGTTTCGATGCTTTTCAGGAGGTGCTTTTTGACGTACCTCAGCGAACCGATCGCATCTTTGACACCCGGTATCGTGTCGTCGATGATGATCTCGCGCTCGGTCACGGCTCGAACGTTGACGAGACGGTTCTCCAGTTCGGCGTAGTTGTCTTTCGACTTGTTCAAGTACTCGTGCAACATGGTCAGACATCGGAACAGTTCGTTTTGCAAGCCGAGCATTTTAGTGTAGAGCACCTCGTAGGACATTTCAATTCGTTCGTTTCTCCTCAAATCTATCTATCTATCTATTATCTATTCAAATATCTATTCAAATCTTATAACTGTCTTCTCTGCCCGCACCATCGAGATCGTTGTCGCGATCGGTTTAACGCCTCTCCTCCAGCCAGTAGGACGAGTGCGGATACGTGTGCACGGCCATGTCGAACTGTTCGTCGATCGACCGGATCGTCCGGAATAGGTACGGTTTGCTGGCGGTCTTGAGTTGATGCAGAAAGTTTTGCTGAAAAATACTCTTGAGACACTCTGCAAACGGTCGACTGCGACGCAGATTGGCGGAATCGATGAACCGTTCGATGGCGGTGGGCAGTTTTGTGTGCGCGTACCGATCGCCTCGGTCGAGCATCCATCGAACCCGTTCGTTGACGACGTAGATCTCCTTCACCATCAGCCATACGATCGATTTAATGTAGAGCTCCAGCACGGGTTCGAGTTTGACCAGTTCGAAGAGGGTCTCATCGTCGCTCGCCGAACCCAGCGGCACGTCGAACCGTTTCGAATGCGAACTGATCACCGATTCGAACCGTTCGAACCGTTCGCTACCGTTCGCGACGGTGGGCGAATTCAGAGATTTGGCAAAGGTGCGCAACAAGAACGCAATAAACATGATCGATCTTTGTCAACGATTGACACGTTATGAAAGAAAATCCATTACATTGGAACAATAACACAAATGTTTAATTAAAAAAAATTATAAAAATATAGTATAGAGTGTAACAAATAAATTATTGTATATTATAGATAAATAAATTAAAAAAATAACGCATATCATGAGCAAGGAGGATAATACGTAGCGATAAATCCTTTATCTTAGGCTTCTCTGTGATTACGCTGACAGTATAAAACTGATTGGTTTTCAGACAAAGCATACACAAACCATCAAACACTATCGACAGCCATGGACGTGCCTACGCTAAACCTGATCGAGGAGCGCCTCTACCTGCAGACCATTCCGGGCAAGCTGTTAAAATTCTACGTGGCCATCGTGCCCGATAGCAAGTTCAACGGGATGCGCTACTATTTCAAGGCGCACGAATTCGGCCGTCTCTTCAACATCCACAAGCCTCATACGTACATCCGCCACAATATGGCTTCGGAACTCTACATCGAGTGGGCGAGCATCAAGAACCACCTCAAACTGGACGGCGACGAGATCGACACGGCCGAGTGGACCGATCGCAACCTCTTCCTCACCGAGACCGGCCTGATGATGCTCATGGCGCACGTGCCGTTGGCCATCAAAAGCGAAATCATCTTGTACTTCAATCGATACCTCAAGCCCAAGCTGTACGTGACTCTGACCATGATGCGCTACGAGAACATAATGTACAAACGTTTAAAGTTCTACTATCACAGCTGGTTCATGTTCAAAAATACCATCGACAACGGAACAAAGCCGGACTCTTTGTCTTCTTCTTGATGAGTGTTCTCGCTAAGTCGTCGATAAGTCGTAAACAATAGAAATGTAATCTTGTATTATCTAATCTGTATTAATCTATGTAATTTATCTGTAATTAGGTTATCTGTAATGAAATAAATTGTGATAACAAACGTATGACATGCTTTTATTTAGTCGATATCACAGCGATTGCACGTAATTAATCAGGGATTATCTGATAGCCGATAAGCACTCGCTATAAGTTGATACATTCGAAACGGTTCATTACAGTCTGTCTGTAAACTCTACACGAACAGGTTAATCCACTTGCAATCATGCTCATATTGAAGCGTCAGTACACGACCGAAGAATCTGCGGTAACCATCGACCACGTCATAGTGGTGTACATGCGAGGACAGATCAACGAGATGTACGTGCAAAAGTCGGCCTTCGATCTAGTCGTCGCCCCGTACATCGCAGACTACATTCCGGACTTTAAGTTCGGCGCGACGTACGACGAGATCGCACTCAACTGGAAGAAGCTGTACAGCGACGAGCCCCGCATCAAGCCGAACGAGTTGCTGGTGCATCGGACCTACGCGTCCGCGTTGGACCAGACGGACGGTCACATCAAGTACGCCGAGTGGCTGAAGTCGACGTTCGACGAGATCGATGCTCTGATCAAAAGTGTCAATTTAAACGAGGCGGCGGTGACGCTGTGCAACCAGGCTTTTCAAAACTTTCTTATGCTCGAGAAAACGGTTTCGCCGCACCATGAACCCAGTCTTTTTAATGCCCGCGATTCTGCTGACGGTGGCGTTCTGTCTCCAAAACTATTGGACGCGACTGTGGAGGGAATACCGAACCCGTCGACGACTGAGGTCAGCGTAGTCCTCGATACTGCTACTGCTGTTGAGGAAGAAGATGCACACTCGACCGTATACTCGATCGAAGACGACGACGGTGACGAAGACGACAATGAAGATAGCGGCGACGTCACCATGATCGTGGCGGGGCCCGAAAGGACCGGCGGCACACTCACGGAGCAGATCGCGAACATCAACAGAACAACGCTCAACAACATTCGGCGCATGAGACGGACGACGACCAGAATCGCTCCGAGCAGGGACGTGTACGTGTTCATTGCCACCACACCGTATTACAAGTGCAAATCCATCTACGCCATAGGAACGGCCAAGGACATCGTCGAGACTCTACGAAGGCTGAACGAGTATCGCATCGAAGGGGACAAGTTCTACTACAGCTGTGTGCTTCACGTCGGTCGCCACACCAGAAACTGTTTCGACTACATCACCTCCGTGTACCAGAGTCAGAGGGTCGACGACTCGTCTCAACTGTTCCGTCTGAGCGGCGACGATTCCAACGACATTATCGATATGTTAAGTCGTTTTACAAACGAATAAGTGCTATTTCTTGTTGTGTCATAATTTTTAATTCGCATTAATAATATAAATAAAACCAATAGTTGAAAGTTTAAAAATTGTTTATTTTACCTTTATTATATTACTATTCTACTACATTATTATTATTATTATTATTATATTTCTAATCGTCCTTAAGAGCATCTAAAAACCTATTTAGTCTAACGGAAAATTGTGAATCGTCGATTCCCTCGATTCGTTTGCTCAACAAATCAAACAGTCGTCTGAAGACGGCCGTCATTTTAAAGTTTCGCATTAACCTCGGGCAATAGTTGTCGTAGCAAACCAACACGGCTTCGTCGAAATCTCCCGCGGTCAGTTGGTGCGGTAGCAGATTGTCGACAAACTTCCTATTCATCGTATGCTTTAACAAGTCCTCAACGTCCCAGTTGCCGTCGTCTTCCTCCTCATCGTCCGTTTCGGTTTCATCGGAAACTGCAAAAAAAAGAAATATAAAGCATTTGTACACACACGATTGTGTTGACTAACTAGACTAAAGAAAAATATGAAAGCCATCAGTGTAATCAGCGGCGACGTGTACGGCCAGGTGGAGTTTGTGCAAGAGTCTCCGACGCACTTGCTCAAAATCAAGGGCTACATCATCGGTCTGCCGCGAGGTTTGCACGGGTTACACGTGCACGAGTTCGGCGACACGTCGAACGGTTGCACGTCGGCGGGGGAACACTTCAATCCCACCGGTATGGATCACGGAGCGCCCAACGCGCTCGTTCGTCACGTTGGCGACCTGGGCAACGTGGAGGCGGCTAGCAGCAATTCTTTGACCGAAGTCAACATCATCGACCACGTCATGTCTCTGTACGGACCGAACAGCGTCATCGGTAGGAGTCTGGTCGTGCACACGGATCGTGACGATCTCGGCCTGACCGATCATTATTTGAGCAAAACCACCGGCAACTCGGGCGGTCGGTTGGGGTGCGGGATCATTGGAGTTAAAAGCGAAAAGAATTCATAGGACATGTATGATTTGATAATTCTTTTAATTTAGATTCATTTAAACATAATAAAAAAAAAGATTACAAATTAAAGGTATTACTAGTCACTGGCATTTCATCATTGCGATATTTTTATGTGTATAATATAATAGAGAGTGAGAAAGTCAGTAGTTGCAAACGATCTTGTGCTGGCCGAGTTCGTTGTGAACGTTAACGGTCAGTTTGCATAGCTGTCGCCGGTGGTTAGGAGGCAGGAGCATTTTTCGAATCATAAACTGGGTCTCGTTCCTCAACCACATCGGGTCCCAGGGTGCGCACTTGAGCAGTTTTCGCATGTCGTCCGCGTTGAACGTGATCTGATACATTTCCGTCTCGACGTCGGAGCCGTAGCCGTGATCGGTTTCGTCCGACGTCTCCAGGAACTGTATCTCGGCTTGGACGCGATAGTCGAAGCGCTGCTCGTCGTTTTTCAACGTGGCCCGCATCGCGTACAACGGTCCCGGCTCGTAGACGAACGGTCTGATAAAGTTCAACACGAACAGTCGCACGTTCGAAAGCACCGGCGACAGCGCCAAGACGCGTTCCTGAGTAAAAATCAAATACTGGCTCAGCAAACCTTCTCCGTCGTCGTCGTCGTCGATCCGGTTCGATGCCGCCGCCTCCTCCTCCTCGGCCGGCGCCGCTGCTGCTGTTGATAAGCCGACGTCGTTACAAATGGGCAGAGCAGGATTTGTGGATTTCGTTATAGTGTTGATCGTGCTGGTCATTGTTTGCGCGTTTCTGATGCGTGGCGTGTCCATGATGAACCGGAGGATCGATGGCAGCGATGATGAACAGATCGATTCGGACACCGACAAGATGCAATTCGTTTTCGAAAGACGTGCGCTCGTCAACTGCGCCGAAACCAGACTGCCGTGTACGACCGATCGTCAGTGCTACGATAACTGTATCAACACTAATCTCACCAGCGATATGCACTGTGACGAGGGCTTCTGTACGGCACGCGTTCCGTTCGTGGGCGGCCACCGGCCCGAGGACTTTGTGTGCGATCCTAAACTCGGTCTGTTGAACGTGTTCACAGCCAGCGAGTTTGTGGTGACGCAACTGTGCGTGAGCACTTATCGCGACCTAGTCGACGATTTGGGCGAGCCTCGACCATATTTATGCGGATCGGGCGGTCGGCTCGATATCGATCTCGTGACCCGTCAATTCACGGTCGACGATTGCGTATGCGCATCAGGCTATACGCACATGCTATTCAATCAGGGAGCGTTGACGCGCGCCATACCCGTCTGTATTCCGAACAAATCGGCCGTGCTGTTCTCGCGTATCTACGAACAGACTTGATCATTTTTCACATATATATTTCTTCGACTCTCGAAACCGAAAATTAAGTGGTGGACTCGACGAAAATCAAATCAAATATGGGCGCAATAGTGACGCGTATCTATTGTCTCTCGTCTGGCGACGACAACGATCGCGAACCCTACGGGAAAGGATCGACACGAAGGATAGGAGTCATCTCGGAACCGATACGATCCAGATCGCAATTGCTCCGACACGACAAGTATCATTTCACCAGCGAAGATTAGATTACACCTTTTACCAAACAAAGATTAGACAAGTATCATTACACGTGCGCATGTCGACACCAAAGATAAACAGCCATATATAATCTAATGGCGCATTGTGTCGAGACGCTAGGACAATCGGTGGACACGATGGAAACGTACGCTTCGTTGGAGCGCTCTGTGAAGAAGCACAATTTCATACAGTGTCTAATGAATCGAGAGCTCGGCAAACCGGCGGACAAACTGAACATATCGTTGAGTCTGCAACAGCCGTTCGTGCTGGAGGCGCGTACAAGACAAGGCCTTAGGATGCTCAACCAATTCAAATGCCCAGTTATGCTTCAAGCGGACGCTATACATTGGTGTCTAAAACTGCACAGAGCCAATCATCAGGTGTCGAGGTGCAGATTGTGTCGACGGGTGCTGCATCCTTTGAATGATATGGAAATGTGTATATGTGGTACTTGTCGAATAGGTTTGGTAGAACATTTTCGTAAAATGAAAATTGATGAAAATAAAGAACAGAGTTAATTTATACACAAGTCTTTTATTTTAGTCCTCACCATAATACATTCTTAATACTCTTTAGTACAAACACATTTTTATAATATACTTTACCTATATTCTACATGCTATACCATTACTACTATACTACTATGTGCTATATTAAACTAAAACTTAACAACTATTATATTCGATGCACAGTGACCGATTTCGATCGGTTCAACAGTTTTTGGTAATCACAGTCGACTTTGTGCACGATCCTCGTGGAATCGACCACCCGTTGGCCGCAACAGAACAGTTTGCTCACACCATCGTCGGGGTCGACAAACAGGCCGGCTTTGATCAATTTCGAATCGGTTCCGTGGGGCAAAGTGTCCTGTCGTGCGCCATAGTTTAAAAAGTCTTTGTGAACCGTTCGCATTAGCGTCACGTTGGAATCGTTGGCACCACAAGACTCGTGCTGAGCTGTGACAATTTTGAGATCGCACTCCGCATCGAACCGTTTGTTGCAAAACGCACAGATCAGCTCACCGAACCTATAGTAGAAACCCTGGCGGCTGAGCTTGTCGATCGCGTCGTCGCTCAGCGGCGTGGTCATTTTGGCAAACGTTTCGATTCGGCTGCGCTGGTTGTTGTACCATTCGCTCTTGGCGTTGATGCGGGCAAACTTGACGTACATGGCCTTTTCGGTGAGGCGTTCTTTCTCGCAAAACTCCCTGTCTCGCCGGACCGGCATCACCACTGTGCCGTGTTTGAATTTGACCAGATACAGCGCAAACGGCGAGTTCATAACGTACATTTGCCGTTGCATCTGACGATAGTGCGGATCTTTCGGTTCCACACTGAAGACGGGCGCGCCGCTATGGTTGACGGAGAACGCCGTGCACGCCACTCGGTAGCGCTGTTTGCGTCGGTTGAAACCGGCCCGCATCTGTTCGATGGTGGTGTCTTTGTACGTGAGGGGACACTTGATTTCGAGCGGAATAAATGTGTTGTCGTCGAGGACGAAATACGCGTCGGGCGAGGCGGCGTGCAGGCCGTGAACGCTCAAGAAAAGGCCGCTGTCGAGGACAGTTTCGACGACTCGCCTCTTGGCAGTTCGAGCCACAAACTCGTTTAGCATGCCGATCAGTTCTCTGTTGTTGAACTTGACGATTTTCTCGTAGACCAGACCGTAGATCATGGCGTCCGACTGATTGAAACCGCCGCCGCTCTTGCACTCGATGAACGAGTGCGCTCCGGTCGAGGCGGTGCTGCGATCGTTTCGCAGCATGCTCCATAGCGGGTTCTCGGACTGACCGCGGGTCGCCTTCTCGACGCGTACGATCTCTTCGCGCGGCAACGGGCCTTCGGTGCCGGTCAGGTTGCTCACGTAATTACGAAAAGAATATTTTTCGTAAATTTCGCGCTGTTCCGTAGACAAAGGTGGCGACGACCACGACATGATGGATATGAACTGAAAATAATATTCCCAATACCGTTTCACCACCCGCCCTCTCCGACACTTATACATTTTACACCAAACCAACTTTAAATCCGAAAACGGACCGTACCGAACGAACTTGATCGTACATATCAAACCCGATCATACCGAACGAACCGGATCGTACCCAACGAACGGGTTCGTAAAGTAAAGTTGGATGAATAATTTGGTTCAAAAAGTTTTCTAAATTTTTATTCGGACCAGATTAACAGGTAACAACGAACAAGTTCGTACCAACGATCCGGTTCGCACAGTTTTTAATAGAACCGAACGAACAAGTTCGTCAAGTCTTTGCTATGACCGAACGAACAAGTTCGTCAAGTATTTAAGTTTGTAGAGTTTTTGGTATGGCTGAATTAACAAGCTAGTCAAATATTTGAGTTTTGGTATAACCGAACGAACAAGTTCGTACATAACGAACCGGTTCGGTCGGGTATCGCGCCATTCGCATTGATCGAACCCGTTCGACATAAACTTGTTTGCGCATAATGTTGATTACGTCATTTAAAATCATACGATTCTCGGTAAAAACATCATGACCTCGAAGTTGTTTTTCACAAAGCCGGATGTGCGATAAAGATAATGAGTTCATTGGTCTATGATCGATCGTGATGACTCAAAGTCGCATGATGAAATCGCGTGAAAAGATGATGCAATCGCCGCGAACGAACCTGTTCAGTTGTTCATCAATCGATCGCGTTTGCAGAGTACGTAGTCGAGGCACGAGCCGTAGATCAAATTGTTGGGCGACAAGTCGCTCCTGTGAATGAGAAAGCCGATGAGGAAGTCCAACACTCGGCTGCGGTTGAACAGAGCGAATTCCGTGTCGATCAGTTTGTCGAAAAGGTTGCGTGCCGTCTCGACGGTTCGATGTGTGCGGTCGTCGAAAAACTTTCGGACGATACACACGCAAAATCTATAATACAAGCCGTTGTCGTTGCGCCCGACCATCAGGTTCTCGACCAGATCGCTCAATCGTTGCACGATCGGGTTCGTTTGCGACGGGCCAGGTTCGTTCGCGTACGACAATAAGGCATTACCACCGCGACGTCTACGATCGGTATTGTTGCGGTCGGGCATGATGAATTCTCTCTTGGAACAATTACGTTCTCGCCGCTCCATTCCTTACATTTCGAAAAAGAAAATCAACGACGACCTCACCGAACTGGTGATGCGATGCGTCCACTTTGAATTCTACACCAAACTCTATCGAGCCGTGCTGCGCACCGTCGCCACCGACCGTTTCGTCGTGGTCAAAGGCGGCATGGCGATCGAGGGCCTTTTGGGCAGAGGCTCACAATCCGGCGATCTGGACGTGCAACTGATCGCATCGATCGACGACGAACCGTTCGACATACGATCGGTCGTGGCGCGGTTCGATTTCAATCGCCTCTACAAAACTCTGGAAACGGAGGTCGCGTCCACCTATTTGCCCGTCGTTCGAACGTGTCTCGAATCGATCAAGTTCGAGGACTTGTCGGCGGCGACGATCGGTACCGCGCCCATGTTCGTCATGTTCAAATCGTACGTGAACGAAGCGATCGTGATCGCGCGCGATCGGTTCGACTCGATAAAATTTAGACTCGACGAAGAGCGTCCGCTGAAAATGACCGTTTCCGAAATGAAGGACCGCTGCTATCTGGTTCGTTTCTCGTTCAATGTGAACGTGTTCGCTCGGGACATGTACGAGTACCGCGAACGCAAACGAACCCGATCGATCGGTTTCTTTCCGCTGAATCTGTATTTTTTGGACGTGACCGTGGTCAAACAACAACAGCACGATCAAGAGCACGCCTTCGTCGAACTGTTCGACGACAGGATCGCTGTGGACACGCCGGATCGTGTCATCATCGATCAGTTGGAGTGTATGTTTTTTAATGTGTTCTACGGAAACGAGTCAAAGATCAATCTATGCTACGACCGGATCGTTGGACTCCTCGAACGGTTCGATTGCGAACCCGATCTCGAACAGACACGGGCGTACTTCGCCCTAGTGTCCGATCGCCGTGGCGCGTACAAAGCGAACGACATAAAAAGTCTGATGTGTCGGGTTGGATCGAGGCTCGGTGTTCGATTGGTCGACGAACTGTTCGAAACGGGTCGAATAACGACAGAGCTTAAAGACATAACGTATCAAATAAATTTTCCCTATCACATATGGGACCGAGAGTATTTTTCCAATTGCTGGCACGTGTATTTAGGTAAAACCAGATGCTTGTTCGGTTACGAACCAAACGGTTCGGCGGAGATGGAAAAGTTGAAATAAAATACTATGAAATGTCAAGTTTAAAGTTTTTATTTAGTATATTTAAATATATTATTTTGTGAATCGTATAGATTCTGTATTTAATGAAATAGATCGACTATCCGATGTATACAATGTGTGTGTGGAGGAGTTTCTTCAGAAATTATGTATAGGATTGACGCCTTTGCAAGATGTTGCGCGCGAACACATTTTGTACTTTTCCTTCATCTTGTTACAGTTGGGCGGCATGTATTCGTGTTCAAACATTTCGTTGACTTCGCGAACGCACTTTTTGTCGTAGTCGTAGAAGGCGTGCATGGCCTCCACGAGACAGTGTTTGTCGCATTTCTTGCACGTTAGAAGCTTGCTCACATAACAGTTGAACACGAAACGAACGTTTCGTCTCTGGCCGCGACTCGACTCGATCAGCAATCGCAGATTGTTGGACATGCACGGCGGCAGGCGCAGGTTGGACGCAATGGCCGCGGCAACTTCGCTTTTCGTGTGACAGCTCAACAGGCACAGGTTCTTCGATTGCCGCTGCTGTTTGCCGTTGCCGCTGCTACTATTGCTGCCGCTGCTGTTGCGAGCTCTAGCCTTTTTGTGTATGGTGACGAGAGCCTCGTTGGTCTTGGCCGCGTTCAACAGGTGTCGCAGTCGACCGCCGCGAACCTGAACGTAGCGGCCGTCGTGCGAGAAGCTCGTGTAGGGCGAGATCTCGATGTCAAAGTCCTCCGGTCGAATCAGATAGGACGCGTCGTGATCGATACTATTGTTTAGTGAAGGATTCCACATTATATGATCTGACGATTTTGGTGTTGCCGTCGTCTGCGCTGCATGTGAAGTCGCCTCCGTCCGGCAGGCTGGGATCCATGGTTCTTGGGCCCCTGGCTTTGGTTGTGGACGACTTGACGATGACATTGGTATTGGCTGCTGTCCTGGCTACGCCTCGATCGTTAGTAGTGTACGCTATCGTGGGGCTCTGTTGTTTTATTTTGTTGCACAGCGCGTTATCTACTGTTAACGACTGACGACACACGTCGTACAAGTGATTTTTTATTTCGCGTACTTCATTTTTGATGTTGTTGTGTTCGCGACGGAGCGTGTCCAGATCGCGATTGACGAAACGCGTGTACGGCATGTTGGCTTGCATCTTGACGGGTGCTGCGCGCGCGATATAGCGAAGAGAGAGAGTGTATGCGTATTTGATTTGTTACGATTTGTAGTCGTACAAAAAATTTAATCAACTTACAAAGTAGCCAAAAGCGATCGGTTTCGGTAAGGTTCAAAATAAAATTGTTCCCCACAGTTGAACCGTTCGCTGGTCGCCAACTATTATAGATTCGATAGTAGTATATTATTAGTAGTATATAGAAGTGTTATTATTGTGTATAGGTAGTTGTTGTTCGTAGTAGTTTTAAGAGGGGACACACACAAGATCGATACGAACATGTCCGATTCGCCCCAGTTCCAGTACGACAACATCAAGATCGATGTGTTCATCATAGAGAATCGTGTGGAAGGCTACAACGAGGTGGATCGCGATGCGTTCGTCGAAATCAAGTCGGCGTGCCGCCTGCTCTCGCCGCTGGTGACACGGCCCGCGTTGACACCGGCCGTGCTCTGGTCGCACACGCCCGTCTCCCAGCGCATACTGAAAAACGACAAAAACTACGTGCACACGTTCTCGCTCTTTCGCTACCTGATCAACTACAACATGAGCGATCGGTCCCAGCCGCCGCAGTACTACATACTGAAACGGTTGCTTCGCGATCTGTTGGCGGGCTGCCAGAACGACGAACCGGCGCCGATCGCGATCGATCCACCCGCCGTGACCGACGAATCTATACGCGACCTGAAATCTCAACTGTGCTCCATTCAAGAGTGCTTGGTCTCGTCACAGGCTCTGTACTCGGACAATAGTAGTACGGCGGTCGGCGGCGGCAGCGATGCGAACAATCAGTGCTTCGAAACGATCCGTGACGCTCTAAACAAACTGAACTCGGACCTGGCTGTGATGCACACGAACCTGCTCGAAAGTCTGAGCTCGATCAAGAGCATGCAGCACGACGTTACGAACAAGATCGCATTCAGCAACGACACGATGATCGACAACATAAAGTCCATAAAGGATATAATTTTGCGAAACACGAAAAAACACTCGCAGTCGTGATCATGATTCCGTCCAAGATCATCCTGTTGGCGATCGCGTTCGCCACGTTCGTCTACTCGTGGCACTGCAGCCTAGTTGTCGAAGAAGTGACACGCGTCTCGCGATCCCTCAACGCAATGTCGCAACGCATCGATCTGTTGCAACGGCTCCTCCTGGATCGTCACCATCGCGATCGTACCGAAACGCTGGACATGACGACGCTCGTGATAAACGCCACCCGACTCGTTCGAATCGTCCTACGATAAGCGCGTTATCTCCGTGTTATCAGTACGTGTGGTGCTCATCGAGATTATTTTTTTTCCACTCTCGTCACACGTAATCTGCGCATGCAAGATGGGTGCCATAAATTTTGTTGTTATAAAATTATTATTACTATTAACATCATCGATGTTATTGATTACCGCCGCCGCTCGAACCGTCGAGGATGGTACGAGTTTGGAAACTTTGAAAGATTACTGTATCAAGAATCAGTTTCGTAATGTGTCATCGTGCGACGCGTCGATCGTGTTCGATCGGTCGATGGCAACGATGCGAAACGTTTCGGATTTTCGACAAGCCGCCCAGATCAGAATGTACGTGACTAGTCTGGTGATGTTGAACAATCTCAACTTTTACAAGCTCCACCGAAGCGACGAGTTCGTCGCGGCCATGATGGACAAATGCGACGGTTTGGCGCTGATCGATGCGAACGTGACCGATGCGATGCAGAGGGAGGGCAGCGAACTGTTTCGTTGGACAGCCGACTCGTTCTATCGCTACCATTCGCCCGATCCAACGATTTTTCTACGCCAATTCGCCAGATTCGTGGACTTTTACAACACGTTCGTTCTGTGGGACAGCACGGGCACGTACATATTCTCGACGATTCTCCTGCAGTACCAGCTGCTGCGGAAAAAATTTGAGCGTCTAACAAACGATCGGGTCACGAACCGGATCGATGAGGCGGCGCTCCAGCTCGTCCGTTTGGCGCTCGACTATCCGTTGTATCTCGTGTCGCGCGCCACGATCATGGAGAACGTGTTCATCGCGTACGTTAGCAAGCTGCCGCGGAACGCGACCGAACCGTTCGCCGATTTCTACACGATCCTGTCCAGGGACCGATTGATGGTGTCCGTGTCGAATCACACGTCGGGCAACATGACTTTCAACATTCGCCAGAGCTGGGACATGGCGGACAACTACACGTCCAACTACATCGAAGCGATCGATAACGTTCTCGCAACGTTCAGGACGTTCTACAACCGTTTGGGACTGGTCGCGTATGCGCCGGTCCCGTCCCGAGTCGACGTGTTCGTGTACCGAGATAAAAAGTTCTACGCGCGCTACGCGCCCCTGTGGTCGGTGCCCACGGACAACGGCGGCTACACTCACATCGACTACGACACGAAGCATATACACGTCCACGTGTTTTTCGACGAACGCGATCGTAGACTGCCGCGCAACTTTGGTCACGAAATCCATCATTCCATCATGTACGCCACGGACAATGTCGCTTCCATGCCCAACTGGTTCGTCGAGGGCAGCGCCAACGCTTTCGGCAACGACGACTGTTTCGACGAGGACCATCTGCATTTTATAGAGCACGCCAACTGTACCATAGGCGCCATCGTCGAATCCGACTACAGCTCGGACCTGCTCTACCCGATGGGTCATGCGCTTGTTCGTTTCCTGGGCGATCAGTACGCGAATGTCTTACGCGAAATGGTGATCAGCAGAAACTACACGTTCAGTGTCACGGAAGACATGCAGAACAAGTTCACACAGTACGTCGACGATCGTATAGCTTATTGCAATTTTAAAAAACGTAATATTCTCAACAACTCTACTACGGCTGAGGCGACGACGAACTTTGCCGAAATAAGATCGAACGTGATCGTATTCGATCCGCCCTGTTCGAACTACATCGATGTTCAGTTCACCGATTGTCATTACATTTTGACCGGTACGCGCTTAGTGAAAAGCCTACGCGACCCCAACCTGGCGGCGCTGGACGTGAACCGGGAGATTGCGACCAATCGAAACGCCATCTCGCAGTTTGACTACGATTGGTTCGTGACGGGCGCCATGTATAACGTGTTGGTGGACGCGATCGTTCGTCGGGCGGCGGGCGCATTCAACGAACCCGCAGCGATCGTGGTGAAAAAGTATCTGATGCCCGATCTGAACTACGACTACGAGGCGAACGTGACGTGCGACGACGAACGGTTCGATGCCGTTTCGAATTTGGAAAAGTTTGTACTGTCGTTGGGCGTGCTGAAAAAATTGCCTCTCTACAACCAGTACGACCAACATAACCAGCAGCAGCAGCAGAAGCATAGAAATGAAAACGACTCGTCGACACTGTCTACGATGATTTCGAAGCTTTCCGCTCGAGCGACGAGCTGTGAGCACTTGATGAAACCGATCGTTCCGATCGACAGCCTGCCCGACGATAACTTTCGCGGCATCGTCGCCAACATATCGAAACGGATGCCGATCGAGCGCTGGGTGTCCGACGCAAACCAGTGGGGCGTGCCGATCGATCGCGCCTCGAACACGCTCTTGCATTGGGCGGCGGTGCACGCCGATAACTTGTACGAGCATTCACTGTCCATTTTCAACGATGACATCGCCAGGTTCGAAAAAAAGCGCAATTACTACGGTTTGAGCCCGAGCGAGCTGCGGGCGTATGGAGTCGAGTATAGGAAACGATTCGGTTCGCAGTCAAACTACTGTTTTTCGTACCGGCCCCATCAAACCGATCCAACAACAACCACCATTATCAGTATCGGAAACGATATTATTGTGCCTAGAACAACGACGACCTCAATTCCTATCGAGACAGATGTGGTGCGCAGCATCGAACAGAATGACTACGTCGATAAGAATTTCGAGGACATTGCGTCAATAGGAAGTGTTAATCATCACGATCACGCCACCACATCGTGTTCAATGTGCGCAACAAGATTGAGCGATAACGATTCAACGGTCGTTGACAACGAGCTGACCACCGAAAAAGGCGATAAGGATGAGGAGTACGAGGACGAGGATGATGAAACAACAAAGTCACTTGTAATCGATGTTAATATAATAGTTTATTTGTGTATAGTTATAACGTTATTCTTCTTCATAACCTGCATATTGATTATCGCAATAAGTATAGTTCTAGTAAAAATAAATAATAGCAATAGTTTAAACAATAGTAATAGTAACAAACTGAAAAACAGCCGCCGTAAAAACAACAATAGTTATTATAATCGTGTAAATTACGAATAAATATCAATATAATCTATGTATATAACATTCGAGAGTTTTATTTAACACACCACACAATATTCGAGTAAAAACAATATAGATCCTAATAGAAAGGATTCCAATAAAATTATCATAAAATTCTACTAACTTTTTCTCCCTTTAAATACCTACTAAAAGCACACACACACAAATAGAAACAATAGACACGTATATAATTTAATATCATGTGTCGTTTTACTAAATCTACCACAACTTGAATTAATACTACTCCTTGTAACTACATCTTTTTTAATAATGTTAGCTAGATATGTTAGTTCTTTTATCTATTTTCTTTTTCAATTACCTATTAGCAAGAATGTGTAAATTTGAGGAATAGGAATTCAACAACCGTCGTCTCAATATTCAACACAATCAGCAGCAGCTGTCGTGGTGGGTATGTACTGAAAAGCGAATATCAGCTCGATGACAGCCAGCCTGGGCCCTGTGAGACAGTCGATAGGCGCCCAAAGCGTGGAATTGATGATGCCGTCGTCGGGAGGCAAAACGATGCTGTCCTCTACGATGTCGTCGTTCGGTTCGTTTCTTTTTCGCTTCTTGGTCGAAACGCAATCGAACACCTCCTGATAGAGCTCCTGCTCGGCGTTGCGCAGCGTTTCGTTGTCGTAGGCGGCATTGGCCGAGTTAGCCTCGTTGGTCGGTAGGAACCTTGAATACCATTTCTCCTTGACGTTCATTATAGCCTCGTTGAGGAATAGCGTCAGTTTGGGCGCGTTGCCCATGGCCTGTGCCATCTGGCGCGAATTGAGCCGATGGTCGTCGCGCAAACCGTACATGTGGTACACGACGAACGGTTTCGTTTTGGCATCGTCCAGTTCGTCCATGAAACCGTCGAAGATCAACGGGTCCCGCTTGTTCTTAACGTTGACCACGGTCAAATGTTTCGATTTGCACTTGAACGTGCCCTGGATGTATCGGTTGTCGCTGTCCACCGTCACCGACACGACTCGTTTGCAATCCTTGGCGCCCGTGTACGGAATGCGATACGTGTACGTGATCCGCTTCCTGTACGGTTCGACGGCCACGTGATCCGCCTCGAATGGCACATCGTCCAGTCGCACTCTGACGTGATGATTGCGCAAATGAAACATTTCACACACCAACCAATAACTATCAACTATTGGTAATAACTAGTAGTAATTAGAGTATAGAGTATAGTAACTATAAATAAATTAAAAAAAAATTGATCTACAACACAATGAAGCTAGAAAATTTGGACGTAAAATGAGGAACTTTTCGTTTGTTAAACGACGACGACGCCGGTACAAGACTTTTTACAGACGTCGTACATGTACTTTAGTTTCGTTTGAAATTCGTCTGCATTGCGTTCGTATTTGAAATACAATCGACGCTTACTTATCTCTACGAGCGCTCCGTACGATTTCTTGGCCTCTCGCAGAATCGATTGGCAATCGAGCTTGGGCGAAACGGTCAGCGTGTCGATGACGCGTCGCGTGCCGCACGAAAACTGTTTGCTCTTCGCCTTTACGTAAGCGTGTTGTCCCGTCACCACGTAGAAAGTCCTGTCGTTTCTGAACACGGCCAACTTGACAAATTCCATCATTACAGGCGGAGGCGACGACGAACTGGAAGACGACGATGATGATGACACCAACGATTCGGTCGACGATCGAGGCGCCCGATTGCATTGGTCGCAAGTGGTAATCTTCCGCCGCCCCTCCTCCGACAAGAGCGTCTGATACTTTTTACGCTCGTTCACCAGCGCCAGTTTCAGCATGTTTATGGTGCGATGCTGTTGTATGTTCCGTTCGCGCAGATAGCACATGTTTTTGTAAACGTCTCGAATCAGGGGGACCTGTAGTAACTTGTGCTGCTGTTGCTGTCTATCGATCGATTTCTTGGCGTCGGTCGTTGCGGTCGTGTCGTCGTCGCCTTTGTTCGGTCCGCCGCCAACTTGTTCGTCTATGAACCGATGAATCAGTATTCTCTTGTACTTGTTGCGATCGTGACACGTCATTCTACCCGATCTCGTTTCCATGTCTGACGCTGTCTGACGCAACAAACAGTCTAAACGTATCGACATTCAAATGAACACTGATTAGAAGCGCGGCACGAGCCCGTTTATAACTTTGCCGACGGTCAATGTACTGTTTCGCCACAATCACTACACTGCTGCAACGGACGCAATGCGGACTATGATTGACGCGGGAACCTTTTAGTAAATTACGCGCTAACTGACTGAGGCGCGAAACGTGTTCGCCTATAAAACCCGGGCGTGTTCCGCGCGAGGGCGTTGATCGCAACGAGGTCATGGCAATGAGGCGGCGACGGCGCGACGCTAGATTAATATACGCCTTCGTGTTTGCGTTTCGCTCGACGTGTGTGTGTGTGTATTTAAAACTACCCATACTAGTATAGTGTAAATATAATTACACTATATATTAATCGTATACATTATTTTTTCCCCTCAATATTTTCTCTACGAAATTCTGTTGTAGTAACTGTAAAATACTAATACTCTATATTAATACTCCAATAGTCTTTAGAATAAGTTTAGAATATGGCATAATAATAGATGTGAGAGAGGCCCAACGTGTATTTTGAGTAGGTGCCAAAACAGCCGATGAATGCGGACACGACCACGGGCACGAGCGCATTGACCATCAAATACTCGTACCAGGCGACATTGGAGGCCCTGGTCTTTAGATGGGCAGCGCCGCCGTGTCTTATCACGTGTTCGGTGTACCAGACGGCCTTCTCGAGCGGTTTCATGGGCTGGTCGAGTATGATGCGTTTAACTCGGGCCAGGTTTCGTTTGTACGCGGGATTCTCGTTGGCGTCGAGGATGGCCTCGATCAGTTCGGCTGCGTCGACGGTGTGCGCGTTGAGCGCGCGCCCTATGCCTAGCTCCTGAAATTTGGCCACGTTGAAAAACTGATCGCCCATCAGAGGCAGTCCCACGAGCGGGACCTGAGCGTCTATCGCCTCGTCCGTCGATTGAATGCCGCCGTGCGTGACAAAGACCCTCACGTTGCGATGGTTCAGCACGTCCTGTTGCGGAAACCACTTTTGCACGAGCACATTGCCCGGCAGCAGCGTATCGTTGACACTATCGGCCTTCCACAAAATGTTGTAGGGCAACGACCGGAACGTCGATAAGAACACGTGCAGGAACTCGTCGTCCATGTCGAGCGCGTGCACGCCCGAGCCGAAACTGACGTAAACGACGCCCATCGTGGAATCGTCTAGAAACTGCGAGAGATGCGAATTCATAATGTTCGACTGTTTTTTCAAGTGTATTCCGCCCAGGTATTGGACGCTCGGCGAAACCGGTCGGTTGTTGTCGAACATGGCGTGCGTGTTGAGCAAGAGCATTTGCACGTTGTTCCGTAGCGCTCGTACGCCGGGAACGTGTCTGCCGAACTGGCGCTTCAGCATCTTGTCCTCCTCGTCGGCGAGCAGGGCGAACTCTCGATAGAGCACCAGTTCTCTGTACAGTTCGTTCGCCATTTGCCAGACGTTCGAGCTCGAGGGAAAGGTGTCGCGCCACACGTTGGGATAGTAGATGGGATGGCGACTCACGGCGCCCATCGTTTCGAAATTCTCCGCCAGGCCGTGGCCCGACGACATTTGTATGACGGGCGCGTCGTAGAAGTGCGACAGGATCAATGGAAAATCGATGAACGCCTCGGTCACGATCAGATCGAACCGGTTCGTGTCGCGATCCGCGCGCAGCAATTCGCCGACCCGTTCGTTTCGAAACTGTTCGCTGACCATGCGCACGAGTCCCAGGTAGTTGCGATGGTTGACGCTCTCGACGTCGGCTATTATGCCGCGCTTCTTGTACAACTTCGACTGGTCCACCAGTTGCTTGTAGTGCGTGTGCGAGTTGCTGATGTCGATCTCGGTAAGGTTGGCCGAGTTTTTAGCGTTTAAAGGCGTCGGCGTGATGACGGTCAGCGTGTGGCCCCGTTCGATCAGAGCCTGCGTGTACGAGCGGAACACCATCTGATGGCTGTAGGCGGGCGTCGGGAACATGCACAAGATGCGTGCGCTCCGAACCGACGCGATCGCCGCGACGAACACGACGAACCGGAACATGACAAACTGTTCGAGAGGGTGCGGCGCGTGTAAGAATCGAACGGATCTGTGACCTAATTCGCGCCGAGCTGACAATTTTATATGTGGGTCGTACGAAAATTTATTCATCAATGACATCAACTCTTATGCGAAAACTGAATCATAGCGCTGACCTTGTTTTGACCGTCCCGATCGGGCGCGCGCGCGTGTGTATAAAAGCAATCGCAGCAGCCTCGACCCCAACAGTTTTAATCATGAGACTCGGTCTAGTGCTACTGGCGCTAACTCTAACACTCGGTCTGGGCTCGTTTTTTCCCGTGAAAGGAACGCGCAGCAAGATCACGATCTTCATCAAACACCTCTACCTCGCGATCGACGCGAACGACAACACCACCCTGATCGGCACGACGGACGCTTCGAGTGTCTACAATGTGTTCCATCGGGTCTCGCTGTCGTCTAAGCACCTGCTGCTGGTCAACAGTATCACGTGCAAGTGTGTGTGTATCAATAGCTGCGGTTACGTTTACACGGCGAGCGTGCCCAACAAGGACTGTGAACTGACGGAGAGTGTCACGTCTTCGTATCACAACTGCTACTACAAAGAACGTTACGACACGAACGGTACGGAGACGCGTTCGTACCTGGCCATGAACAGATTGGGCCACACGAAACGGATCCAGACGACCAACAACGACCTGCCCGCGAACCGAGAATCCCACATTAACGTCATCTTTGGCGAGTGGAACGACAGTTTCGTCGTCGACGACTACGGACAAGACACACGATTCGGTTCGTGCCGGTTGACCGATTACGCGCAGAGCCGCAACCTGAAAACGCCCAGCAATCGGCAGGTGTGCGACGCGGACATCGACTACGACAATGGCAAGCGTCAAAAAAACGTGTACACGGTGGAGGAGGACCAGCAAAGGTTGAATATAAAACTATTGCCGTCGCAAGACCCGGTCGGTCTAAGAACCTTCACCACCGAAATGTACTACAATCGCCGACCGACGCCGAACCCGTTCGTTATGCCCGAGCCACCACAGTCTCTGACGACGACGACGACGACGGCAGCATCAGACATTCCAACGCTACAGAAACCTACGAGAAATATGTGCATATCGTACTAGACGTCTATGTGTACCTTTGAATCTCGAACAAGAGAATCTTTAGTATTTAGTTAGAATCTAAGTTTATAATGTTAATTGTGTTTATTCTCAAAGTGTAATCTCGCATAGTTTTAGTTGTTTAGTTGTTAGTGAAGTTAGTGATACCAAAAAAAAATGCTATACACTTCTACCTCATACAGTGTTAGGTTAGAGTTTAATTATGTGCCGAATGGCGTTGTGTAATGGAACTCTCGAATAAAATAAAAACGTACAAAAATTATATCGCTTGTTTTTTATTGCCGACCAGTGTGACTTTACATAGTTTTTTGGAATTTTCGTCGTTTAGCATGGCGAGTCGCTCGACGTGATTCTGATACTCGACGATCCGTTCGTTGATGGTCGCGATCTCGTCCGAACCGATCGTCCTGTCCGGGTTGCTCTTCAGCCTGCCCAGGAATCTGACGCACAGCATGTAGCATTGCATGGCACGTTTCAAATGACCGGTCTCTTCGAACTTGTTCGCCAGGTAACTGGTTTCGTTGATGAAATTAATGTAGTTTTCCTCTTTGGTGTTGGCTGCGCTGGCCATGTTGTCCGCCGCTCTCAGATCGATGATACGATGAATAGATATTAATTATATATAGTAGAATAATAATCATCGACACTTATTCTGTTCAGGTTTTATTTGAAAAACTTTTTAAAATTTTTTAACATTTGGTGCTGCTAATTGTAGCTGTACTCGGGATACGTGTCCATGAGTTGGGCGAGATCGCGTGGGTTGTGTGCCGTGTTGGTGGCTCTAACGATTCGCATGATGGTGAAGTCGTTTCGAGTGGGGAACATGAAGAACCAGCCGTACACTCTGAACACGATCGGGAACCCGTCGGTGCCGTATTGGGGCGAGACGGCCAGATGCCAGCACACGATTTTCCGATTGCTGAGTCGTGTGAATATGCAAAGATCGTTTGTCGCATTCTCCGTTTGCTCCACTACGAACCGTCTGTGGTAGCGTATACAGGGACTGTTGTGATGGCGCACGCACCTGCCGACGCCCGGAATGAAACAGCCCGCGCCCGACGAAAGGCTGTACGAGAGTTGATGGTAGGCTTGATGAATCGTAGGTTGACCCGGGATGTTGTAATCGATACTGTAGGCTATGCTAAACTTTAGTATATGCGACTGTTGGGGATACTGCGTTGTGGGTAGGCCGAACTGCAAATAGGGATAGAGCGCCAATCGGTAGCGTTCGTGAACGTCGCTGGGACGAACGGTCGCGACGATGTCGTCGTCGGACAGTTCGTGCGGCAAGCGGCCCCAGAACACGCGATACTCGAAATTAACGTTGAAATTGGTGAACGGACTGATGCACATGTTGGTCATTTGGTACGCGTTCGGATTGGAGCTGCTGGTGAGCATGGTTCGGCTCTCGGTGTAAATGGGAAACGACCAAAGGTGCGAGACGCAATGGCAATAGACGCGTTCGTGCACGTTGAAATCGATACGCAGCTCGTTCATAATGTTACGTTCGCCGGTCAGAGGGTCCACGGTGCAGGGATCGATCACGCAGGCCTGGTCGGTGAGGAAATGCTGTCGGTACTCGGTCGGCAGGGCCGGATGGGTGATGTGTATGTAGCCGCGCGGACACGGCGGCCTGGGCACGAAGGCGGGATTGTTGAGCATGTGTCGGAAGAGGCTCGGTTGGCAGTAGGGAGTTTCGGTGGCCTGGTTGTACTCGGGCACGAAGCCCTCGTCGCACTCGCATTGGATGGGACGCGCGTTGATGTCCACTATGCGACCGTTGGGATAGCAGCCGACCGGAACGACGCAGTCCTCGTACATGTTGACCTGCGTGACGATACCGGGCGTGATGCAGCTGCACAGAAGCGAGAAGCCCACATCGCTCTCGGTCAACAGCCAGATGCCCGTGTTGGGATTGCACGAACGGGCCCGTTGCCGATCGAGCGCCAAGCAGTAGGCCTCGCCCGCCTCGATGTGCTCTTCGCGCTGATTGCCCTCGTCGTCTTGCATCACGATCGTGGCGGGTTCGTCGAAATACTGACAGTTGGCCAGACCCTCGCGGCACAGATCGCAGTCCATGTGCGAGGTGCACGGCGTGAGCTGCCGATGACACAGGTGCTGGTTGCCCTCGATCACGATCGTGCTCGGCGGCGAGATGTACGGCACGGAGGTGTTGTCGAACCGGTGCACGACATGCTTTCGCTCCGGCGTCACATAGCTGAGGAGCGCGATGAAACTGATCAAAAGCACAACCACAACCGCGAACAGCACCAATAGGATGGTGTTGTACATTTTGCTTATTTCATAGGGTAAAATAATATGAGCAAGTACAAAAAAAAACTAGAATTTCACTATAATAATTTTATTGACATGTTTTTTACATTAGTAAAGCATAAAAATAACTCTACACTACACTACAATATGCTATACTATATTAGCGCCACGACCGATGTGTTCGTGGATGAAACATTTCGTCTTGTCCAGCGGCCAATCGACCACCAGGTTTCGTTTCGATCGTTTGTTAATCTTGTAGTTTTTCGCGTTCAGCTCTTCGTTGATGCGACAGATCTCCAACGCGGGATTGGGATGGACACCGTCGTACACCAGTTCGCCGGGTGCTGTCATTTTGCGTTTTCTCGTCTGATAGTAGTGCCTCTGGCCGGTGACGAACGTGATGTCGGTCGAGTTGCCGTCGGCGGTCGACTTGAGGAACACCGCCAGATTGGGATGTTTCGACGTGTCCCTCGGAAGCTTGACCACGCACTCTTCGCTGCTGCGAGCGGTGAAAATGAAATTCTCCTCACCGCGTCTAGTCGTCCTTTCCGTACCATCACCGCCGCCACCACCGATCCGGTTGTGATGGTGCTCGCGCAACTGGTCGTACAACACTTCGATGTGCTCCGACGAGATCAAACGAGTTCGCAGTTCGTCCAGTCGTTTCTCGAAATCTTCGAACCGTTCGAGCGCTTTGAATTTGAACTGTTCGTTCAGTTTAGCGTTGGTCTCGTTGTCGCGTCTCAACTCTTGCACGTGATCCAAAATGTTCTGCAGCACACTATTATCTTTGCTCTGCTCGGATGCTTCGGACGACGACGACGACGACGAAGATGCAAAAGTTTTATTGCTCATGAGCCAAACGGTGAATTCGGTCTTTCCGTCGAAACGAACCCGTTCGATCAGTTGCAAACAGCCACGCATGTCGATACAGACACAACTGGCCGCTCGCGCATAGTCCTTGGCGCACAGCGATAGCGGGCTTATTTCCTCGTTCGACACGAGCAACTTGTCCAGCGTACATTTGTACCGTTGGTGAACGTGTTCGTCGAGTGCGCGAAGACCGTCGTCGAGACCGATGCCTCGTGCAAAGTCGTAGCCCACGAACCAGCACACGCGATCGTGTCGGGTGTAGCGCAAAACGAAATCGATCGCATCGCCAAAGATCACGTTCTGTCGCTGCAGCATCGAGGAGAGCGAAGACGCCATCGGCAGGATGGTATTGGTCTGTTTGGACGGGTCATTGTTGCGAAAAATAATCTTGTCCAGCGTCTTTTTCAATACGCTAAAGGCGTTCATGATGAAACCGCTAGCGCACAACACACACAGTCGATGCGTCGGACGAAATCAAACAATTTATATCAAACACACTATCTGTAGATTATAGTAGTAGTAATAGTACAGTATAGTCACTAATATAATCACTAGTACAATCACTAGTACAAAAAAACTATAATTTAGATTAATTTAGATTATAGATTCAAGACGAGTGTCGCGCTAGAGCAGCTGTCGTGAGAATTTACGTCCTTTGTGATTGTAGCTGAACGGCGCTCGTATCTGATTCAGATGACAAAAAACCGCTTCGTCGACGGGCGGGAACAGTTCGGCGAGTAGCTTGGACCGATCGTCAGCGATGTCGGCGAACAGACATTCGATCCGTTGCTTGGCGGCGGGCTCGGTAATTGCGCGATCGAGCGCGTGCAGAAACGAGCCGGGCTTGATGTCGTCGCAGCGGACAACGGTGGCGCCGAGTTTGAACACCTTATAATATCGTTCGCGGATTTCGCGGCCGGCGTACATCGAGAACTCGTTCGCCGCCAGCCAAACGTGCACGCCCCGATTGCCCGTGTACATGATCCTCTGCACGTTGCCGCCGAAGAACAGCTGAAACGCTCTCACCGCCACGTCCATGCGCAGCTGTAGACGATCCGGATCGCTGTCGTTAAAGTCCACGTCGACGACCCACTCTCGGCCCGCGATCGGTTCGTCGGTGGCCTTTACGTGCACGTCAGTCGCCTTGTTGGCGTAGACGAACCGTTTGAACGAGTCGAGGTCGAACCGTTCGTTGGGATGGAACCAGCGCTGGGCGGGTTGCGAGAAAAAGGCCCAGTGGCGACAGCTGTTGTAGGCGACGCTATTCCATATTGATTCGATTCGTTCGTCCGTGTACAGGCTGGGTCGGGTGTTCATGATCGATGATGTTATAGTTTAACTCTTGTATAGTGATGTTTTCGTTGTTACGATTCTTTTTATTTCTATTCAACCACTCTATCAGGCGCGCGCATTTTATCTTGATAAAGATAACCGCGATAAGCAGCAGCGCGAAAAGCGTCAGCTTAGTGTAGTTGCGCACGTCGACCTCTTCGTTTTCCAGTTTGCTCACTTCGTTTATTAATTCGTCGAGGAGATCGTCGATCACGACATCGGACGCGTTACCGCCGCCGCCGTTCATCAGACTGGGCATTGTGGTGTTGCTGCTGTCGTGACAGGAACGATTCTCTTGGCCTTTCGCATCCGTCGCGAACGATATAAGGGCGCATAAATTAAATAACAATCGTAAATTCATCGTTGTTCTTAACCCATCTGTGTTATAAAATGTACACGGAATACCTGGGCGCCAACCGGCTGCACGACGATGTGCGATCGATCAAACGCGCCCAATGGACGTACGTGACCGTCTTCACACTGACCACGATTGTACTGTTCGCCATCGCGCTCACCGCAGGCGTCCAGGTGAAGGACCAGTTCGACGATCTGACGCGAACCGTCGGAGCGCCGACGCGCAGTTCGAAGGAGCTGATCGCGTTCGTCGTGGACTGTGCCGCCGGCGAACGGTTCGATTCGAGAAAAATGTCGTTGGTCACGCGACGCCTCGGCTCGGTCAACTTGCGCGTTACCGTGATGCCGCGAAACGAACGGATCGCATCGAACCTGACGGTCAACGTGCCGGCCAGTGCGAGATACGAAAAGTATTTGAACACTCTCAACCATCTCAACAATCGGCCGTACGTGCACAACGTGTTCCTCTTCTCGGGCGATCACGGCCTCGGCAAATCGTATGCCGCTTTTCAGATGGCCCAAGCGCTGAGCCGTTTCTCCACCGTCGTTCTGTTCTCGACCCCGATGAACCTGTTCATGCGGACGGCGGACTTCAACACGGTCGGCGAGCTGCTGCAGAACGTCGAGAGCGCGCTGAGAGCGGAAAAAATAGCCGACTACACGATCGTTTGGCTGTTCGACGAGCTGGACACGTTCATCCTGAGCGACACGGCCATGTACAACGACAAGGACATCACCCAGTTCGCCGAGTCGACGGGATTCATCGACAGCGCCGAACGGATCTTGGCCTTTACGATGAACAACGACATCATCTTCCGCCACGACTACTGGGCGGATCGCGAAAAAATTCTCAACGCCAGCTCGGACTACGAGCATCGGGAAGATGCCGTCGCCGCCGCCAAACTGTTGCGGTTGACGTTGGAGAACTTTTTGATCGACGGCCAGTACAGTCGCATTCGCTCGTTCAGTGGGCAACAAGAATTTCGCTTTCGAACCGTTCGACAACGAGAGGGCCACCAAGTTTCTGAGGAAGTACGTCGAACAGAAGGCGTACCCGCGCAACACGATCGATCTGGACGACGAGGAGACTCTGCAAAAACTGTACGGCGGCCGAGAAAAGTTTACTACGCGCGACCTCATCATCCGGCTGGACGACTTGCTCAACAAGAACAACAGCACGGACAATTGAAACCCATCGAACCTGTTCGAAGTGGTCGTCAATAGTTTCTATGTATATATATATATGTATGTGTGTGTAAATAAAATTGGTTAAATGTTTTTCCATTGTATTATTTCATCATCCACCTTCCACGGACGTCACATCAGTTTATCCAAGTTGAAAACATATTCAAAGATGTCAGTTACAACCGTTCAGTTTGCAAACAATAAATTAAAAGTTGTTAGCATTATAGACACTACAGGCCAGCTATGGATGTTAGCGAACCCGTTCGCACGGATTTTGGAGTATTCTAATGCCCCCAACGCAATTAGTAGGTTTGTGAGCAAGAACAATTGGCAATGTTTAAAAAAAATCAAATGTCAAATCACAAACTATTCGCTACATCCATCGTCCAGGTTCATCAACAAGGCTGGTCTGCTCGAACTTGTGCTGAAATCAAGAATGCGATACGCCGCCGAGTTCAGATTTTGGCTAGTGAACGAACTGTTTCCATCGTTGAAAATCGACGCCTTGGAAGATTTTGAAGTGTGGCGCGTCGACCCTAACAATCGCCAGAAGCTGAACGAACAGTTGCCGATACCCGTCCAACTCAACTCGGGTTGCGTGTACGTAGTCACCAACGACCTGTACGAACCTTTACACCTATATAAAATTGGTTATACGTATAATTTAAAGGATCGACTGTCCGAATTGAACGTGGCGTCAGCGTACGACTTTCGAGCAGTGTTCGTCATACCTACTACAAGTTGCCGCCAACTGGAAACCATGCTGCATTCAAAATACCAAGAGCATCGTGTTCGACGAGAATTCTTCAAATTGAACAATAATCATTTGCACGAATTGAGTGTATTTTGTGATGATTTAATGTTAAATAAAGTAGAATAGAGATTATTTCATACGTTTGATTTTATTATTGGCACACAAGGAACATGTTCATAAAATATAACCGTTGTTATTGATCAACGGATCCACCATTAGCTCATTTTTCGTCTGAACTCGGCAACGAAAGGTCGCGTCAAGTTACTTTTGCAAATTTTATTAAAAAAAATCAAATAATGGCAGTCACAACCGTCCAGTTCGCCAACAACAACTTGGAAGTAGTGAGCATTATGGACGAAGAAGGCCAGCTATGGATGTTGGCGAACCCGTTCGCTCGGATTTTGGAGTATTCGAGAGCCAATGATGCTGTACGCCAACATGTTTCTGAATTTAACCACAAAAACTTTGAAGAAATCAAGTCACGACGATTCATCGTGACTTCTATGACGTCATCATCGGTACAAGCCAAGTCGAAATTCATCAACCGCGCAGGCCTGTTTGAACTGATTCAAGCCTCTCGCATGCCCAAGGCTCAGGAGTTTAAGAATTGGATCAACTCGGACCTACTACCGAAGCTGTGCCAAGATGGAAGCTACAACATGGCAACCGACGCACCGATCGAGATCGTCGAGGGAATGAACGCCGTGCATGTCGTCACGAATGAAGGCGCCGAGGCTCCGTGGATGAAGTATTTGCACGAATTGAGGGACGCAGTTGTGCAGAAAGACAAAATAATCGAAGCCGTATCGTACGAAAATAAAGAACTTTCATTGTCGCTGCGCACTTCAAACGAGAAGTTGCAAGACGCTAACGATAAGTTGATGTACTTTGCCAGCGCTTTGGTTGAATCTAATAACGGACTGATGAAAGCTAACGAACGTATCGAAAATCTCGCAAACCGCATGGCAGACATCGCGCAGGACGTGGTAGCCAAACCGTCCGATCCCCAGCTGTTGCACTCGTTGGCCGTTTGTGCGATGGGCGGCGATCAATATGTTTTTCTGCGACCACAAAAGAGAAGTTTGAAACGTAGTTTGGACCGTTTGTCCGTCGACGACAGTCAGATCTTGTTCAAGAAAGACTACGTGCCCAATTCCATGAACGTGCTCAATAAAGTTAAAGAAAACCTGCCCAGAGACAAGTTTAAGGCGCGACACAACAAAATTACCCTGATGGAGGACCTGACCAAGGAGGATCTAATGGAAGCCATCAACAGTTCGCTCACCGAACGGCAAGTTCAAATCATCGCCAACAAAGCTAAACAGTCGTAGATTTAGTCTCTAAAAATATTGTATTGAATTAAATAAAAACATGTATGAGTAGAAAAAACTCTTTTATTTTTACAACTAACAAACCAGCCTTCAAATTCATCTATACGTTTCGTCTTCGACGACCACATACTCGTCCAGGACGATCGGTTCCATTCGAAACGGTTTCGCGAACACGACGAACACGTTCATCACGCTGTCCTCGCAGATCGGAGCATCGCACTCGATCTTCATCGCTTCGAACAGTTGCCTGAGAAACTGCGCTCTATAGATGACCGCCTCGTTTGATTTGTAGGTGTAGCAAATCTCGTTGCTGTCGATGCGTTGACTATTGAAGTTTTTCGCATCCACCACCGTCCTGCCGTCGAACAGTTCATTGAATTGCGCCCGACACACTTCGTAGTCGCCTTCGTAGTCTTCGTCGTGATCGGGAAAGTAGTTTTCGTCGAGGATCCGCTTGCACAGACCGATCATTGCGTCTTCGATCGAGCTCCGCAACGCCAACGGACGACACACGACGATGCCCAACAGAATCTGCGCCAACACCTTAACGGTGACGAACCGAACGATGTGTAAACGATCTCGATCGTCGTGTTCGTCGTGGTACTCGCGCAAGCTCACGCTGCGCAGTCTATGGCAGGCCACGAGTATTTCGACCAGCACGCAGGCGGCCAACAGTTTACGAACGCGTTCGTCGGCCAGACAATGCTGCGCCACGTTCGTGATCTCGCAGACGTCGCCAAACACGATCCTGGACACGTCCACCACGTCCAGATCGTAGACCAGCCGGTTGTAGCACGAGTCCTTCATTTCGTCGCAGGCGTCGACGTGTCCATCGATAAAGGCGCTGAGATGGCGCAAACTGACCAGTTTGTCGGGCAGCGTGAGGAACGATCGAAAGTAGCTGCGAGACGCGTTCGACGATACCATCCCTTCGTATTCGCTGATGCACGGCACGCTCTGGTACATTAAGTATTGCATGGATTCTTCGAGCGTCAGAGAGTCGAGTTCGATCGACAAATCAAAGGTGACGCTATCGTCTCCGTGTTTGGCTCCGATACAAAAGAACATTGGATTGAAGAACTGGTAGCATTTCCACATCATCAAATAGCCGACTCGCCGCCGCCGCTGCTGAGCGACGGGATCGTCGAGTTGATAGAGTTTATCGCCGGATGCCATATTGAGGCCGCTTTCGCAACTGTCGCGCACACGTCCGCCGACGCAGCTTATAACTAGTGTCGCGCCTACTCATTCGCAGACATATCAGTCATTGCCCGCCCGCCGAACCGGTCGTATCTCTGCGCTCGCACGCGCGTTATCTGACTAGATTAATAACTTGTAATAACGGTTGACGGCCTGTATTGAGGGCTTGTAATAACAAGATCTGTGCCAACGGCTAGTGTGCTAACGAGCAACGATGATTCTACAGATTCCCAACATAATGGACATTCTCCACACGCCGGAGGAGAAAAGGCCCATCGGTCCGTGCATATTGGAATTGTACGAGTTTCCGTTTCGCTACACCTGCACCGAATTCGGCAAGCAGTACAAGTTGCGCTTCGAGTTCTACGATTTCGACATTGACCTGACCGACGTTCCCGAGGGCCGGATGCCGCTGGTGCCGGAGCAGTTTAAAGTGACGATGCCCGTGTCGAGGGAATTGTTTCTCTTGTACGATGGCTACCGATGTCGCCAAGACATTGAAAACAAACTGTTGATTGTCGAGTTCCTGACGACGGCTGACCTGCGCGACAATGCGAAGACCATGGTCGTGCACTATAACTCCAGCTACTATATACGCAACAAGGCGGAATGGATGCCGAATTTGTACAAACTGAACGAGTGTCACGCCTCGTTCCTGGACAAAATCTACTATAGAAAAAGTACTTTAAGTTTTGTGGAATTTGAAAATTTGTGTAAACAAGGATTTGGGCAGGAACAAAGCGACGAAGAGATGGAAGAAGAAGAAGACACCGACGGCGACTACAGCGAGTATAGCGAGTATGACGACGATCACTACGATGCACCGAAGGATCCCGACGAGGGCTACGAAGAGATCGACGTGCGAACCAAGAAAGTCGTAAAGAAATTACCAGCTAAACCTGCACCACCGGTAGCTCAACCATCCGCACCTATCTTTATTTTTGGTTCGAAATGAAACGGGTGTCTTCTTCATCGATGTACTCTGTTAGTTTTAATATTTTTTTTTCTATACAACAAATTCATATTTACAATTTACTTTATTAAATATTTTACTCAAACATATTGTATTTCTCATTCCTTACCGCCTCTTCCACGAACACTGCTGAAACATAGGAAAAACCATTGAAATATATATTATAACAAACAAGACTCGAAGCCAAATTAAAACTAGATGGTGTGAGAATAATACCGATGGCTTCAAAAACACGAGTCGATGACCGGCCACAGCCGTAAATTTCCATGACGTCAGATGTTATCGACGCACGTCCGCGCCGCATGACGTAAGCGGGCTGATGCAATAAAAAACAACTATTGCACAATCTTTTCCGATCGATCCGGTTCGTTGTGACTGTAAAATTAAATTGAACTAAAAGCCACGTTGGGTCGAACGCGTCGCCCAGATCGAAAGACAAAAAATATTCCATCTCTACCGCTACGACCGCTACGAACGGTTTCGTTGCGAACGGTCGTGAAACCGATACGAACGGTTCGTTCACGGTTGGCCTATACTAGACCAGGATTTTTTGTTGCGAACTAAAAGCAGCGTTCGACCCAACTTGGCGACAAGATCATATTTGGTGTCGCTCTTCTTACAATACATGTCTTCGACTCTTCAAAACTAAAAGGGTAACAAATATAAAAACTGTAACGAACAGTTCGTTACGGTCACAAAACGTACACTGAAACTTTATTTTTTTTTCGCGAAAAATATTAAAGTGACAAACGTACACGACCGAACCGTTCGTATCAGTTCGTACCGACGCGAACGGTTCGTTACGGGTTCTAAAACTAAAAAATTTATAAACTAAAGTGAACTAAAAGCTACGTTGGGTCGAACGCGTCGCCTAGATTGAAAATTATAATTATAATTTATTTAGTTACGGATTAAAAACCGATTCGAACTGTTCGCAAACGGTCTAACCAACGAACTAAAAGCAACGTTGGGTCGAACGCGTCGCCCGGATCGTAAAATTAAAATCTTTTTGCAACAAAAGGTCCGACGTCCGGACCCGAACCGAACGGTTCGTTACAGTTATGACCCGAACCGAACGGTTCGTTACAGGTCAAATGTCCGGAACCGATGCGAACAGTTCGTTTCAGATCCGAACCGATGCGAACAGTTCGTTGCGGGTCGGTTCGATCAAACTAAAATCAACGTTGGGTCGAACGTGTCGCCATGATTATATAAAACTTAAATTAAAACTTATTGTATTGAATCTCGACTAGTAAGTTAGGCAAAATTGCCTTTTTTCGTGAGCGGAGTCAGAATGTCGAGGATCGCATCGATCTTTTCCACCAGACCGCTCAGCAGATTCAGTATGGCGTCGAGATTGAGTCCGGCCAGAGTTTGAGCTATATTGTTGAGGGTCGAGATCATGTTTCCGATGCTGGCCGCCAAATTAGCGATGACCGAATTGAGCGCCGTGATCTCTATACGCAACGTGTCTTGCAGCCTATTGACTATATCGGTGAGGTTGGTGATGGCACCGTTGAGTCGCGTCTCCAATCCGACGATCAACAATTCGAGCCTCTCCGAGATGTCGTTCAATCGCGTGTCGAGAATGTCCAGTATGTTGGCGATCTGGTTCAGTATGTTCACGTTCTGCGCCCGGATCGCGGCCAGCGTGTTGTTCACCTCCAAAAATTGGCTGGTCGTGTTGACCGTCAGCTGGGTGATGTTGTTGCCGTTGGTTTCGTTTTGTTTGATGATCTGGTCGCTCTGTTTGACCAACCGTTCGAGCAGTTCGACGGTTTCGCGATGATGTTTGTGGCACCGGGACGAACTTCTTCGTCGTCGCGAGCACGAGCTGCGTCTGCGCGACGATCTGCGCCTCTGGCCGGACGATCTTCGCCTGCAACCGGACGATCTGCGTCGGAAGCCCGACGATCTACGCCGGCATCCCGACGATCGGCGCCTGTCGAAGCACGCGAGCTCCTGATAGATTTCGGCCACGAAACACGTCAACAGATAGTCGCACACGTTACAATTGGAACGGCTGCACAGCACGCTCAGACCGAACAGATCGATGAAAACCTTGTTCGAGTCGAACCGGCACGCTAGCTGTCCGCGAAAGTCGCCAAAGCATTTGCGATGGCGCGGCGGAATGGATTGGAGCACGCACGACGGAGGCAAGCGCAGCAGCTGAACCAGTTCGTCGGCGGAGAACCAAACGACCCAGCACGGTTCGGCCACAACCGTCACGGTCGTCTCTTGGCATTTTTTCGTCAACACTCTAAACGACGACATGATATTGTAGTCTTGTAGTAGAGTTTTAAAGTATTACTTACACAGTGTCCGTCAACCGGATCGTATTCGTACGATATATAAGTGGTTTCGATCGTGTTCATGTGTTACTCATCGTAGTTTTCCGCGGACACAATGTTACGGACACGAATCGAACAGTACCGTATCAAGGAGAACAATCTGCACGAACAGTACAACAATCACGTGCTCAGCTATTTGCGTAAATCGCCCAACGTCAAACAGGGCTACGCCGAGGAGATTTTGCTGTTGTCGTGCGCGTACGTCTCGCAGCGCGAGCAAACGAAATGGCTGGAACGGATCGAGGCGATGCGGAAACCCGAACGAACCGATTCGATAAACGATCTGGGCGGCGATCTGGATCTGAGCGCGGCCGACATCGATGCTCTGCTCGACGGGATCGAACGGGTTCGTGACAAACTGGCACCGACCGATCGCAAGAGTGCCGCCATCCAGAGGACGATCGACGAGTCGATCACAAAGTTTTCGCGCATCATCGTTCAGTTCGTGGACAAGCGCAACGTGATGCGTCGCGCCATAGCGAATGCCGTGTCGATCAATCGCACCGACGCCATGCTGGACGAACTGATCCTGCTCAAATCGAACCTCATCAAAATTCGTATCTATCTAAAGTGTTTGTGTGAAACGAACGGTTTCGCTGTGGAATCGTCGAACGGGCAAGAAAATAAAAACGTCAATTGATACATTTCTCTGTCTTTTATTATCACTCTTCCATCCATACGTTACAATTAGTATAGTGTTTAGTTTTACTATAGTTTAACATTAGAATTAGTACAAAATAACTATAGAACATGTACACCAAAACACGATTACAGAACGGTTAGTAGTACATTGCGTTGGGCAGAGTGCCGTGTTGCGAGACCAACGACACAAACGAATCGGCACATTCGAGTTCGCCAAAATCGTTGAGATTGACGGTACACTTTGACTGTAGTTCACTGCGCACGTACTTGTCGAACATGCGAAACCGCACCGACCCCTCGTTCGTCCTCTCGATCGAATCTTCGCACACGGCACAAGTGTAATTGTCCCAATGGACAGCGTAGAGACAGTGGAAATGTTTTCGCAGAATCGCTTCGATCAGAGCGGGACTAAAGTTGGATCCCATGGTGAAGACCACAATGTACACGGCGAGTTGCATATCTGTATTGAGCGCTACGATTGTTGAACGAGTGACTTTTATCAAGTCTGGCTTGGCCCAACGTCAATTTTTTTTTCGGTCCTATCTCTCTCTTGTTCTGCTGATCACTAATAAACTGCGTGTAATTTTAATTGATTACAAGCGTCACGCGATGAGTTCATGTTTGTGTGTAAGACGAATGGTCGACACAAAAAAAACAACATCAAGATCGTTACGATTAACTATATTTTATTAGCGAAAAAAAAAAAGGTTATACAAAAACTTAACACAAAAACTTAGCACATAAAATACGTAAAAAGTTATCAACTACAAGGAACTCTATGACATCATTAGGTTTTTTCCACTAATGCTGCGTCGGGTTAAACGGCGGAGGCGGTGGAGGCATATCCGAATACACGTTGGGCACGGCGGCGTGATGCATCATCGACAAACTGGTCGTCTGTGTCAATCGGTCGGCGGAGACTTGTTTGTACATTTTCTTCGACGCCGGCGATCGATAGCCGTTGATCAGGTTGTGCAGGAACGAAAAGTTGAGTATGAAATTGACGGCGATGAAGATGAACAGGGGCCAGTAGTTTTGTTTGGCGAACGTGGGTTCGTCGCACACGTACATCCTCCGACAGGCGACACAGTAGGCACGTTCGTTGCGTATGCAGCACTTTTCGTCGTGTTTGTCGGCGATGGCGTTCAGCGGTCTCACTTCGATGCCGCTCCAGCAAATGCTCTTGTTGTCGTGCGCCCTGTACAGCACGTCCGCCACGGGCACGTGAAGATGTTTCGTGAGGGCCGGCAGCGAAACGAACGCCATCATGAGGAGCATCGTGATGAACGTAACGATCGGGATGACGGTCTTCATGTAGCGTTTCATGTCCGAGAAGTAGGCGATCGAACCGATCGTGGTCACCAGCGCCGAGACGCATCCGTAGACGAGCATCAGGTAGACGATCGTGTGGTTGCCTTCGCCCTGTTCGTAGTCGAGCGACACATCGAACCGTTCGTCGACGGCGCCCAGTATGCCGAAGGCGATGCACAGCGAGGCGGTCGCCAGCAGGAGGATAATTAAAATGGCGTGACTGGTTTTCGTGCACGTGGACATTGCGCCGGCAGTAAACTAAGTATGGGCATTCGATATGTATGTAGTCTTTTTTATATTGGTGATAATTTTTGTGTTGGCGGTGGCACGTCCGATGCAAAAGGCCTACGACACTATCAAGTTCCGCCAGCAGCAATACGAAAGCGAAGTCGACGAACGGATATTTTATATGCAAAACGTGTTGAGCAGGCGACGATACGTGCCTCTGTCGGCGCTGCCGCACATCGATTTCGGCACTAGTCTCGAGACAATTTCCGATGGGGAAATCAAATGCCTGTCGGTGCCGTCGTACGTGGGCTTCCTCAACACGCCCTCGTTCGACTGCACGGAAATGTGCGACAATCCGAACGCGTTCTACTTCTTCGTCGGTCCGTTCGATCGGTTCGTGGTGGGCGGCGAGATGTTGCACAGCGGCGGCTATTGTACGACCAACAGTCTGCCGAGGAACTGTAATCGGGAAACGTCCGTGGTCATTCAGAGTCTGAACCAGTGGTCGTGCATAGCGGAGGACCCGCGTTATTTCGCCGGCGCGCAGAACATGACCCAGGTGGCGGGCCGGCAACACGCGAACCGAATCCTGCCGAGCCAGATCGAGCGCAACGTTCTGTTCGATCGTCAACTGGGCGTGCCGGTGGACGTTTCGCGAAACACGTTCCGCAGCTCCTGGGACGAACTCTTGACCGACGGCAGCCGACGCTTCGAGATGCGCTGCGACGCTCGCGACATCAACAATAACGTCATGTTCGTCAACCCGCTGAACCCAATCGAATGTCTGCCGCACGTCTGCACCAACGTCGCGTACATCACGCCGACGGTCCGGCCCGATTTCGAGAATGGCGTCTGCGACTGCGGCAACTTTGAGGAGACTCGCGTCCGACACATAGTTCCCGACGATCCCACTTCGATGTGTGCATCGGTCGTGGACGGTTTCGATCGCGAGGCTATGTCGAACGTGTTCAGGATCGACTGTATCTCGATGAACACGCCAATATCGCGTTATTCGCCCAACATGCTGCTCTGTCCCGAGGAGTTGTTGGAAACGACCGGCGATACCGCCTACTCGCTGATCCTGCCCGGATCGTTTCCCTTATCGTCGAACGGTATCTCGGAGCCTACTTATCGCCAGTACAGAGATTTGCGCAGTCGTATAAATTGGGTCGTACACAGACCGATACCGCCCAATTAGCGTTTGCGATCATGTTCAACAACGCTTGTTGTTCAAATGCCAACGGTGCTGTCTGTGGAGGGCAGAGTCTGATACTCTTCTGTATATTGGCCGACGATCTGCTCGAGGACTACGATGCGTTGCTGTTCGATGTGGTGTCGTTGGGCGCAAAGGACGACGGTCGTCGACAATTGATCGAAGCGATGGACCTGTGCAGGGCGCTCGAAAATCTCCTGGCGAGGCGTGTGGATTCCGCAACGATCGGTTCGTTGCACGTTCGCTATAAACTCGACGGGTTTCGGTTGCAGTACGAGCAGCGGAGGAGAAGCGGCAATGGCGATGGACTGTACGACAAACGTTGTTACTTTCTGCCGAAACTGTTGCGATTCGCGCTGGACGCCAACTTCGACGATACGTTTCAGCTCGAACGGTTTTTGTACGCGCCGCTCACGAACGACAACAGCGACTGGTTCGATCAATCCGTCCGACAAAAGTTTGACATGAAACTGATATTCGGTCTGCTGGCGGTAAATGTGTGGTGATAATAAAGATTATTCAGTATAATAGTTTTATTATTTATTTAGCAAATAACATGGAGTGGTCACAATATGAATATGGTTACAATATAATAATAATAATAATAATAATATTGTTAATACAGACACATTAGTTTACAAGTTGAAAAAGTACTCTCTGTAAAACGCATTATCATCACCTCTTGTGTGTTTGATAGAAGTGCAAAACTTACGCGATTTGATCAGTGTACGAACTTTTTTGTTGTTCCACACCAGAGTACACTTTGACAGTTTCGGCACTGTATGCTCGGTTTGTAGGATGTTCACGAACCACTTTGGACAAGAGCGTAGTCCCGCATCGAATATGGGCAACAATTTTCTCAAGTACTCAGTCTCCTTACACTTGAAGTACAGTTTGATCAATATGTTTTCGTCGAGACTGGTCGAGGAGTTACACAGTACTTTGCCCCGATAATACAACAGATTCAAATAGGCGAGGTGCACTTTGGTCTTGTCGCGCGGCGGCACCGAATTCAACAGATACTCGGCGAACATCAACGGTAGCTTTTCGATGAGTAGATTTTCGATACAATCGATATAGCTTTTGGAGTTGCAGCAGAACTTGGAAGGCGCAATGAATGTCCTATAGACGTACATGATCAGTTCGCCGGCGCTATCGTTGAAGCCGCTCACCCACCATTTGAGCATTGTGCATTTTTGGCAAACGTACTTTTTATGCATCGGCGGATAGCGTTTCATGTTTTTCATCATAAGAACGTACATCAAACTAAACACAAAGCCTACGAAACGCTTGTTGTTCAGATGCCATCGAAGGTATGAGAGCGTTCTGTACAGGTGCTGACGCGGCAGAAACCGATCGCCTGTGCACGCGCAAAATCGTCGGCTCACACAGTAGCTTTTCAGGTCGCAAATGTACGAATGTCGCGATTCGTGTTTTTTCGCGAGCCGGTTCATTTCGAACAGGGACATTTGAGGCACGTAGCGAGTCACATGTTCGGGCAATCGAGGCGGCAGATTGAATTCGTCTCGCTCCGCCCGTCTCTGCAGTTTCTCCGTGCGCCGACGCTCGTCGTGCCACCAAGACTTGTAGCTGTCGCTGACGTCCGTTTGGCTAATATTGGAGACACTGGTGTTGCTATACACCGTATGGTAGTAGTCGTTGTTGTCGTCCTCGTCGTCGTCAATGTTTCGTATATTCTTCTTGTGTTTAAAGTAGACGTTCAAAATGTTCTTGTCGACGTTGACGGGCCGCCGAGGGTTGGCATTGTAGTCGGACATGTTTGCGCTCGAGTGCGATGTGAATACGGAGGACATTTTAGATTTGTATGTGCATAGAATTGCATACAAACCATATTTATATCAATTGATATCTCTTTACCTCAATTACAATATATCTTTAGTTTAATCACAATAAATCACAGTACCTGATAAGATAGACGCGTTACGAACGGTTCGCCGTCGGGTTGGGAGAAATGATTGTTTTAAAGAAAAATGAGTCGATTGTTATAATAGAAACGTTTTATTAGTATTTACAACAGTGTTATTAATTAAAATTTACTCTCGTCGTATCGATTGCTGTGCCGCCTGTTGTCCGATGTGGGAACGGGTTGCGGTTTCAGATAGACCATCTCGCGGTCGTAGTTGTTTCGAATGATCGTTTTCGTCGTGGTCGTGTTCGAGGCGAAGCACGTCACGTACACTTTGTAGGCGGCCACGCACACCACGATCACGATCAGTATGTAGAAGATGACTTTGAGATCTTTCCACAGGCCGAAGTCTAGCGAATCCCACCAGCTGCCGAGCACGTCTTCGTCGTCGGTGATGTCCCTGCCTTTGTAGACGGTATTGTTGTTCATGCGAGCCCGCAGATCCGTGAGACGGGTGGTGATTTGTTGAAGCGTTTTGTGATCGAGATTGAACTGGTTCATTGTGTCGTTGAGATGGATGCGGGCCGCGTCCGCGACGAACGCGTTCAGTTGGAACTCGGAGTTGGTGGTGTGCGTCAAAACGCTGGTCAGCGTCGACTTGAGCTCCTGGAACGGCAACGTGCTCTGGTCGGTGGACATTTCGCATCGGTAGGCGCCGGTGCCCTCGATGATGCCCACGCCTGCCTTCAGTTTTTCGCCGTTGAAATGGATCGTTTGGCTGTTGTTGAAGCACTGGGTGTTGACGATTTTATCCTCTTTGAGAACGTACATGTAACGATTGTGGTCGGAGATGCGCTCGATCGTTTCCCTGTGAAACTTGCCGACCCGAACGTCGCACAGTTGTTCAAAGTTGGTCGTCATGTTTTTCGCGTTGAATATCTGCACGTCGCATATGCTGTTCGCAGACGAGGTCTGGTAGACGATGTGCGACTTCAGGCACACCAACCGATTGTTGATCGGTTTGCACGAATTGATGTCGTCCATACGGACATACTGGAATCTGTTGTCGTTGAAGCCTACGTACTTGCTCGACGGTATGATCAGCACACAGCTGTCGTACTTGTTGCACATGGGCACGGTTATGCTGCGAAACAGATCGAACTCGATGTTTTTCACGAGCGGCACTTCCACAATGAACACGATGGTTCGGGAAGCGGTCACGAACGTGTGCGTAACGATCAGTCCGTTGATGAGGGCGTACATCTCTTTAATGTCTAATTTGATCGGCCAATCTAGATTTTTCAGTTTGTCGCTCTCGATATTCTGCATGGCCTCGAGTAGGGCTTCAGGTGAAATTACATAGCTATTGAGTTGATTCTGTTCGGCAAAGTCGACGGCCATGCTGAGACGCTCGTAGTTCTTTTCGATTTCGTCGAGTTCGTCGCGTAACGCTTGGTACACTTTCTCGAGGTAATCGCATTTGCTGTCGAACTTTAATTCTTGCTCGATGCAGCTTAGTCGTTGTTCGATAACGTTGGACATTTCAATCAGGTCCGTCGTTAAGCTCTTGACTTGTTCGTTGATGGCGTTGCTCGATTTGGCCAGATTGTGCAGTTCTTGGGCGTCGTCGCTGTCCATCACACCGAACAGATACTTGTCCACCTTGCCCACAATGTCGACCAAGCCGCGCCGAACGCGTTTCGGCGGAGCGTCGCGTTTGCGAAGGTTGTGCATGAATTGAGGCGATGCCGTCGTAATGCTCAAAACTTGTTCGGGGGCATCTTCGCTGACCAACTTGATCTTGTTCTCGATGTCTCTGTGATATTCCAACAGTTCTTGGCATTTGTCGAGCACGTGGTTCTGTACGTCCAATTGAATGGTGTTGCTGTTCGAGCAGTTGGCGAACGATTTGGCGGTCAGGGATAGATTGGCGCCGTGCGTGTATACGTCTTGTAGTTTCTGCAACAGGTTCGATTGGTCGATTTCGATGACGAAATTCCACGAATCCGCAACGAACTTCACCTTGTTCATATAGTCGAAATACAGTCCCATATTCTGTCGCAATTGCGTGACTTTAATGTAGTCGTCAAAGTTTGCGGTGTGCGTGTCGCTACCGTTCGCGCACATCGCGATCACGATTAGAGAGCAAATTCTAAAAATGTCCATTCTCGTGTGGCGAGACAGAGATGGTTCCGTGCGTTGTGAAGCGATAAAACCCGCTACTCTTTATATATATACACTTACTATCTGGCCGTGGCCGGTTCGCATTCCACCACAGTGTATGTGTGCGTGTTACGAATGTCATTAGTGTGTGCGAGTGTGTAATTTAGAATCAAACAATACAAATGACTTCCATATCAAGCTTTTTATTACCCACTAATAATACAATTAACTTCGGTACAACAATTAATTAACATTCAATAGACACCTAATCGAACAGTACTAAATCACATTTAATACCACAGTCAATACCATACTGATACAAATGATTACAAACTATCTAAAAAATTATTGCTAGTTGCTACTACAGGAAACACCTGTCTGCATAATAAATCAAATGGTTGTAGAGCTGGTTCTCGCTGACGTTCTCGTTGTACGTGAACTCGTCTTCTTCGTCGTCGTCTTCGTTGATGACTCCTCGCAGAATGCTGCCGACGGTTGAATAGTTTCCATGTTTGTGCATGATCAGGATCTGTACCACGTCGCGCAGCCATCGGTAGACGTGCGTCGAGCACTTGTGATGATTGTGCAGGCGGCAATTGGTCATGCTGTAGCTGGAGAACTTGAGACCCGACTCGCAGCGGTCCGCGGGATGGCCGTCGCGACAGTCGACAAAGTTGATGTGGTACAGGATGGCGTTCTTCATGCGTTCCACTTCGAGAGGCTGGTCGCCCATTATTTTGTGCGTGTCTTGCAGGACGCTCTTCAGAGATTGAGGATAGATTTTGATGGAGGACGACGACGCCGAATACGTATAGGCGACTCGTACTGTGAACATGTCGTAGAACGAGACGACAATGTTTCCCGCGAACGGTAGGCATCGTTCGATGTACGCCAACGAGCGGTCGTCAACAGCTGCGGCTAGATCCATTTCGTATGTATGTTGAGTGTGTGTATGCGTGTGATTCGAATTCGAGTCTGACGAGCTTTATTTAAGCGCCTACACACTTATAGCGCACGATAAGAAAATAGATATGATATCATTGTTGTTTGTCACCAATTTTTATCGCGCGCACACACAGGAAAAGATAAAGTACAATGACGCGTGATTGCTCAACTTTTATTATTACCATTTATTTTACATACACATTTACATATTAGCAACATATTAGTAGCATAGATTGTTACATGGATTGATGATAGTCGAAAACAAGAAAAAAAATTAGCAGTGTTCGAAACAGTTCAATGTATACTCGTGGCCGTTGAGCGTCACCACGCTGCCTGTTTCGATCTCGGCGAAATCGTAGTTCACTTTGAAGTTGCTCTTCAGCACGATCATGCCATCGTGTTCGTTCACGACGTGCAGGTTCAGCGAGGTGAACGCGTGTCGGATGTAGTCTGCGTTGTCGAACCGTCTGTACGTGGCCATGGTTTCGATGCCGTCGATCACATAGAAGTAGACCGTGTGAAGAACATTATTGATCCCGTTCGAAACGTGCAGGCAGACGCGAACGAACTGGACACCCGTGAGCGGGTTGTAGCAGTGCGCTATCTGCATGGGCGTCTGTCGCTGAATCCTGAAATATTCGTTGTAGCGGTCAATGTTGTTGATGTAATTGAGGAAGAAGAGTCTCATCCGATTGTAATACAAGAACCTGGGATGGCTCAGGATCGCCGAGCAGAACACTTCCAACAGGTAGTCACTGTTCAACGCGCTCGTTTCGTAGCGAACGAAAGCCAAGTGTCTGTTGATGTTTATCAGGTTGGAGTTCGCCTCGAACAAGAGCTGATCGACGTTCGATGTGTAGGGCACGTGTTGCAGCATGAACTGCGCGTTCGTGACCAACAGTTGGGCTCGCGACAGGTTCGTTTCGATGTCTTTGCTTTCCTTCGTTCGTTTGATGTGTTTTCTGCTCGTCTCCGACAGAGGCAAAAGGTTTCCCTGGGCGACTTCATAGTAGAATCGCACGCTCGGCGACATCTGATCGGTGCTGAGTGCGCACACCTGAGACAGGTCGTTGGGTCTCGATTTTTTGGACGGTAAACTCAAAGGTTCGGTGCCATCATCGGTAGCGGCGCGTTTCGTGGGTGCGACGTCTTTGGAAGCCATGATTACACTGAGGATTGTTGTGTTTGTGTGTGCAGGAAAAGTGTTTCGTACAGTTGTTTTATAGTTGTGTATTTGCGCTATCTATATTTTTGCTGTTGATAATCTGTGAGGAATTGAAACAATGAAAGATAAAAGTAATTTGATAACATTTTATTAAACCCTTTGACCACATTACATTAACAATTTTTTTTTTATAATATACATATTAACTAATAAACAAGTTTGGCTATCACAATATATTTTGTTTTACAGTAAACCAAATGACTTGAAACGCCTATTCTTGTTCTTCTTGAGGAACATCATTCGCGCGTGCTTCTTGGGTCGCTCCGGCGCCGCTACGTTATACTCTTCGTTGTCGAACTTTTCGAGCGGCACATGAGTGTTGCACGTTCGTGTGAGGATATCGAACGTTAGGATGTCCCGATGAAAGCGTCTGCGATACGAGTGAATTACGGGCGACGTTTCAAACGTGTCCATCAGCATGTTACCGTACGCAAAGTACTTGTCGGTCACGTTGCGCGTCGTCAAACCTTTGTCTCGCGTGTACTGCATCCAGAATTTTTCGTTGCACGTAAACTCGGGCAGATGAACGGACAGCTCGTTGGACCTGTAGTTGTACTCGATGCTTGCCTCCACCCAATGGTGCTCGTCAGGTTCGTTGTCGGGCTGGTTGACGAATTTGATTTCGATGACAGTCGTCGTGACCACGATGTGCCGATGCGCAGATTTCTCGGGCTTGAGCGGTGCGATAACTTGCATGCGAAACGGCTGCAACAGTTCGTTGACGATCTCGACCATCCTCACAAAATTGCCAAATTTGGCCGTGATGGCAAAACGTCGGATGAGCTTGCGTTGTTTCTGAAACGTTTCCATCGCAGTCAGAAAGTCCATCGACATATTCTTGATGCGCTTCTCGTTTTCCAGCTCGTCCATGGCGGTCGCCGACGGTTTGATGTTCTCCAATTTCTTCAGGTATTCCGTCAGGAGCGCTTCGGACATGAACCGTTGATAGTAGGCGAAGCTGAAGATGCTTACGTGGAACGAAGGAAACACCGGATGACAATGCATCATCCAGTCAAAGTCCTTGCTGAGAATCATGTCGGTGTGGCGGGCGATCGATTCTCTACGCAGCGAACGGATGGGCGGCTTGAAGTTGACGAAGGCTTTGTGCATTCCGTCCATTGTGCCAGACTCGAACAGTTCGTTAATGGTCGGACCGAGACGAAACGGTTCGTTATAAACCGACATTATCTTTAGATAAAAGCAGCTTAAGCCTAGATTACAGTCGACACCGATTGATATCTTATCGAGCCACCTACTTAGAACGATAAGCCCGACTAATAAAATAATCCTAGATTACAATTGTATTTAATCCTTTATCGTAAATAATCAACTAAATTAGCCTAGATACTAATCGACACACGATAATAGGAACAAACAACATGCGACTAATGTGCACGAGGCGCGTGCGTGCGTTTATTATAGTTTGTATGATTTGATATAGTTTCGTTTTATTCTGTGAATAAGTAATTTAGTGCTATCGTTCAAGATAGTGAAATACCAAATACCCCATA